GCTGGGCGGACAGCTCTGGCGGTTAGAAAACGCTGTGACCAAGGAATTGGTCGACTCCGAAGGCGTCCCCCTCGAAGTCAATTCCCAAGGATACCCCGTCTAAAATGGCAACTACCAAGCACACGATCACACCCACCGTTTTAGAGCGTGAAGACGGTATGGCAATGCTTCGCCTCGCCAATGGCATGTGGGCCATTCGAGCCCCGATCGCCGGCCAGGCTCGATTCTGGGACGGACTGTACTGGGTCGTATCGAGTCGCATCAATACGGCGTCAGGGATCTGGCCCCTTAGGTTCCAGTTTGAAGCCGTCAACGCTGCGGCCATCCTAGAGGTCTTGGAAGCTCCGTGAACAAGCCCAAACCAGTGTTCATCGACCCCCAAGAGGGTTTCCTACTAAAGGGTGTCGACCACTAGTACTGCCCCTTTAGAATGGTAGATACCTTCATTGACCTAGAAACGTTGATCAAAATCAACGACGAGCTAGATATCGCTGGTCATCTGGTGACCTTCGATGAAGCCCTGGCATGGCTGCGGAAGGCCCCTCAAGCAGAGACCCTGGAGGACCTCGAAGGAGAAGACCCTCACGCCATTGACCAATACCTCCGAACGGGCGGACCCAATGTTTGAGGGATCCTGCGGTGCGTATATCACCCGGACCGGCTCAGTCATTCCTGACGGTGAGCTGGCCTACTACGCCCCCACGGTAGATTCTCAGCCAATGCCCGTGAAGGTAGAGGCGATCATCTTCTCGAACCCCGAGCACGTGACAGTAACCATCAAGGCTCCTTGGGGTTATGAGACCCTAACCGGCCCACAAGCCAATCGACTGCTAGCGTCATGAACCCCATCAGGATTCCGATCGGAACGCTGCCTTCACGAGAGCAGTTCGACATTGCCTTCATTGAAGTGACAGGACCCTCAAGGACTTTCGCCTTCAAAGGGATGTCCTTTTTTGCCGCCTTGCTCTGGATGACACTCATCGACCGGCTCAGCATTTCCAACATGCCTGAAAAGCATGTCGAGCCGGCCGAAGCTCAGGCCGCTCGACTTTGGTGCTCAGAGGTTCTGACAGCTCTAGGCTTTAAATGGATCGAGTACGGAGACGAGCCCGACCCTCACAAGGAAGTGCTCGTGACCTTTCGCCTTCCGATCAATGCCGACAAGGAAGACGGTTACCGGTATCTCGAAATGTTGGTCTACGGGCCGATGAACTACGTCGGCGTCTACTGTCGCCAGACGTGGGACATCATCTCCTTGGATGACATGGACTTCGATGATGACGGTGATGGCTGTCCGAAGCCAGGCAAAGATTACGTCAAGACCACCACTGCCTGGGAACAGATCTGCTACCACGATTCTGGCTGGCGCACGGACGGAATCGATCGCATCATCCGGATGTACGAAGACCAGATCTTGGGCCTGAGAGGTCCCCGCTGGTATCAAGTGATTGACGCCCCGCAAGAAATCCAGTCTAAGTACTGACCGGTGTATGACCCCGAATGGTTCATCTGATTGTGGCATTCCTGGGGATCATCGTAGGTTACCGTCTAGGAGCTGGTAGGTGGATGTGGCAAAAGAAGAACTGAAGCCGTTTCCGATAACAGCAAATCGGGAAGGTACCGGAGAAGTGCGTGTGAGCTTCCCAGGAGGCTCTGTGCTGCTTTGCGCCCATGGGGCTAGGGCATTGGCCCATGAAATCGAACAGGCCGCTGTGGGGCAGTATTGTGACGGCTACAGGCATGGTGATGAGTCGACCATGTACATCGGCTTCAAGGCGGAGTCATGATCGAAGCAGGGCAGCTCTACCAGGACCTTCGCAAAAGGCATGCCTGGAGGCAAGTACTGGTGATTGGGCGCCCCTTCAAAGGCGAGAAGCTTCTGTGTACTGTGTTCTCAGTGGCTACGAATCAGCCCATTGGCAGAGCCCTCAGGATCCCCGTTGAGGTACTGAGTGACCCAACACGGTACAAGCTCATTGAACGGAAGTCTTCGACCAAGAAGTCGGTTTCTGAGCATCCGCAAGGCTCCCCTTAACTTCCTCGAAGCGGCTCCGTTCTACTGAGCATGGACAACAGGCACCCCTTCGAAAAAGCTCTCCTCGGCAAAGCGCCATTCCGTTGCGTTCGTGTCGAGGAAATAGTCCACACCTCTGCGGACGGACACACCCGTGCCGGCACCAGCTGTGACTTCTGTTTCACGAGCATCCGCTGGGCCTTCTTCATCAACTCGGCCGACGGCAAGGAATTCAAGGTCGGTTGCGATTGCGTCGCCAAGACCCACGACTCCGGCCTCAAGTCCGAGGTTTCCAAAGCCCGCCGTGAGTTCAAGGCTGAGACCAAGCGGACTGCCTTGCGAGTGGCTGCTAAGGAGCGGGCAGCACAGTTCCTGGCCAAGCATACTGGCCTGGAAACGGCCCTCAAGGTCGAGCACCCTATCATCCGTGACATTGGCAGCAAGCTGCTCCAGTACGGCTCCTTGAGCCTGCGTCAGGTGGCCTTCGTGTTCTCCCTAGCCGAAAAGGCTGAGCTGGCGGAACTGGACATTGTGGGCTGTGCCCAACCTCCAGTCCTTGACGTGCCCTCCTTCGAGGACCGTGTTCAACTCGTGGTCAAGGTCTTGTCCACGCGACTGGATGAGGGGCGTTTCGGCACCACCTTGAAGGCCCTCTACCAGGTGCGTACCCCCGAAGGCTGTTGGAAGGCCTGGGGCACTCTCCCCAGCGGGATCCGCGGGGAGGTCAAGGGCAACACCTACACGATCAAGACCCGTGTGGTACCCTCGAAGGAAGACCCCAAGTTCGGGTTCTTCAATCGTCCTACGGTTGTTCAGCTCAATAGCTGATCAGGTATGTCTTTGGAACGGAGTCTGTTAGCCAGACTCCGTTCGTCGAGAGATAGAACTTGTACCCGTCCGCGTGCATGACACCCGCTTGCACGGTCAGAATAATGGCCGGGCGACGCCTATTGGCCACGATCAGGGCTGTAGCCAAATCCGCTGACAAGTGCACGTGGTGCCGGGCCATTTTCTGGAGCCCACCCGATTCAAAGACAGCTTCCACGAATCGGGTGGAGGTACCATGATATAGAGTCTCCGGAGGTTCCCGCTCTTCGTACCCCAGGCCGACTTCCACCGAATGCCCCTGAGAAGCTCGAATTCGAGTCTTGTCCTCGTTGAACTCGAAGCGCTTCTTGTCGTTGTCGGCAACGACATCTTCGAGGTCTTGCCTGGACATGTAGGTGACGACGCCCAGTAATGCGGCGACATCGAGCCAACCCGCCTCGTCCAGGGTCAACCCGAAACCCCCCGGGTCATGTCGGAGGATCCGGCTGAGCAACTTGCTTCGTTTGACCTGTAGCTTGATCATGGCGTGCCTTGCACTATTCAACGCCTCAATCGTAAAGGCGTCGAAGCTCCGCCCGACAACATCCCTACGGAAGGGGACAACATCAAAGCTGAGTTCAAGGAGCGCATCAAAGGCATGGCCACGGACCTCGTGAAGAAGCGGCAGGCCTTCTCCGAGATCATGGCCAAGAAAAACCTGACCAAGGCTGACCGCGAAGCAGCGGCCAAGACTTTGGACCAAGCTGTCCAAGAACTGACTGCCAACGCCCCTTTCTTCCTGGAGATGTTCCAGGAGGCCACCGAGAAGGTCGTGCACACGGCCAAGGCCGAGGTCGCTGCCTTCATGGCCGTAGCTTCCCAGGAGCGTGGCGTAGCCTTGCCAGAGGGCGAGATTCCTTCTAGGCTCCTCCCCTTGGGTGCCACCGAATAAGGCACTTTTTAGTAACTCTCTGTAATATGGTTGCTTCAGCTCCGCGGATTTTCACGTTAGGGAACGGTCGTAAATTTAGGGCTACCCCTGATTCAGGGTCCTACAACGGACTACAGCTGGAAGTCCGAGTCCCGTGGGGTTGGGAGACACTAAAGGCTCAAGATATGATAGACTTGGCCACGAAGGCTTTGGCTAGGCAGGCGATTGGCGCTCCGGTCAAGGACTTCAGGTGGAGCTTAGATGATCGCTATACCGACCCAGGTTGAGACACTCCTGGAGGTCCTGTTCTTTCTTTCCGTGCTGATGTCGGCCACTCTACTATTTCACGCCCCTCGCTGATTTTTTCGAAAACGGGCTAGAAGTCGGTGTAGCAATGGACAGCCGGTCGATGTGCAGGTACCCCCCTCCCTGCTGCTTCCGGCGCCTACTAAGTCCCCTGGCGTGTCGCGCTTTCCCCTCAAGCAGTCCACGCCAGGGGCAATTCTCTCTCTGATTCAGCCCACGAACACGTGACTACGGTTTGGACGCTGTACCCATGTCGTGGGCTGAATCAGAAAGAGCTTAACTTCTTCGGGGCGTGTCCGTTCTACTGATCATGAACCGCGCCGAATTCTTCGCCATGCTGGAGCCTTTCCTGGCCCCGTCCACTTTGCTCGATGTCCAGGTGGCCTACACCTTCGCCAAGTTCGGCCATCGGGCCCAGGTCCGCAAGGAGACGGATGCGGACGGAAAGCCCGTCCGCTACTTCGAACACGTTCGCCGGGTAGCGATCAACGTGGTCCAAGACGCCAAGATCGTCCTCCCGGAGTTGGTTATCGCCGCCCTCATCCACGATGGGCTGGAGGACACCCGGGACATCACCCCGGAGATGACAGAGCACCTGTTCGGCAAAGAGGTGGCCATGATCGTGAAGACCCTCTCTAAGTGCCCTGAAGAGGGCTATCTCGAACGGTTCCACATGTGCACGGACTGGCGGGCCTATGTGGTCAAAGCCTGCGACCGCCTCGACAATCTGCGTTCTCTGAGCCAGGCCTCCCCTGAATTCCAGGCCAAGCAGATCAAGGAGACAAGGGCCAAATATTACGACCTGTTCGACAAGATGATCGTGTTGACCCCTCCAGAGTACAGGGCTCGTACTCAATCCCTACGGGACGCCATCATCAAGCAGACCGAAGGGCATCGGATCAGTCCTTAATTTTCTGGGCCCTGCTCCGTTAGAACAGACATGAACCGACCCACTTACAACGGCTCGACCGTCACCACGCCTGAAGCGGCCATGTTGATCCAACTCTTGGGAGCACAGACCTACCGGGATCTCGCCCTGACCACGGATCAGATGAGAGCCATCCAGAAGCTCTATGGCTTCGTGCCGGAGAAGCCGAACAAGAAGCCTGAGGCTCCCGTCAAGCCCGAGCGTGCGGACCTTGACACTCTCTGGAAGTACGAAGATGCCATGAAGGCGTATGAGAAGGCGGTCCGTTCCCACGAGAAATGGGAAGATCCCATCAAGCTCATGCAAGCGGGGGCAGATCATAACGCCCTACGTCACGCACAATCCGACGGGCTTCGTGTCATCGCCTGGCTAGCCCAGTACGTTCCTGCCGGAGAAGACCCTCTCAAACACGTGATCCAGCTTGCTGCCGAAGCGGGCATGGACGTGAGCTGCGAGGAACTGGAGTGGGCTAACTCCGACCCTACAGACTGACTGCAACGCTGAACCTGGGGTCAGCGTATCCGGTACCGTAGACCCAGACCCAATCTCTGTGGCGCCGGATACCGTAGCTACCGATTTCGACGCCCCTCAATTCGATGTCCAGGCCCGCCTCTGTGTGCCGGATATAGGCGTCCTCCCCGCCTTCAAGGGAGTGAAAGAAGTCGAGAGCGTGGCAGGCCATGTTCCCCAGAGCGGCGTGTACCCACCCGTCTTTGGAATCGGTCTTTCGGCACTCGATCAGCTCTACCTTGAAGAAGGTGTTCTGATGAAGCTCGTCCGGGGTGTCGTCTCTGAAACAAGGTGTGGCGGCCATTCGCTTACCAAAGTCTAGGGTGTCGTCGAGCATTTTCTGTATGAAAGCCTGCTCGGCAGAGCCCACAAGGGTTCCTTGATTGCCCATCCCCAGCGGTTTGGCTCCGGTTGGCAATGTCACCGCCACGGCTTCGGCACTGACAATCCAGGGTACTTCCACGTACCTGTATCCGTGGACTTGGTACATCTCGACAGCGCTGCCAACATTGACCCAGTTGATGCCGTGTTTCATTTGTGCTCTCCAGCCTCGAAGGCGCGGCGGGTGCCGGCTGCCATCTTGGCGACATCGACCATAGCCACCCCCAAAGTCTCAGCCACACCTTCGATAGCTCCGTATAAGTCGGCCAGCTCACAGAGGGCGAGGATGGGGTTGTCCTGCTCCAAAGCTTCGGCTAGCTCATCCAGCTCCTCAGCAATTTTTGAGGGGGACCCGTAGACTCCTCGAACCTTGATCGGGCGTAGGTGGTAGCTGCTCATTTTCTCCGAATCACTTTCCGCCGCTTTACTTTGCGGCGTTCAATGAGCGTGACCTCGATGTCGTAGTAGCGCCTATCCCGGCGGGTGCGGCGGATTTTTGGAGTTCTCTTGGGCTCTACGGGGTCGGACAAGTGCTAGGATATACACCGATGATCAAAATATCCCAAGACCCCGCGTCTCAAGGAGGTGCTCAAGGACGACAAGCTCTTGAAGGCTTGGCGGAAGTGCACGGTCATCGTCAGTGAGAAACTTGACGGTTCCAACACCGGAGTCAGCTTCAGCCCTGAGGGTCTGCTGATCCTTCAGAGTCGGGGCCACGTGCTCACAGGAGGCGCCAGAGAGCGTCAGTTTGAACTATTCAAGCAATGGGGCCACTCCAACATCGACGCCCTCTACGGAGCCATAGGGAGTCGTTACGTCCTGTTCGGTGAATGGCTCTATGCCAAGCATAAGGTCTTCTATGATGCATTACCCGGGTACTTCATCGAGTACGACCTGTACGACAAGGAAGCCAAGAGGTTCTTGACGACGCCTCAACGAGCGGAGATCATCGGATCCTTGGGAGTCCCCTCGGCGCCGGTATTGTTCGAAGGAGTGTTTGGCAAGGTCAACAACTTCGTGCAATACGTCGGACTGTCCGCGTTCAAGACGCCTAAGTGGCGATCCCATTTAGGTTCCCTCGAAGGAACTGACGACAGCTCGTGGATGGAAGGGATCTATATCAAAATCGAGGACGACTTTGAGGTTGTCGGGCGGATCAAGTTTCCTCGCCCGGAATTCGAGAAGATCCGGGATGACGACACGAACTGGCTGCGTCGACCGATCGTGAAGAACCTGCTCCGTCAGGGGTGACAGAGGTCGCAGCCGGGACTGCTGCAAGCGCAGTATGGCTTGAGTTTTGGCTGTGGAGGTTCTTTACCGCTACCTTCGCAGTGAGGACACTCCATCATGAGCCTGGAGTTCATGGGCACATGCACCTGTTTTTTGCCTGCGCAGCGACCACAAGGTGTTGAGGACGCTACAGGGAATGGCAAGGATAGCTGCGGGCAGGTCAGGTGCTCGGCCTTGAACTTGTCCACAGAGGCGAGGACCCCGCTCAAAGCTGCCGGCATTTTCAGTGCTTCAGAGACGCCGCACTTCTGACAATGGAACACCGGGGGTTGTCTCAGCGTACTGAGCAATCAAATATTGGTATACACCGCCGCCCCTGTCTGGAAAATTAGTACCGTCACCAGGCCAGCGTCTTCACCGGGTATCGGTTCTCCTAGATTACCATTTCCAACTTACGCCTTTCAACGTGTGGGGTTAGCCCGCTTGCGCGGGCAATGGGGTTTCTAAAGTTCCACCTGCTCAGCCGACCTGATGACTAAGCTTGACCACGTCTAGCTCGGGGCAAGCCTAGTTGGATTCTACCATAACTTCGGGAGTTTGGAAATTAGTTCGAAGCAGGCCATTGAAGGATTGTACTTGAACCGACAGCCAGTCTTAGTGTCCTTAAGGATAAGGGACACTAACTGCTCACTCTGTTTCCGGACGTAGGTTTCCGCAGACAATTCGTCGTGAAACATGCTGACCATTCGACCCCTGAGGTCGAGGGCCCAGTATCTGAAAGGCAGATCCATCATCCGAGCAGGTGTATAAGCAAAGGCTTCAGGCAGCTTTGCGCGGTTTACGACAGGGCTCTTTTTTAGGGTCGGCCAAGAATCTGCCGCGCACATCCAAGGCAACAGCTCTTCGAAGAGCCTTGAGAGCATTCCATAGCTCTGGCTTTTTCTCCCAACGGATGGCCAAACGCTCGACATTCCAGCAGGTTGGCTTACACCACCTCTCGATTGGAAATAGCTGACCGTAAAGAACGCAGCCCTTCAAAGCACACCCCACCTTAGGGTTCTCTCCCATGGGATCCAAGATTCGTGCAGGGAAGTTGCAGAACGGGCACTGGGCGGGAAGGCCCTCTGGCCCGTGCGCCCACACGAATTCGGCCTCATCGCCTTGACCGTAACCCCCTGTCAGACCTCTTGTAGCAGATGGTGCAGTACATGGAGTAGCCCGTTCGCAGGCTATAATTAGTGTAGGGCACTTCTCCACAGCAGAGTTTCATGGGATGTTTTTACACCGGCTTAGATAGGAGGTCCCCATGGAATTTAGAGCGGAGGCTAATCTGCCTGAGGAAGAACTGCTGGAGATCGGCACGTACCTGGGCGGGATACTCGCAAGCGAGTTGAGGCTCCAGCCATCGGAGGTGGTGGTCAGGGTTGAGATGAAAGAATCCCCCGACGATTCGGAGAACATCGATATCTATTATCGCATCACCATCAAAAATCGCACCCCCAATGAGTTGGAGATGTTTCAGGCTCAGCAACTATTCGAAAAACTGATGGGTTATGACGAGACGATGCTCAATTAAGTGCTAGACTACCTACCCCAATGATCCGTTCCTTTCGTTACCAACTGCATCCAACGAGGGGTCAGGAAGCGACCATGAGGGGCTGGCTTCTCACATGCGGCAGTCTTTACAATGGAGCCCTGGAAGAGAAGAAGTCCTCGTGGGTCAGGCTCAAAAAGGGCGTTTCCTACAATGATCAGACCCGGTCACTGACTCTCATCAGATCTCAGGATCCTGCTTTTGAAGTGATCCCAATGATGGTGCTGAGATCAGCGCTTAAGCGACTTGAACCGCGGGAAGCCTGGTGTTTCGCCAGACTTTAGGCGTCGGAAGAATCCGTCGAAGGAGCGATCAAAGGTAGCAAGAGGTATGATTCATTTTCGTTGATGAGATCCTCTAAAGTACTCCCCAAGATCAAAGAACGCTCAGCCCAAGTCAAAATCCCCAAATTGGGTTTGGTGAATTTCAATCAGTACCGCCCTCACAAGGGAACGATCAAGGACATCCTCGTCAAGCGAGAAGGGGATCGCTGGTTCGTGATTTTCCAGTGCGATTTGGGAACCTCCCCAGAGACCGTTGTCGACTCCACGAAGTCCGTCGGTATCGACCTGGGACTCACCCATTTCGCGACTCTGGATTCCGGTGAGACGATCGAGAACCCCAGGTTCTTCAAGGCGGGGCAGGAACTTCTGGCTCGGCGGCAGCGTGCCCTGCAACGCAAGCGCAAGGGCAGTTCTAGTCGGAAGCGGGCCAAAATCCTTGTCCAGAGGGCTCACGCTCACATCAAGAATCAGCGATTAGATCACGCTAGGAAGCTGGCAAAGTCACTCTTCAGTCGGTTTGACGTTGTCTGTTACGAAGACCTCACGATCCAGTCAATGATCGAAGGTTCTTATCTAGCGAAATCAATCGTAGATGCGTCCTGGTCAATTACAATCCACTGCCTAAAGTGCAAAGCGGAAGAAGCTGGCAAATTAGCGGTAGGGGTAGATCCAAGAGGGACCACACAGAGGTGTCATGCCTGCGGAACCGTTGTCCCCAAGGGACTCCGTGACCGCGTCCATGATTGCCCAGAGTGCGGCCTCATCATGGATCGTGACCAGAATGCAGGATGTAACATCAAAGCGCTCGGTTTGAGCGTGGTCAGTGGTCGATTTGACCAGCCGAAGTCCATAGGATCCTCAGATTTTATGGGCAAAACCCGGACACGAACCTGCTCAAAGACAGCAGGTTAATTAAGGCTGTTGGCGTATTGGGGGTAAGCTCCCTTGGCTTCCAAGATCGCCCGCTCTTCCGCCGTGAACAAGTTGGCTGGGATGATTCGTCGAACGAACTCATCTGCGGCCAGCCTACCCTCTTGAAAAAGCGTAGCGGCCTCGTGGAATCTATCCCAGACGGCCTTTTGCTTGTCGTCAGGCAACTGTTCGACCACTTTGCTGATGGATTCCATCACGTCTGACGCATCTGACGCATTTGACGCATTCGAGCTGGGGATCATTTGTTCTTTCGAGCTTGCAGGGTCATGCGCTGGACAGCTAGACATTCGTTCACTAGAGACTTAGCGGCCTCATCCACGGGGCCGACGTTGCCCGAAGTGATACCGCGCTCTAAGAGGTTCACGAGCTTGGTTGAAAGTTCTCGCACTCTGGAGGCCTTCTGTAGACTCTCTTGCGATGGCATTGACTTGGCTGTGTGGGAGGCGCCTGCGAGAATGCTTGAGGCGGTTTCGAAGCTTTTTCTAGCTTCGACCGCATCTAGAGCCGCAGGGAATGCGCTAACGCTGTGACGGCGACTCATGGGAAAGGCCTTTTAGTTGTTGTGACGGGCATGTCCTCTGATACGGCCAAGTCTATGGAAGACTTAAGCGAATGTTTCGGGAAAGTCCGTTCGACCTGACCTCGATGCTCAACACAGGTAGGGCAATTCACCTCATGGGCGTTTAGCGTATCCTCAAAGGACAGCCATTTATGACCGTTCGGCCATTCCGCAGGGACTCCAGGCATCCCGCAGTAGGACCTACCATGCCTGAGAATGTGAACGACGGTCATGTTTGGAACTACACCGGAAAGGGTGTAGTATCCCCCATGGATGAAGAAGCAGCTCTTGCCTGGGGACAGGACTACGCCGATCCCTGCAGCCCCAACCCGTTGATCGCAATCGCCTCGGGCGTAGCCCTTCTGATTGGAGGCGTGTTCTTCCTCCTAGGGTTGGGAGTATTCATGGTCCTGGACCAAGGGAAGCTTTTGTTAGGTGCCAAAAACCGCCAGTAGTCCCAAGATGAAGAGTGCTACCATGAACCCGTGCCAGAAGCCGTCCTTATAATTTTCCATGAGTGAAAGGCTAACGCCCACTGTTGCAAGAGGCAAATTTATAGAGTACAGTGAGTCCCCATTTCTATGGATCGTTCCTACCGATACCCCCTGCATCCGACGAAGGGCCAGGAAGCGACCTTGCTTCACTGGCTTCGCGTGTGCTGTAGTCTCTACAACGGGGCTCTAGAAGAACGTAGGGGTTCTTGGAGTCGACTCAAAAAAGGGAATTACCTACGTTGATCAATCAAAGTCCTTGACCACCATTCGCGGGCAAGACCCTGAATTCGAAGCTATCCCCGCTTCTATCCTGAGGTCTCCTTTGAAACGCTTGGATCACTCCTACAAGGCATTTTTCCGCCGCGTGCAGTCTGAGGAAACGCCTGGCTTCCCACGGTTCAAGAGCAGCAAGCGTTACAACTCTTTCTCGCTAATGATATCAGCCTCTAAGGTCGTCCCAAAGACCGAAGGATCATCAGCCTTAGTGAGAGTCCCAAAATTAGGTCTTGTTAAGTTCAATCAGTATCGACCACATCTTGGGAAGATCAGAAATACCGTTGTCAAGCATGAGGCCGGTAAATGGTTCGTGATCTTCCAGTGCGATTTGGGAACCTCCCCAGAGACCGTTGTCGACTCCACGAAGTCCGTCGGTATTGACCTAGGGCTCACCCACTTCGCGACATTAGACTCCGGTGAGACGGTCGAGAACCCCAGGTTCTTCAAGGCGGGACAAGAGACCCTTGCGAAGCGCCAACGCAAGCTATCGCGTAAGCGCAGAGGCAGCAGGTCTAGACAACGGGCTAAGACCCTCGTTCAAAGAGCCCACCTTCATATCAAGAATCAGAGGTTAGATCACGCTAGGAAGCTGGCAAAGTTTCTCTTCAGTCGGTTCGATGTGGTCTGTTACGAGAACCTTCAGATAGCAAACATGATTCAGGGAAACCTGAGCAAGGCAATCTCGGATGCGGGTTGGTCTATACTCCTCAAGTGCCTAAGATGCAAAGCTGAGAATGCTGGCAAACTGGCAATTGGGGTTGATCCAAGGGGAACCACACAGAGGTGCCATGGGTGCGGGGAGATCGTCCCCAAGGGACTTCGGGTCCGCGTCCACAATTGCCCTTTCTGTGGTCTCGTCATGGACAGAGATCAGAACGCTGCCCTAAATATCAAAGCGCTCGGTTTGAGCGCGGTCAACGGCCTGCAAGGCCAGCCGAAGCTTAAGCTAGAAGTTTTAAGCAAAACCTCAGAAACCTTCTTTGTAGCGGATCCTTTGTGATCCAATACTTCGGTTGGGCGGCCGCTACGCTATTCACGATTGCCTCAGGGCTTCAGGTCATCAAAGTATGGCGAGAAGGCCAGGCCAAGGGGATGTCCTGGTGGTATCTCCTTCTAGTCTGGACGGGCTTTTGGCTCATGGGTGCGTACACCATCCACACCAAAGTAGGCAGTGCTCTGATCTACAGCTACGGCCTCCAACTAGTCGCTTTCACGGTCATGATCGTTCGAAAGCTATTCCCCACTGCCGGAGTTGGTGTATAATCCCTTGATTGCTCAGTACGCTGAGACAGCTGGATGATGCCCCCAGCAAAGAGAAAGCAAGTAAGTCAGAATGGGAAACAGATTGTTCGTAGGAAACCTCTCGTACAACACGAATGAGGCTAGTTTGTCGGAGATCTTCGCCAAGTGTGGGTCGATCACCAGCACCAAAATCATCACGGATCGTGAGACCGGTCAGAGCCGCGGATTCGGCTTCGTCGAGTTCGCTACCGACTCGGAAGCTGCCGGCGCCATGGAGTCCCTGAACGGGGCCCTCTTGGATGGCCGTCCCCTGGCCGTCAAGGAGGCAGAAGCCCGTCCCCCGCGCCAAAGTGGCGGTGGTGGTGGCTACACCAGCAGGCCGTCCAGTGGTGGCTACTCCAGTGGTGGCTACTCCAGTGGTGGCGGTGGTTATGCAGCCTCCCCTCCTCCCGAGCTGCCTCCAACCGGTGGCCGCAACAAGGGTGGCGGTGGCAAGCAGCGTCGTGACCGTGATCGCAGTGACCGCGACTACTGATCACGTAGTCGAGTAGCAGAAAAGGGCTGGCAGAGGATGCTAGCCCTTTTGCTTTTGTGGTGTAGGATCCTGCCATGAGCCTCAAGAAGCTGTGGGATACGGTTGGTGACGCCCTCGACGAATTTGTGGAAGAAGTTCTAGAGGACATCGTCCCTACGATTGAAGCGGCCAAAGACGAACGCTCCGGAGTGGTCAAGGAGCTAGCTGTCTTGACCACTGACAGCCCTGAGGTCATCGAGCGACGGGCACTGGGGATCTACCTCAGTATCGTCAAACACATCAAGGGTGGTGGCTCCGTCAAATTCTTGGACGCCAAAGGCGTGCGGACCCTCAAGGTCCCTCTGCGGTGATCTTCTGGGAAGAAACCCGAAAGGAGTCGGGACACTTCGAGAAGTTTTACCGTCGAAACGGGAGCTTCATCTTCGACTTCAGTCGATGGATTTGGTTCCAGCAACGAGGGGACTTCAGTCTAGGAGCTTGTGCTACTCCCTACGAGCACCCTGAGTTCTGGGCTGGGGTTTTTGGTATTGAATTGGTGTAAGAAGCGTACTGATTGCTCAGTACGCTGAGACTACGACCTGTCTATTACTGACGGACAGGCTCAAAAAGACCGATGAGAACAGCTCTCATCGGTCTTTTTCGTTGGTGTATGATACTATCCGCCGCTATGCCCAGAATTGCTTGGAGTACAGACACCCACCTCAACTTCCTGCACTACCCGAAGGCCCCCAAGGCCTTCGGGGAGTATCTGGCAGCGGAGCAGCCTTTCGACAGCATGATCTTGACTGGGGATATCTCAGAAGGTCCAGAGGTGGTCTATCACGTCAAGCAAGTACAGGAAGGGTTCGTCAAGCCCGTGTACTTCATAATGGGCAACCACGATTACTACATGAGTTCCTTCGCTGAGGTTGATATGGCCATGGCAAAGGTGCCTGGCTGGCTCACCAAGAGCGGGGTCGTGGAAATAGACCCAGGTGTAGCCCTCGTTGGCCACGAGGGCTGGTACGACGCTGAGTACGGTCACGCTTACGCCAGGTTCAATATGGCGGATTGGTCTCTCATCGGGGAGCTGAAAAGTTACATCTCAAGAGACGACCTCTTGGCCAAGATCCGAGCTAAAGCCCAGCTCGCTGCTAAGGCAGCTCGCCCTATTTTGGAAGCGGCGATCAAAGACCATGAACTAGTCTTGTTCGCCACGCACTTCCCGCCCTTCAAAGGTGCCTGCTGGCACGAAGGCGGCCTCAGTAACGACAACTACCTCCCGTGGTTCTCTTCGAAGGCTATGGGAGATATCCTCCTGGAAGTGGCTTCAGCCAATCCCACGAAGCGGATTCTAGTTCTGTGTGGACACACCCACAGCTTCGGGATCTATGACGCAGCCCCCAACCTCAAGGTCTTGACGGGGAAGGCCAAGTACGGTTCGCCTGACCTCACAGGCGTCTTGGAGATTGCGGACACCAAAGTCTTGATCCGGATGAAAGACTCCAGCTGGGCGGACAGGGGCATTTTCTGAGACCGTTGTCCGAAAAGCCGTTCGAGATCGCTTACCGACGTTGGAAACACATAGAGTCCGGTTACGTTGTCGAGGTCTTAGGGGTGCACCATTATACGGGTACTCACGGGCATTACGCCACAGTGACCGTGCGTGGGACCCGCCTGTCCAAAACCAAGGAAGCTTCCTGGTCAGCGAATAACTTTCTTCTGAAATTCAAACCTAGGGGCAAAAAGATCAAGTTCACATCGAAATGGGACCTTTTGGCTGACGACCCCTTATCCTCTATCTAAGGCTAGACGTACCTTACCCTATGATTTTCGGCACCTTCATCATTGTCTTCGTAGTCGGACTGCTGTTCGCAACCCTACGGACTAAGGTGCCAAAGAGGGGCGCCCCGGAAAGCAAATCGCAGAACTAAAGAACTACGGGCAATTCCAGGGCGCTCCTAGGAGTATACACCGAATCCCGGGTTTTGCCAATCCACCATAAATAGATCTTGGGGTTGATAGAACATTAGGGTGCATCCCATTTGTAGGATGCCTTCATCTCTCTCAGACTACACGGGCGGGCAGACAGATCTGCCTTTCATGGTTGAAATGACCAAAACCGTGATCTTGGCTGGATTACAACTCCAGGTCGAGACTACGATTGATCCTGCATCCCTTGCATACGACACCGATTCCTTTGTCTGGGAAGAGGGGCAGATTGTCATGTCCCTCACTTTCAGGGACGGGTTCGGATGGGCACACGGGCGGCTCTACATTCAACCTAGCATCAGCGATGCCCACGATGTATGCTTCCTCGTAGATGCCGAGTTTCTAGGATACATTCCACGTAACGAGGGCCTAAACTGACCGCCTGAAAATGTCCACGCCACTCCTCCTCATTGAACGCACTTCCGACACCCCGATACGTCCCAAAGATATCGACGGAGATAGTGCCTTTATCGGAGCGTTTGGTCAACGTGAGCAGGAGACACTAGCCCTCTGGATTGTGCGTCTGTGCCAGGCCAGGAAGAGTTGGCGCCCGTTCAAAATAACGGATCTCGTGAACTACTACGCGATGCATTACGGGATTGAAGCTAAGGACTTCGAGTACAGCCTGAGCTTTTTGACGAAGCAAGACTGGGTCGTGGTCGAGGGGGAAGTCGTCACCCTCACTATCCCCTTTGTTGCTCAATGCTACTTGCACGCTCCGATATTGAGGCTGCCTTTAAGAAAAAAGGTTCGTAAACCTAAAGTGATCGAGCGCATTAGCCGTTACGAACGGCTAATGAAAGGGTTTCTTCCATAGACTCTGGAATTCGGCTGGGGCTTCATCCCCAAGACCGCGCTCAAACCGAGCGCTTTTATATTCAATGCAGCGTTCTGATCTCTGTCCATGACGAGACCACAGACAGGGCAGCTATGGACGCGGTCCCGAAGTCCCTTGGGGACGACGGACCCGCACGCATGACACCTCTGTGTGGTCCCTCTTGGATCTACCCCTACTGCTAACTTGCCAGCTTCTTCCGCTTTGCATTTTAGGCAGTGAATGGTGATTGACCAGGATGCATCTGTGATTGATTTGGCTAGATATGAGCCTTCGATCATCTGGGCTATTGAAAGGTCTTCGTAGCAGACGATGTCATTCAATTCGAAAAGACTCTTAGCGAGCTTCCTAGCGTGATCTAGGCGCTGATTCTTGATATGGGCGTGAGCCCGCTGGACTAGGATCTTAGCTCGCTTCCGACTGTTGCTGCCCCGGCGCTTGCGTTGCAGAGCGCGTTGGCGCCTGGCCAATAGATCCTGACCGGCCTTGAAGAAGCGAGGGTTCTCGATCGTTTCACCAGAATCGAGGGTGCTGAAATGAGCCAACCCGAGGTCGATACCGACGGACTTCGTGGGGTCGACAACGACCTCGGGAGCGGCTCCGAGGTCACACTGAAAGATCACGAACCAGCGATTACCCTCTCTGCGAACTGAGATGTCCTTGAGCATTCCCTTGTGGGGGCGGTACTGGTTGAACTTGATTAGGCCTAACTTAGGGATTTTGACTCGGGCTGAATAGCCACTGGCCTTTGGGATCGGCTCAGAGAACTGTCCCATGAGCGAGAAAGAGTTATACCGTTTAGAGCTACGGAAGCGAGGGAATCCCGGCGTTTCGCCAGACTTTAGACGACGGAAGAATGCCTTGTAGGCGTGGTCAAGGCGCTTGAGAGGGGTCCTGAGGATAGTGGCTGGAATCGTCCTGAATTCAGGGTCTTGGGATCGAATGAGGGTCAGGGATTTCTGTTGATCGTATCTGGTCAAACTTTTGCCGAATCTACGATAGCAGTTGATTCGCTCTTCCAACGCCCCGTTGTAGAGGCTACAACACAAGCGAAGCCAGTGTAGCAGAATTACTTCTTGGGTCTTCGTCGGATGCAGCGGGTATCGATAAGAACGGATCATCTAAGATGGTGTAGTATCTCAGAAAATTACCCTAATGTCCATGTATCTGATCACACTGACGGTTTTCGCCACTTGGCTCATCTTCAAAGCCAACCAAGTCTCCCGCAGAATACCTACCTGTCGGTATCGAGACCTTGGGGATTTCATCTGGGCCGCTGAGGCCTACACGGGCGGTTACTTTGCTATCGCTCTGTTGGGAGTCTTTTTTGGGCCATGGGGCCTGGCGATGATGGCCTGGATTCTAGGCTATGCTCTGCTTTGCCGGATTCGGGGAGCATCGACTTAATTTCTTCGAGGTCGATCCGTTCTATAGGACATGGACAATAATTCGATCTCTATGGAAGATGCCGCCGACGCTTTTCACGAGCTTAACGAGGAAGACTTCATCGAAGCTGTGAAAGCTATGCTTGAACGTCGTATGCGCATTTACCCTATTGCTCAGAGGCACATGTTTCGTGATGACGTTTGCAATGCGATCAAGTCCCTGTAAGCACTCGCCCGACATGCACGGGACGATTGTTCGACATGCCAGTATTCGGTTAGCACGGTCGAGCATGGCCCATTCAGAAGAATGGTGTGAAGCCTGTTTAGGGGATGATAGCGGCACAGTACTTAGTTAGGGTGGTCTTACAGTTATAACTTAGCCATGAATTGGCGTTCTCCCATATCAGAGCAGTCTTTCATCGGCCATGAGAAGGTCAGTGCCAAACTCTTTGCCGGTGCGGCCAAACGTGTCAACTTCTTCGAAGCCGACGAGGTCAGGGACATCAAGTTCCTTATTTACAACCTGGGCTACATTGAGGAGTACGATTCCTCGTGGACGGACAGTGCGGTCGCTCGCCTCCAACGGCTGGCGGGATCCCACTTCAATGACCTAGTGGCTCTGGCCAGAGCGGACATCTCCTCGAAGAACGAGGCAAAGCGCAGGAAACACTTCGAGACGATGAAGGAACTTCGGGATCGTGCAGATGAGCTTGCTCGAATTGCAGCAATTCTGCCGGCCTTGGTTTCCGGCCTGGGAGAGACTATCACCAAGGAGTTCGGAATTCCTCCCTCCAGGGAGCTGGGAGCGGTGATGCGTAAGCTCACGTCTGCTGTCGAAAACGAGGAGCTTCCTCGTCAAACCAGTGTAGAGACCGTCATTGCCTTCATGCACGCCAACAAGGACCGTTTCAAGTGAGCAACGTTGCCATATACGGCGGAAGCTTCGACCCCGTACATCTGGGACACGTCATGGTGGTCTCCCACCTTCTACTCAATGACCCTGACGTGGACGGCATCCTTGTTGTCCCCTGCTTTCAGCAGTCGGGAAAGAAGCTGGCCGGGTTCCACCATCGAATGATGATGTGTAACCATGCCTTTGGTTGGCTACCCAGGGTTGATGTTTCCCCCATCGAAGAAGACTTGGGTGGGGAGAGCATCACCTCACGCTTGATCCTGGAGTTGAAAAAACGCCACCCACAAACCAACTACCGCTTCGTCATGGGGGCTGACCTCATGGATCACGCACCGAAATGGGAGGGTTGGGATGTCATCGAGGAGTTGGCTCCGCCTCTTGTCATCGGCCGAGCGGGAATCGCTCCTCTCGCTCCTGGAGATCCGACGCCTATCTCTCCCGCTATCAGCTCGACGATCGTCAGGGACGCCTTGCACAAGCAGGACTACCATGCAGCCGGCAGGTACCTGCCCCGGGCTGTTCGAGAATACATCGAGAAGCACGGGCTCTACCTGTGACCACTCAAGCCCATCGAGAACTCGCTTACGAAGTCACCTACGGCGGCGACTGGCGGGACGATCCCAGTTCTGCCTCCGAGTACGTTAGGGTCGGTACCGGAGGAGAAACCTACGTCCGTATGGCAACGGCAGCTCAGGCGTTCGCCCTACTCGAAGCCAAGGTCGCTCACAAGACCTGGAACGAGGGTTGCTCTGCGGGCAATATCCGAGTGAACTTTGCCATCGGCGGAAGCGCTCCAGTCAACCCCTACCCGAAAGTATGATTATGAAAGTTGAAATAAAACTCCTAGGTGACATCGTCACCAAAGCTCCAAGCTATGCCACCTCTGGGGCGGCAGCTGTTGACCTCCAGGCAGCACTTAAAGAGCCTCTGAAGCTCGCTCCGTTCGAGAGGGCAGCAGTGCCCACCGGGATCGCCATCGCTCTTCCTGAAGGCTATGAGGGGCAGGTACGCCCCCGTTCTGGGCTGGCCATGAAGCATGGCATCAGTATCACTAACGGCCCTGGTACAATTGACAGCGACTACCGAGCAGAGATCGGGGTTTTACTGATCAACCTAGGCAGTGAGCCCTATGTGATTAACCCGGGAGACCGTATCGCCCAACTGGTGATCGCCCCAGTCACCCAAGCTGAATTCATTGTCGTCGAAACCCTGTCCGAGACCGATCGTGGATCGGGCGGCTTCGGCTCAACCGGAGTCTAAATAGCGCAGAACCCTCAAAGGCGACCAGGGTCTTTGAGGGTTCTACTTCCTAGCGTTTCAACTCATTTCAACCCATACCTCAGATCTCTGAGGTTGGCAACTGAGGGCCAGTGGGCTCGGCCAAGATCTTGACCCGTGACTTGGGGCTGCCAAGCCTCTTCGGGCTTCTTGCGGCCGGCAACTGACGGGCCTCGAACTTGGCGGCAAGGATATTCTGGGTCTCTTCGAGGAGGCTCTCTCGAACCAGCTCGATGATGTCTTTGGCGAAGTCGTTGATCAGGACACGGGACTTTTCAGAGTTAATCATCCCTGTACCTACACCGCCTAGGAAGATGTGCCTATAACCCCGGTGTAAAATCCTGGATGAAGGTTTTGGTCTGCGGGTCGAGGAAATGGTTAGACCAGAAGCCTATCGAAGCTGTTCTGAAACGCTTCCCTCCAGGTACCGTCCTCATCCACGGGGACTGCGCTGGGGCCGACCGCATTGCCGCCGACGTAGGACGACGCCTAGGATTCGTAGTGCGGGGCTACCCGGCTGAAGCCGACGGTAGGACCTGGCCCTCGGCCGGACCCCTCAGAAACCAGGTGATGCTTGACCGTGAGCACATTGAAGGGGACTACTTCGACTTGGCCCTGATATTCCACAAGGATCCAAACCTGGGGAAGGGTAGTCGGGACATGCACGGACGCATAAAAAATGCAGTCCCCGTCATTCCATACGAGGTCCATCGAAAGTAGCCTTGACAGCTGGTGCCACAACCCTTAGTATTCCCAGCATGTTCTTGTAGCTGCCTCCGCCACATAAATCGCGAGCCCCTCCCGTAGCGTGTGTCTACCCATATACCCATATAGGCCACCATCTAACTACAGGAGTCGATTATGAATTCTCATAAAGCCGCGATCAGTCACGTTCGAGAGGCCATCAAGACATTTTCTGCTGAGAAGCCAGAGCTTCGGGCCAAGTTGTTCGACCTGAGGTTCGACGCCACAGGCAAGCACAGGCCGGAGACAGGCCAGGAGCGTTGTGATCTCAAGAATCACTACGTCATCAATACCCAGTTCAGCCTGAGAGCCCACTACATCGCCTACGGCCTGCTTCGGGGTCGGGCCTACAAGGTGCTGGAGGCGACCTGCCACGAGGAACCTAGCGTTTACCGGGTGACAGCCATCATCCAGACGGCATTCGGCAACGACGACGAGGCCAAGGCCTCGGAAGGGTCCTGGGCTGATGACAACCCTAGCTGAGGCCAAAGCTGACTTCCTAGCGATTCGAGAGTTCCCGTTCAAGGAGCGGGGAAAAGACTTCGAGGTCCTTTGGCATAGCAACTATTGGGACGGGATGCTTTCGGGTGTCGTCCGGATGGATGCCCGGGAGTACTGGATCGAATGCGTTCTCGACGGCGTAGTAGGCCTGAGCCCGGAACCAGAAGAGGGTTACCTCAATGGGAGGAACTTCGCGATCGTCCAGCTCGATGATGACCAGATCAAAGAGCTGTACTTTCGCCACAAGGACTTCCAGGAGAGCGTAGGCAAGCACACGGACTATACGGGAGGGCAACGCACCATAGGGGCTCACTGCAAGGACTCAGAGGGTTATTACAAGCGAGCTAAAGAGCGGCCTCCCTTGGACTTCTCGGGCAATGAAGTGGTGGCCTGGTGGGGCCGAATAAACTTCGATGACCAGGACTTGCTCTACAACATGATCTCAGGTCAGGCCGCAGAGAAGCTCTGGGTTTCGACCGAGGCGATGCTTGACCGTGCTGATCGCCGTAGGAAGCACGAGCAGTGGTGGACGGAATTCTTCGACAACGACCCCCTCTACCTGGCCTTCGTTGAGGAGCTGAAAGACCCTCTGCTGAATCCGGAGGCTCACTACAGTGTTGGCCGGACCCATCAGGGTTGGGACACGGAGTTTACGATCGAGGAGAGCCGCTTTTGCAAGCGCATTGCCTCCAAGACTCCGACCCAGCCTTACACAATCGACTTCGAATGGGCTGTGAATACAGGCCCCGTGAAGCTGAGCTTGTTCAAGGACGGGAAGACCCTTGAGGACAAGTTCTTCCGAGAACACTCTGCCGACAGCATCCTAGCGGCTTTCGCATATGCCAAAAAGATCATTGCGCCCAAATGTGAGCACCGGGAGTGACTCCCCGTTGACGATGAAGACGAATATCGGAGTGTGGGCACCGGGCCTCAATGCACTGAAGTCGCTACCCATCTGAGCTGCGTTCCCTACGTGAACACCCCTACCTGCCCGAAGCACAAATGCCGATGTCCTATAAAAACTATTGTGCTAGTATTGCCTGAATGATTCGCTCCTATCGCTACCCGTTACATCCTACGAAGGACCAGGAGGCTACTTTGGCCGACTGGCTCTTAGCGTGCGGTAGCCTATACAACGGGGCCTTGGAAGAGAAGAAGGGTTCTTGGGTCAAGCTCAAAAAAGAGACTTCCTGTTACGACCAATACCGGTCACTGACCCTAATCCGATCTCAGGACCCCGCATTCGGAGCAATCCCAGCAGCTATCCTCAGATCCCCCCTCAAGCGCCTTGACCTTGCTTACAAGGCATTTTTCCGTCGTGTGAAATCTGGTGAAGCCCCTGGCTTCCCCAGATTCAAGAGCAGTAAGCGTTACGATTCTTTCTCGTTGATGGGCCGTTTCTGTGAGGTCATTTCCAAGGTCAAAGGCTCCTCAGCTCAAGTGCCTATCCCCAAGCTAGGCCTGGTCAAGTTCAACCAGTATCGACCTCACAAGGGGACGATCAAGGACATCATTGTCAAGCGAGATGGGGATCGTTGGTTCGTTATCTTCCAGTGCGATCTAGGAGTCGCCCCCAAGATTGATGTCGACCTCACGAATTCCGTCGGCATCGACCTAGGACTCACCCACTTCGCGACATTGGACTCCGGGGATGTCCTTGACAATCCTAGGCTCTTCCGAGCTGGCCAAGAGTTGTTAGCCAAGCGCCAACGTTCTTTATCACGTAAGCGCAGGGGCAGCCGCTCTCGCCAGCGAGCAAAAGTCCTTGTTCAAAGGGCTCATGCCCACATCAAGAATCAGAGGTTAGATCACGCCAGAAAGCTGGCAAAATCTCTCTTCGACCGCTTTGATGTAGTCTGTTACGAAGACCTCTCGATCCACTCAATGATCGAGGGCTCGTCTCTAGCGAAATCAATCTTGGACGCATCCTGGTCAATCACAATCCACTGCCTAAAAAGCAAAGCTGAGAACGCTGGCAAATTAGCGGTGGCGGTAGATCCAAGAGGGACCACACAGAGGTGTCATGCCTGCGGAACCGTTGTCCCAAAGGGACTTCGGGACCGCGTCCATGATTGCCCTCAGTGTGGACTCATCATGGATCGAGATCAGAACGCTGCATTGAATATAAAAGCGCTCGGTTTGAGCGAGGTTCGTGGCCTGCAAGGCCAGCCGAAGTCCAGAGAAAGGGCGGCTTAAATGAGCAGTCAAGACTCGGGCAAAACCCCGATGCAACCCGCCAAAGTCTATCTCGTAACCAGGACGGACCTCCCGGTGGGTCAGCGGGCGGTTCAAGCCGCTCACGCCCTCCGTGAGTTCAACCACCTGTATCCCCTCGAAGACGCCATCTGGTATCGAGAGTCCAATACCTTGGCTCTTCTGGAGGTCAGGGACGAGACCTAGCTGAATCATCTTTTGGAAAAGGCTAGGGTGTGTGGTATATCCGCGGCACCTTTTAGGGAACCTGATCGTGACAACGAACTCACAGCAGTGGCATTCGGCCCGGCAGCAAAGAAGCTGTGCCGAGGTCTGCCGTTGGCGTTCAAGTAAGGAGGGTGTGCTCATGTAGTTATGCACATCAACTACAGACGCAAAAACAAGCACAAATCCCTTCGCCGCCGTGGACGCAAGTACGCCTACAGCTACAGACCTAGGTCACTGAAATCAGTGCGGAACAGGTCTGCCCGAGACTGGCGCATCCTGACCCGTCGATTGATGGACCTCGAAAGGTTTGACGAGCTTCCCGATCGTCGGCCCAAAACCGTCTACAGGGATCTCTGGCGGTTCTACTGAGCGCCCCACGGTGGGACTCGAACCCACGATCTTCGTCCGTAAGGACTCTTGCAGTTTTAAGAATCTGCTGCTCTGGCCGCTGAGCGATAGGAGCTAATAAGGACCCTAAGGCCCACCCAAAAAAGATCGCATGGCCGCCCTTGGAGACGATCTTAGACCGTCTCAAGACAACCCCGTTCACTGTGCTGGCTAGAGAACTTGGAGTATCCGACAATGCCATACGAAAGCATATCCGTGCCCACGGTGGGATTCGAACCCACGTTCCGAATTCGTTAGAATTTCACGCAAATTTAGAATTTGCTGCTCTGGACCACTGAGCGACATGGGCTAAATTTCAAGAACGTTGTTTGTAACCACGATTCATGAGTGCGTCAGTTCGAAGTGAGTTGGCGCAAGGGATTGAACAGAAGCTTCGCTTTTTGGCCTTGCCTTTACCCCTCACAGGGTCCCCACACCAAGCGCACCACCCAGTAGGTGCGGGAGAGAAGAGGCAGCACAACACGGATATGAGCACATTTGGGTGCTTCTGTCCGCAATACGTACATAGGCATTCTTTCTTGGGCTTCCTTGAAGGAGGGGCCGCAGAAAAGGAGTGCCCTGCGTAAAGACCTAACTCAGATGCGAGGGAGAAGCTCTCAGCCTGCATCATCGGTCGTTCTACGTATTGTTGTGTCATGGTTTGTTCAGGGTCTGGCGGTAGGTTGCACAGCAACGGAGGAACTCGTCTTGAGCGGGGACCTCAGGGGTGGGCTCGACCCTCTCAGGTAACAGACTCCAAAGCTCGGGGACAAACCAACAGAGGTTGTGTCCCGTGGCATCTCGATGAGTACGGATTCCGGCCCTGAGCTTCTTGACTTCGGCTAGTAGCCCAGCACGATTCATAGTCTCAAGGTCGGAATCCAACCCCTTTACCTCAGGCTCGTCCCCGTCCTTGTGACAAGAACAAGCACACGCTTTGAACGCACAGTTCTCCTGGGAACAAGCTAGGCATCGGGGCAAGCTAGGCATCAGACGGGTTCCTCGACTCCGAGGATGTGTTCTTCCTTGACGATGACGTACTTGACGCCTTCCAGCTCGACCTCAGTACCCATGTACTTACCCAGGAGCACAGTATCTCCCTTGCGAACGTCAGATTCGACGCGGCGTCCGTTTTCGAGGATGCGACCTGGGCCTACGGAAATGACAGAGGCACGCCAGGAGAGGTCATGATCCCGTGCGGTCGGGGGGATGTAGATCCCACCCTTGGTGACGCCTTCGCGCTCGATGACTTGAATGACTACGTTATCGTGAAGAGGGGTGATGTCTTTGACGGTCTTTGCCATGTGACTCCTTGATCTAGGCTATACACCAGATCGGTGTAATGGAAAACATGAAGAAGCGGGTCGAAAGATTTGTGACGAAACGCCTTGAGGCGTTCCATAGCCACGGCCCTATGTTTGGAGATCCCGAGGCTCTTGAACTGGGGGTCCTCATGCTTCTCGAATTCGAGCTTCTGACCAAATTCCCAGGGGTGTTGGAAGGCCAGCCTAGGATCGCAATTGAAGCCTACCGTAAGGAAGTTGTAGAGCGCTTCCCCAAGGCTGGTAATAGTCCCTGGTTATCTATGCTGACTTCAGCAGATGCCTTCCCAGAGGATCTCTTCACTATCGCGACGGCTGCGAGGAAGCGGCTAGGCGTTCTACCGTAGACGACACGAAGATTAGCCTGCCTTCGGCTACCGCCCACGGAATGTTAGACCAGACGCTGGTAAAGTGTTTACACTTTACCACGAAGTTCTGAGAGGAAGCTCGACGATGAGGTGCTTGGGTTGTCCTGTCGAGGATCTCCACTTGGTCCCCAACATTGTAGATCACACCTGCTAAGGTCGAATATTCCCGGGTGAATTCGTAGATGTCTCCGGGGATCACATCACGCTCAGGCGCTGGAATTGGGCTGGAATGATTGGGGGTGTGGCCGTCGTACGTGATTGTGTAGGTCTTCATGATCTTCCCTACGTCCAATGCAAGTGAGACTTAAGGGATTCGAAGATTCTCCACATGGCCCTATACTCCAAAAGCAGCCGATTACAGCCAGAAGTACTGCGATGACAATGAGGAGAAATGTGATCATGGTTTCTCGTACAGTTCCTTGTCCAGCCGAAGGAGAATGGGAGCGTCTTCAAGCTCATTCAAGTAGGGCTGAACCTGTCCTACTCCGTAGAAGGTCCCTGCCAATGCCCCGGTGATGGCGGCGGTTGTGTCCGTGTCCCCGCCAGCTCGGACAGCGATCTCAACAGCATCGGCAAAGTTGCTGGTGGCCAGAAAACAGAGGAGGGCGGCTGGAACCGTCTGAACCACGTGGGCTCCGGTCCCCATCTCCAAAAGAGCCTTCAAGGTTTCCTTGAGGCGGGCGACGGGCTCTGTGGGAAGCTCACTTAGGAGATCCTGGACATCCACGAGCTTCGAGATGATGTCCCCCTCGTACGTTGTGTAGTACAGGACTCTTCGGATGAAATTGTCGTCGGAGCGTGGGTCCAAGTTTGGCGGAGGGGCATTCACTAGCAGGGCTGTAGCCACTGCAATGATAACGGCCCCTTCGACGGATGCCTCCGAGCTGTGCGTGATTCGAGAGTCGATCCTGGCGGCGATGGCGGCCGTTCCTGGGCTGTTGTAGTAGAACAAGCCCAGGGGGGCGGCCCGCATAGCCGAACCGTTCCCTTCGCTGGGCACACCGGAGTCGAGCCAGTGGTGCCCACTCAGGATACGCTCCAGGGCCTCCTTGGTGGCTTTGCCCATACCTCTGTGGTCGTTGGAGGCATACCACTCAATGTAGTTCTGAGCTGCCCCTACGGGGTCATAGGTTCCGCTGGCCGCTAGGCTCGTGGCCAGGGCTGTGGCCATCTTCGTGTCGTCAGTCCACTGCCCTGGCTTCAGATTGGGCTGAAGGGTGTTGATGTCCCATGAGCGGAAGGAACCATCCCAGTCCAGCAACGCTTCCGAGGAGAAGTGATGGGTTTCAAAGGGCCCTCCAAGACTATCCCCCACAGCCAGGCCAGTGAGTGTCGCCGGAATCATGAGACCTCCTTGATGTTACCTGCCACAGCCAGACAAATTTCTATAAAGGCTGCCTGGCTCAGGGTCCACTTCATCTGATTCACGTTTTTGTGTACCCATTGTATGTTACCCAGATCGTACCCTAGACCACTGTCGATGCGATCTAAAGACCCTGCCATCGTTACAGAAGCTAACGCCAAGACCTTAATTCGACCTATTTCGCTTCCTACCAGGTCTGTGCCAAAGTTAGTTGGGCTGTGCGGGGCATCCTAGCGCTTTACACCAGGGGAGGTCCTCTCCTTGTAGCGGATCATTGCCTCGAAGGAATTGACCAAAGGCTCTGGCTGAGGCTCGTGGAAGATGGCCCAGGTAACATCCTGAATCTTCTTCTTGGCCTCCGCCAGCTCCTCTTGCGCTCTATGCTTTTCCAGTTCGAGGGCTCGACGCCTAGCTAGTCGGATGAGACTGTCGATCTTGCTTCCCACGACGCTTGGTCTTCTTTCGGAATTTGCGAGCTTCCTCGAAGCCTTTGCTGTACTTCGGTTTTTTGAGGCCGTAGTGCACCAGTTCTTCACTCGAAAGCTTTTTGATTACCTTCCTAGCTTTGAGGTAGGCAGCTCGGAGGGTCCTGCCGTGGATGAATAGCTTGTGCTCTTGGATCCTTCCCAGAGCCAGACACCAGGCTTGTATACTGTCCTTGGCCAGCTCCTCGGCAGTAGGGACAATGCCTGCCCTATCCATGATCTCGACGCCGTACAGGAAGACTCTGCTGATCGTCGTCCCAGGTATCTGACTATCCTCCAAGGCCGTGAGGGCCTTGTCAATATCCCACTTCATATGTTCAGGCCTCGTTGACGTAGGCGAGCAGTCAGGTTCTTGATGGCTCGCATGTCGCTGGGGGAGCCTGCGGTGTGGACCATGTCCTTGCCATTGGGGGCCAAGAACTTGTAATGCCCCCTGTTGGTTTGGACTGTTTTCCACCCTTGGGTTTTGGCAGCAGCCAAAATATCACGGAAGTCACTATTTGTTTCGACTCTAGGTGCCATTGGATTTCTCTTTTCTTTGGGGACGGCATTTCAGGGCCGTCCCAGGTACTAACGACCGCTCCCTCCAGGAACTTAAGAGGCGATTCCTGAAGAAAAGTTAGCTTGTTCGGTGTATGTTTGATCATGACTACAGCTTTAGAGAGTGACGCATACAAAGCCTCGATGACCGAAGCGGGTTTCCCGTTGCGAGACGAAAACTTTTACTACGCGCATCGGCGTGGCGGGGCCCAAGGCTGGCACTACATGCCACTTGATGTCAACAAATTCATTCAGAGCATCCTACCGACGCCGACGGAAGAGGATTATAACTACCTGAAAGAACACAACTACGAGGCCGGTGCTGGTACTCGTAAGGCCTTCACGCTGAAAGATCAAGTGAAGATCCTATCCGTACCTCAAGGCGGATGGTTCTACAACCGTGAAGCTGCGTTCAGTGGAAGGGGGCCTTCAACTCTCGTGAGCTGGCTGGAGCCCAAGACTCTGCAACTGCATCTTCGCATCCAAGTAGCGACGGCGTACATGTCCGCCGACCCTTCTCTAGCCGAAAAGATTCGGTACGTTACATGCGAACGTGAGAAAGAGATCATCCTGGAAACCCTGGATTCTCTGAAACCTTTGGGCGTTCGGGCCGCCCAAAGGTTTCAGATCGAAGTCTGCGAGCAGCAGTACTATGACGCCGTATACGCTCGTGCTCGAAAGCTCGTTGACGTGGTGCACAATCCAGATCGCATCTTCGAAGTCGGTATGCGTGGAGTGTCTTGCATGGAGCAGCACGAGATCGCGCTCCGAGCAATCAAAGATGCGGGCATTCTTCGCACCTCCAATATGGAACTTGCTCGCAGGCTGGGGATGACCCCCGTAGGTACAATGGGTCACGAGCACCCTCAGCGGATGGGTGGGGACTACTGTGCTTTTGCCACTATGCGGGATCGTTTTCCAGGCTTCTTGTTCTACTTACCCGACACCTTCGACACTATTCGCTCTGGAGTGCCTGCCGCCTTGCGTGCGATTGGGGAAGCCCCCGACCGTAATGCGGGCATTCGTTTCGACTCGGAAGAAGGTATCCGAGGACATTACATGTTCACCGTGGTCCGTGCCAGAGAGCTTGGGTTGACACCCAACTTGGCCCTGGAAAGTGGCTGGAACCACGACCTGACTGTAGAATTTGAAGAACTTCGAAAGCAGATCAAATGGCCGGAAGATCGCCAGTGTTATGGCTTTGGGGGGTTCCTCAATAAAACCCCCTGGCCGTCCTTCGAGCGGGATACCGTCTCCGCAGTGTGGAAGCTCTCTCAGACAGGAAATCGTGCGGTCATGAAGTTCGGAGATGAGCCCGGTGGGGCCAAGGAGTCTATTCCCGGCCGTCCGCAAATCTATCGTCCAAAGCCGGCTGTGCACAGTGATGTGATCGGCTATGTTTACCAAGAAGGCGAGGATCATCCCAACTCTGATGTCTTCTGCCTGAGCGGCCAGGAGATGACCTCTCCGCTATACCCAGGCCGTCCAGGATCGTTGGTGTACTCCCCAGAAACTCAGCGTTTGGTGAGCGAGTGTCGTGCCGCCAAGAAGCGTATCCTGGAGGAGTGCTGATATGCACCTTCTAAAGGTAGGGACAGCTTCCGTCAATCAGGCCCCTCTCGATTGGACGGGTAACTACGAGAACATCGTCGAAGCCATTAACATGGCGGCGGCAGAAGGAGTGCAGATCCTCTGCCTCCCGGAGCTGTGCATCACCGGCTACGGGTGTGAGGATCACTTTCACTCGTACGATGTTCAGCAGACGGCGCTCCAAGTTCTGAAGATGATCGCCAAGGACATCTCCGAGGCAGAGCTGAAGATCAAGGTCTGTGTAGGGTTGCCGTTCTTGCACAACAACGCCCTGTACAACGTTGTGGCCATGATCGATTCCGGCAGGATCTTAGGGTTCGTACCCAAGCAACATCTAGCCGGCGACGGGCTGCACTACGAGCCTCGTTGGTTCAAGCCCTGGCCTGCGGGTCATCAGGACGTAACCAACTTCATCGACGACGAACTCTACGTCCCGATTGGAGACATGATCTTCGAATTCCGTCACACGGGGGAGTCAGCCGTCGTGCGGGTAGGCTTCGAAATCTGTGAAGACGCCTGGGTGGCCAACCGTCCTGGTGCTCTGCTCTCTCAGTACGGGGTAGACATCACGATGAACCCCTCGGCTTCCCACTTTGCTTTCGGCAAGTATGAGGTCCGTCAAAGGTTCGTCATGGAAGGGTCCCGAGCTTTCGGCACAACCTATCTCTACGCGAACTTGCTGGGCAATGAAGCCGGGCGGGCTATCTACGACGGCGGTAACCTCATCGCTACCAAAGGGAGCATCGTAGGGTTTGGGCGACGATTTTCGTTCAAACCTGTGGAACTCCTGACGGCGGTCATCGACATTGATGCCACGAGGACTCAGCAGTCTGCCACGGCCAGCTTCACGCCTAAGTTGGGGAAGTGTCGTGTCATGCAAGGGTATCAGGCCCTGGAGGCCACCGAAGAAGGGGTATCCAACGGGCATGCCATACAGGAGGACGAGACCCACGACGAATTCACCAACGCCATCTCCTTGGCCTTGTGTGACTACATGCGTAAAGCCCATTCTAAGGGGTTTGTGATCTCCCTCAGCGGTGGGGCTGACTCGGCCGCTTGTGCCGTGCTGGTCCGAAAGATGTGGGACATCGGTGTGGACACCTTTGGGGAAGAGCTGTTCCTCGAACACTTGGGACTCGAACCTGGAACAGGGTTCAAGGACATCCTCACGTGCATGTACCAAGGCACCAAGAACAGCTCTGACGTGACTTTAAACGCAGCAACAGTCGTTGCCGAAGAGCTGGGGGCCAAGTTCTTGATCGTCTCCGTAGACAGCCTCGTGGAGGGCTACAAATCAATGATGTCGACGGCTTTGGGTCGGGAGCTATCCTGGGAGACTGATGATCTGGCCCTACAAAACATCCAAGCCCGTGTCCGAGCGCCTAGCATCTGGATGGTAGCAAATGTCGAGGGGAAGCTCCTGATCACTACCAGCAACCGAAGTGAAGCGGCGGTGGGGTATTGTACAATGGACGGTGATACCGCCGGCAGTATTGCGCCGATTGGTGGTATCGGCAAAGCCTTCTTGCTCCGTTGGCTACGGGACTCCGCAAGACTAGACTTCCCTTCCCTGGAAGCTGTGATCAAGCAGAAGCCGACAGCAGAGCTTCGCCCAGGGACTTCGGCGCAGACAGATGAGACCGACCTCATGCCTTACGAAGTTCTAGATGCAGTAGAAAAGGAGGCCATTGTGGGCAAGAAGTCTCCAACTGATGTCTACAGGTCTGTTCGTCGTAGGTTCTCAATGTACGCTGAAAAGGACCTTCTTCTCTGGATCGAGCGGTTTTTTCTTTTATGGGCCAGGAATCAGTGGAAGCGCGATCGGCTTTCCCCAGGATTCCACGTCGATGAAGAAAGTCTTGACCCCAAAACATGGTGCAGGTTCCCAATCCTCTCAGGAGGCTTCGTCCAAGAGCTTGCCGCACTGCGAGCCTACGCCAAAGCTGAAGGTGTGTGTTGAGTGTGGGCCTAAGCCACTTGAGGCCTTCTACGTAGCCTACACGACTCCTAAGGGCGCCGTGGTATTTAAGTCCAGATGTAAAGAGTGTTACCCAAAAGTCAAGAGTCCGAACTCAATTCGACTGGCTTCAGAACGCTCTAAAATACAACGAGCTTCTGGGCACAATAAGGCGGCTTTCTTGGTGAAAGACTCCACAAGGGTAGACAGGGATAAGGGATTGACCTGTGACCTCACAAAGGAATTTGTGGAGGAGCAGCTCGCTAAAGGTTGCTCCTACTGTGATGAGACGGACATACGATGGCTGGGCCTAGATCGCGTAGACAATTCTTTGGGACACACTCAACACAATGTGGTGCCTGCCTGTGAGCGCTGTAACTATATCCGACGAGACATGCCTTATGAGGCTTGGCTCTTATTTGTGCCCACTCTCAGGCAGGTGCTGGATTGCGGCGCCTTCGGAGAGTGGTACCCCAATAACGCAAAGTTACGCAAAGGGATCCGACGAGAAATGCCTGTGGACGCTAGACTAGGTGCACCACTAACAGAAGCCTTGATCTTAGCCGATGCAGACACATTTTTCAGCGTTTATGGGGAGTGGCCCAAGTCCACAGATAAACGCCCAGTTGTTGGTAAGGATGTGACATGGCCTTACTACGACCGTGCCCTTTACTATGGCCTTAGAGGACTTCCCAAAGGAGAGACTACTTTGGCTCAGCTGCTCCAGGCAGAGCGTGGCGTGCCTAACAGAAAAGGTAAGCGATGAGGCGAGTAGAAGCGGACGAGATAGTTCCCAACCTGTGGCAGGGCTCCTACCCCCGATACGGGGAACATGTTGCTAAGTCGGGCTTCACGCTCTTGGTGTTCTGTGCTGGGGAAATACAGCCTCCAGCAGAGGACTACCCTGGCGTCAGGATCATCTACGCCCCCAACAGCGATGACTACGTTAGCAAAATGCCTAGGGACCTGCTTCAAATAGCCGTTGAAGCAGCCCACGAGGTAGCTCAGGAAATACAGGACGGTGGTAAAGCTCTTGTGACTTGTGCCGCCGGCATCAACCGGTCAGGGCTAGTGTCCGCATTGACCCTGCACTTCCTTCACGGTTGGGCAGGAACTGAATGCATCGCACGAGTGCAGAAGACTAGGGTCAATCAAAAGCACCACATGGTCGCTTTGGATAACCCTCAGTTCCGAGCTGTCCTAAAGAACCTCAAGCCTGCGGGCAAGGCCAAAGCGTTACCAGCAGGCTGGGTTGAAAGTGACTCTGGCTTGATCCTACCTGAGTAACCTTACTTAGGTCCGTAGAAACGAGTCTCAGGATAACCACCGCAAGCAGGACATTGGGGCCCAGGATCCCCTTTAGGGCCTATTGCTGCGAGGAGTTGCCCACCAGTCTTCTCGTACATCCCGGCCAAAGACACGAGGGTGTCCTCAAGTTGCTCCCGTGTAAAAGGAGGCTCAGTTGGGCAGTCCCCTTGGGTTTGACGGAGCTTAACTGAAGCGACTATGGCTTTGACGGCTAGTGAATGCATGAGTCAGTCCGGAATCGGTATGTGGGGTTCCATGTAACGAGTCTTGGCCTGAACCTGAACGAAGTCCACGGAGGGGCTGTCACTCACTATCAGAGCGGTCAGACGCCCACCGTAAACAACACCCGTGTCGATGCCGTAGCAGGTCACACCTTGAGGTCTGACATCGATGCGGGGTGTAGACAGGCTGTGAGCTTCGTGGCCATAGACTACATTGTAGGGCCCGTCGTACACTTCCGCCCAATGTGACGCGCCCACAGGTTGGGACAGGTCAGAGTAGTCCAGAGGGATGTACCCTCCTTCAGCATTGACCCACCTCAGCCGCATGATCTTGTCCTCTGGTTGTCTCCTTAACGGGATCCTTGGCATCAAGCCACCATGGACTGCAACCCAATCAAACCTAGGTTTCAGTACAACTGGCAAAGTCTTGATCCATTCCAGATTTCGTGAACCTAGGCTCAAGTTCGCTTGTTCATCTTGGGGGCTGAAAGGCCGTGTCATAGGATTAATGTAAGCTGAGTCAGCCTGGCTTCGCTCCCAATGACGACGCCATCGAAGGTGGCGCTCCTCATGATTCCCGAGAATACTCATCAGTCCGTTCACTCTAGCGAACTCGACACAAGCAGCAGGCGACGGCCCCTTGTCCATGAAGTCGCCCAAGCAGATGACCGTGTCGGACTCTTTCACACAGAGCTTTACGTAAAGCTCTGTGAACTCCTGGATACACCCGTGGATGTCCCCGATGTAGATCGTACGGCCTGACATGATGGTTTCTAACGGCAACGGAGCAATAAAGTTAAGGGTTTCGTTCCCCAACAGCTTGCTTGAGGATCCGGTACACGAGGTCCCATTGACCTCGGACGCGGGGATTGTGGCCAGTGATCTGGCCTTTCTTCCAGGTACCTTTATCACCTTTTTTGGTGATGTCCCAGTCATACCCTCGATTCGAGAAGTTTTTTGACAGGGTTCGGCTAAGGGCGACCTTCAAAGTGCCCAGGGAGTAGGCCTTGGTCTTGTCGCCCTTGGGCCACATCTGGATCTGGATAACCAACATCAGAGGGTGAGGCTCTTCTTCCAGCTATCCAGGAAAGAACGGATGGCCTTCTGCCCCTCAATGTTTTCTGAGTGGATGGCATACTCCGGAACCGGACCATTGGGGAACTTCTCCGCAAGCCACTTGAGGAACACCATCGCCGTGTCCTCACCACCCAGGTCGTGGTCCAGGTCCATCACAGCGGGCAAGCCCTTAGACACAATCAGGAGGCTGGCCTCGGTCGTGGACTTGGCTCCGATGTACCCCTCTGGTACCGCTCGACGGGGAACCTCATCCAATTGGTCGTCTAGCCAGAGCTTCCAAGGGAGCTTGAAGGTCTTGGCTCCAACGACGCAGAGAGCGCCCAGGCCTCCTAGACCTAGGAAGCTGACAAGACTGCACACCGGGAAGGCCTGCGGCGATACAACCATGATCGCGACCGGCAGCATGAACACCAAATGCACGATTTGGTCGATGGCTATGAGCAAGATCTTGCCAAGGGTCGACTCAGCGAAGACCACGAAGTCCGTGAGATTATTCATCGGGCCCGGCTTCCGGATATACTTCGCCCAGACGAACACGGGAATGTAAGTGTCCTCCATGAAGTGGCTCAGCCAGAGGATGACCGCGGACATGCCGATGACGTACCAGGCCGGATTCACGAGCATCAACGAAGCACAGCAGATGACCGTGTAGATCAGGCAGTGTCGTGCTCGAACCCAATGGTTCTTCGGTTTCGCCATTGCCTCCGCATGGGATTGGAAGACCCAGTCAGCTACGAAATGGATCAGAACGAGAAGGGCGAAGATCCCGCCAATTTTTGCAACCACGTCAATGGACATGGCTGGATACTACACCATTTCAGTCGATGCGAATGTCCACCACTCCCGTAAGGGTCGGACCTCGAACTAGGGTGACCTTACGGGTTCGGCTCAGCAGCTCGTTGGAATACACCGGGTTCACGCCAGGGGCAACGGCAATAGTTACGTGAGGATGGGTGTTGTGGGAGTAAACGTTGGGACGGACCAATACTGCCTGACCATGTTGATCTGAGGCGTAGCCGATGACCACCATATTGGCGGAGGCACCCACATCAATCTGGAGGATTTCGTCCTCGTTCGGGTCGTACTTGATGGTCATGTGATGGGCAAGCACATGAGCGTGGAAGGGGATCCCTAGAGTGATCTCCCACCATTCGAGGAGCTTCTCCTGAGCGTCCTCGTCCAGAAAGACCGCTGCGTAGGGTCGATCGTCTTTATTTGTGGGCAGCACAGGTGACGGGGTCCAATGCCCTGGCCGGCTCAATGCCGTCACAGGAGGTTACTGCCAGGACACACTTGGGACTCATGTTGACATATTTGTCCTGCATCTCCGTGCAGAACATCGTGCAAGTCTCATTGGGCACGTCAGGAGGTCCGGGCAGGTCATTGTTGTACAACGCCTCGGCTTCAGGGCATTTTAGGTCAGCCAAGTGGGCACACATCTTGGGGCATAGGTCGGAATTTGGGGGAGGAAAACCGGCTGTTGGTTGCTCAGCACAGGCTACGGCCAACCAAAGACCTAGGATAAGGGAGACGTGCTTGATCATGGGTACCTATTCGAGGGGACTCATCGGTAGAATCGTGATTCTTCTTTTCCCACCGTAGACATATGGCACACGTCTACGGCTACCGCCCAGACCCCGTAAAAGCGGACGGGGAGTCCTCTGCCAACAACTTTTCCCTTCAGTTAGCCCCCAAACTAACCCAGGTGACGGCAGGAGACCCTGATCTCAGGCCTTTCTGCACAGTTACCAACCAGTACGACTTGGAGTCTTGCACTGGCAACGCCACTGCCGACTCAGTAGAAGTCCTGAATGCTATCCAGGGGTTGTCCCCGGTTCAGCTCTCCCGAATGTTCGTCTGGACTCTGGCCAGGAACATGGACGGGAACCTCTCCAAGAACGAGGGGACCCACATCCGGAATTGCTTCCAAGTGTTGGCCAGCTTCGGGATCTGTCGGGAGGACCTTGCCAGCGGTCAGGGAGGCTGGCCCTATGATTCCGCCAAGGTAGGGTTCCTACCTGATGTGATGTCTATGCGGGCTGCCACCGGGCATCGAATCCACAGTTATTACCGCATAGTTGAAACTGGTCAGGCTCGTATTGACAAGATGCTGGAGGCCCTCCGAGCCCACCATCCAGTGGTTTTCGGAACCCAGGTCGACGATGTCTTCGAGGGGATCTCGGACATGACCCCTTGGAAACGGCCTGCTGGTGCCGTCAAGGGTGGTCATGCGATGATGGTCGTTGGGTACATCACGGGCAAGGGCTTCATCGTGAAGAACTCCTGGGGTCCGGACTGGGGCGAGAATGGCTTCTGCATCATGGCGGAAGAGGTCTTCACCTGGAACATGACCGAGGACATCTGGGTCCCGACCAACGGCATGAACTTCAAGGCTTAAGAGTATTCTAGTAGGAATTGGCGAGCCCAAGACAGCTTGTCTAACGCCCGTTGACCACTAGGTTGACTCCTTGTCCTGTTAGGTCTATTTTAGTAGACATATCTAATGAATGGACACATAAAAGAATCCTCATTAGGTGTGCTCTGTTCCAAGTATGGCGAAATTATTGTCTTTTAGCTAACACCTAAGTATGCCCAGTGGCCTAACGTACCGTGTAGCAAGGCGCTACTTAGCCTCGTATTTCTCTGTGGGAGATACGGTCTTGTACGGACGCTGGAAGAACCACACCGGAAAAATCGTAGCCTTCTCCCAAGATCACTGGGGAAATCCGACAATAGAGGTCGAGCCAGTGCCAAAAGGCCGTAAAGGCAACAAAGTTTTTGGCCTGTTCAAGGTGTGGCGAGCGGACGTAAAAGAGAACGCAATGAAGAAGCTACTCGAAAAGCAAGCGGGAGACACCATGAACAGCACCAAACGAGTCGTTGCACGATACATCAAACAGGCTGGCATCGAGGAAGGTCGTGTTTACGTCTCCGCTGAGGACAATGTCCGGATCCAGCGCTGGAGAGATCACTTTAGGGTTTGGGATCTGACCAATGCCGGCAAGCGTGGAAAATCCGTCGAAGGATTCGTCCTGAGTACCACCCACTACTACAAGGGTGACGCGGCGGCTTGGATGGACAACATGGGGAAGGTCTTGCCTGAGCAAGGGGACTACAACGCCATCGTGAGGCTGATCAAGGATGTCCAACACGACTATCCGAACGAAATCGAGATGTCGGAGTTCAAGGAAAAGGGGATCAACGTCCTACCCGCTTCTTCTGCGCCCATCCAGCTAGAGACGGACACAGGGATCCGGATCAAGGCTGACCCGCTGGATTTCTCAGTGGTCAACTCGGTCAAGCACATGGGCCCTAAAGGGAACTCCTTCAATCAGGACACATTGTTCTCCCCCAGGAACAAGAAGGACGCCCTCCTGTTCTATACTTGGCTAAAGACGAATCTGTCCAAGGTCAACAAGATGGACATGAACACATTGCGTGACACCTGGAGTTCTGAAGGCGTTCAGTACGATTACCACTGAGGAAATCGTGGCTTACTCCTACGACCGCACAGCGGGAACCCGCCTGAAGCTGGGTCCAGCTCACCCTGAAGCCCAAGCTTCTGCCGGGCTCAAGAAAATGAAGCTGAAAGCCCGTAGCCAAGGCGATCTCCAAAGCGCTACGTTGGCTGCGGCTTATGTTGCTCAGAGAGTAGGCAAGACGTACTTCCTTTACCAAGGCAACTCGTTCGGGCATGCCGTCTGGCGTTCCGACTTCAACCCGTCGAACTATCTCGACCCGATCAACAACACAGGCGGATACGTTTACTCTATCACTCCCGAGCTTGATGTTACGCGCTACGACATCATCCGCGATTGAGCTGGTGTAGTAACGCCGGGCCATGATTTTAAGCGGGCCGGAAATAGAGCGACAGGTAACGGGCGGCAACATTGAGATCACGCCGTGGGATCTCAAGAAGTCGAACCCCGCCAGCTTTGACCTGACCCTAGGCGGTCTCGGGGCCGTCTACTCGGAAGTGGTTGAGCACAGAGACCTGTCCGACCCCAGTGGTCGGAGCTTCTACCCGAAGGACGGGGTCTTGGACTCAGCCAAGGATAACCCTACCCTACAGTTCGAGCTGCCCAAGAGTGGCTTCGTATTGAAGCCAGGCATCGGCTATCTCCTCCACACTGAAGAGATCATCTGCGCTGAGGAGTTCGTGCCGGTACTTGACGGCAAAAGCAGTATCGGACGCCTTTTCACCAAAATCCACGAGACTGCTGGATACTTGGACCCGTCCTTCCGAGGGCAGGTCACCCTGGAGGTGACAGTTGTCCACGCTGTGTGGGTCTACCCGGGCATGCGCATTGGTCAGATTCGGTTCCACACGCTTGTAGGTGAATTGCGGCCCTACAACGGGAATTACACTGGGGACAGAGCGAAGGGCCCCGTGGGATCCCGCTGCTGGAAGCAGCTCGCTGAGGACGGGATTGAGACCCTTTCTATAGAACGCCTTGAGCGTGGGACTGACAAGTCGACTACTGGCTGAGCTGGGAGCTACTCCCGAAAGGTTGGGGACTACCCACACTGTAGAAGCGCTGGATTCGCTGAAGGCTGAAGCCCGTCAGAAATTCAAAGCCCTAGCCTTTAAGTACCACCCTGACCGACATCCCGGCGATGATGGCTTGTTGTTTAGAGCATTGAATGAAGCCTTTAACTGGCTGCTCTCTTCGAAGGTGACTCCTCCGGTAATGATCACCACGACTACCTACATGTGCCCTGCTCCTAGCTATTTTGATCGGCAGGTGTCTCCAAAAAGAGTATACGACGCCAGGCGGGTAGTTTCGATTCGGCCCACTTAACTTTCGACCTCGGGATCCGTTCTATCAATCATCATGAAGACCGAAGCCAAAACATTCGTTGATTTCAGTGCTTCCGGAAACCCTTCCGAGGTGACTGCAATGAATGATAGCTTCGTCCGCAAGTGCGAGCTTTCCAAAGAGCAACAAGCACTACATAACTTCGGCCTCATCGGGTTTGACGCCTACCGTGCTTGGATTCTTGAGAATCAACTACCGTTGAGCTGAAAAGGTCTCGACTTTGCTCAGCAAAGTGCCTATGCTCCGCGCCGATGCTCACACAGAATCAAAGTTTCGAAGAGAAGATTGGGGTCCGCCTTCCGGACGGTACTCGCCACATGGCGGTTGTTAAGGTCGGCGCCTTAGACAGCGACGAAGACGTGCTGAAGCGGATCTCCACGAGAGTGGGTACGCTGTTCAACGTCACCGGCACCAAATATTTGGTGACCTGTCAAGATCCGTTCCGACTGGAAAAAGTAGTGGGCGACGTTTGGGCCCTACCCAAGGTCGAAAAGGCTGTTTCAGCTGTCGTGGCTCAAACAACTTCCGGCCCCCAGGTCGGGGAAACTTGGCGTCCGAAGGACCCACGTCGTAAAGCGTCTTTTATTGTACTTGCTGTTGAAGAGGGTCACGTCGTCACTGATGACGGTCGGCGCATTCAACTGACAAGGTTCAAACGCTATGAGCGAGTCGGATAAGCCAGTCGTAATACGATGCCCCAAACACGATGTGAAGGCAGATCTACACCAAGAGGCTGACCTCGACGCCTTCGTTGACACCCACCGTTGGTGCGGCGGCCTTGAGATGTACGAGGGTGAAGCCCTCACGGGAACGTTCGACCCTCCAGAGGACTGGATGAACTAGGCCTTCTCTTTGATGGCCTTCTTGTCGTTGGTGCGACGTACCTTCTTCGAGGTCTTCTTTGCCTCGGCACGCCTGCACCAACGGCTGGTGTCGCCCTTCATCTCAGCTTTCATCTTCGTGTAGGCCATGGTCCCTCATAACGGATGGCGGATAGAGAAGTTAAGTACGCCGCTGAGTGCCTGGTGTAAATGGGGTCATGACCGAAGCCTTCCTTACTGCCATTGGAGCTTCGGTCTTCTTGTTGCTGGGCATCACCATCGGCTGGTTAGCCGGTAAGCGCCAAGGTCAACGAGAGTTAGACCTATTCCGTGAGGGTCTGGGTGGAAGCGTCCGTGGCGGGCCCTGCTGGCTCCGTACGCAGCTCCCGCCACACGACCCTTGAGGTAATGTCATGGGACCAGCTGAACGCCTCCTACGCAAGACCAGAGTCACTCGCAAGAGTTTGACGGCAGCCTACTCCGACAAGGTGGCCGGTCCGCTTTTGATCGGTGCCCGTCTCACGTTGAAGATCCCGTTCTCGAAGTTCGATCAGTTCTTCGCGGAGATCATCTCCGAAGCCGTCGAAGCAGCTTCGGCCTTGAAGCTCTAGACGACAGGGGTTCGGGGCGACACAGCGGGGGAGAGCCTACGAGGCGCTGTGGCTGGCTTCTTGATGGCGACCCACGCTGGGGCAACCTCGGCGGCCTCGACGCTCAGGAGCTGCTTGTGAGGCGACAGAGAGGCATCGAAGCCTACTGCTGTAACTCGGAAGCGGCCGTTCACGTCGAGCACTTCGTACCGACCACCATTCTTGCGCTCCAAACAAAACCTCAGAGCAACGAGGTCTCCGTTCCTGAGAGGCCCCGGTAGGTCGAGCTTCACTTTTGGCTCTCCTGAAACATCAGCTATTTTTAGCACACTGAGCATTTTGTCTCTCCTGTCTCACAAAGAGCTTGGCATCCTCGCCCCATTTGGTGTACCACTGAAGGTTCCGGCTCGCTAGCCAGTGAGTTGGAACTGTCACAGACCACGGTTACTAGGTTCCGTGTCCTTTCGAGGGCAGGATCAGCTTACTCCGAAGTTGAACAATCCTGTGAAAATAAAAACCAACTGCTCAGACCTTCTCTCCGATGGAGAAGGATCGCTCGTTCTAGGAACCCGCCTACGTTGCACTGAGTCAAAGCAACGAGGTCTCCTAGCTAGGTACTCCTTGAGGTCTTGGATGACCCAAGGGCTTCCGACAGCTAAGTAGAAGAATAGCCAGTGATGATCCAGAACACTTCCCAGAGCATCCACTCCCTGACCTTCTCAGGTAGTGTTCTCTCTACGTGTTCCATTCCCTGTCTACTAGATCAAGATCTCTCTTTCTATCTTCTTGATCTTACTATCTCTTCGAAGTCTGAGAACCCTCTACAAACAGCATCAGTATCGATAGTCGTACAGGAATACCAAGTAGTCATGCATCAAGGAATAGTTCAGTAGCAGGTAGAGTAGTAGCGGTAGCAGACAGCTCAAATGGACTCTGTCAGAGTAGGTCAGATAATGTCATACCTCACGGGTAGTTAGGCTGGACAGCCGGACTATTGTCAGGTAAGGATGAGATACTCACTCCGAGTTGCTCAAGTCCTAGTTCTGAGGCGGGACTCGTAGGGAGTCTGCCTGATGAAAGCCAGAGACCTCATTGCTCAGAGTTCTCCTGAGGCAGCTATTGCTAGGAAGACCTCGTGGAGAAGCGCGAAGCGCTATCCTCAGCAGATCAAGCGGCTCTGGATAACTTCGTTGAAGCTCTTCCTGCCCCTATAAAAGTGAACCTACCTCGATGATTTCATCTGAAGAAGGATGCCGTATACGCCCACTGTACGACCGTATTACTATCGGTTTGGCATTGGGTGCCGAGCTGAACCGAACGGCGGAAGAGCCTACGGGCTTCGTCCGTATCGTTCACGGCCAGCGCTTCGATAGCTGCTTGCCACGGGTCAAGGCTCATCCACTGAAGGGCGCCACCAAACTCCACGGCGTGAGCGGGGGCTTTTTGCAACAGTGCCCAAGGGCTCAGGCCGGCCGCCCACTCCATCCACGCCGAGGCAAGTATGCCGAAGCGTTTTCGAACGGTGGGGGATTGGACGACCTCAACCTTTTGGCAGGTGAAGGGTACACCCAAAATCTTTGCGAGGGCGCAACGAATGGTCACATCTTCCACCGCTGTGCCTCGGCTGCGCGAATGCAGCCTGTCGACTTCCGCCAGAACTTCGTTTCGAAGTTCGAGTCCCGGGTGATCCAAATACGTAAGCGCCAACGACAGGGCTTTGCGGCTCTGTGAGGTCTTACGGATCTTGTTGGAGAGTTCGGATGCGATCATTGGATCAATCTGTTCGGAATTACACATGAATATACACCGCAGAAGTTGACGGTCAAATGGCAGCGCTGATGGCTCGCGAAAGGTCTTATTTTCGCGAGTGCTCTTTCACTCTTGACTAGATCGCCTCAGCTCAATTATGAGGGAAGGCTCCCCAACTACGTCTTTTTCAAGGGACAATGTAGGTAGGGGTGCACGGGGCTTAAGTTACACGGACCCATGGCCGTTGGGTCCGTACATGTACCGAAACGAGGGTTAATGCCGTATCCAACACGCTCTTCTAAAGCATCTTCCGTGCCGAAAACCGCCAGCGGGAGTACAAGCGGTTTATCTACGCCACGTAAACAATACTGTGGCACTGTGCCGCCTCAGGGTCTTATTCCGCTGTGGCAGCCTGTCACAGGTCAGAGGGCGATGGCGGGGTTGCCTAGGGACTACCGTGCCTTGTGGGCGATGTGTCGAAAACAGATTGTGGCGACTGCCAAACGGTGTGGCCTCACCAATACCGAAGTCCTCTCCGAGCTGAGGGAGCAAGAAGCCCTCGAAGCGTTCGTGACTGACGAGACAATACCTGACGAGATGTCTTGGGAGGACACCCTGGCCCTCTTGGGCCTCGATGATGCTGGTTGGCGTCGTACCCTGCATTCGATGACCAAGAGCAACGGCGATGGCTTGAAGTGGTGTAACATCGCACCTCTGCCCGCTCGTAACGGCGACAACCTGACCTCACGGGACATCGTCTATTACGGCCCCACTCTGTGGGAGGCTGCTAGGTTCCTCGACGGCTCCAATCAGATTGCTGTGACCAAGCCTTTCTGTCCTCGTAGGACTCTAGCCTTCAAGGAATACCTCGACAACATCTTGGCGACCGTCCAGCCGGTGGTGAAGGTTGTCGAAAAACCGAAGCTGACTGTTGTCCCGCCACCGGCCGTTCAAGAGATCCCTGTGGCGGTCACCCCGGACCCTCCTTGGCCCAAGGGGTTACCGAAGAACTACGACGGTGTGGTCCTCAAGTATGGTACCTACGTCCATGATCAGGTTCAGCGGTCATCCAAGATCAAGACCTCCGATGAAATCCAGGAGGTCTGCCAAGAAGTCTGGCTGAAACTCATCAGAGCTGACGTGCTTCGCAAGTTCGCCGAGATCGCGATGTCGAAGCTCCCGTCTACGATGACCTACCCTCAGTGTCTGATTTTCTTGGGGATCACTTCCAAGCAATTTTCTAGTGCGCTGAAGAAGGCTCCCTTCAGCATCAAACCCGTTCAAGGCGTGGAGTTAGCTGACGATGCCTTGTATTCGACGGCACAGATCGAAACGTTGGATGTCAGCGGCTTGCTGCCGACCGTCAGGGATCCAGATCGTTGCCGTCCTGAGGCGACCGAGCGCGGTTTCAAGTCCTATTTGGCGACCGCTGTGAAGAATCACTTCAAGAATTTGATCCGGTATCGTAACCGCCGTCATCAGGAGCGGGGCCTGGATTCCCGTGTTGTCCTGTCCGGGGGGTCCACCGGGGTCTATTCGAAGACCATGCTCTTGGAAGAGGCTAGCTCGTGGGAGGCTAATATCCCTGATGATACCGACATGCCTATGGAAGCTATGTTGGACCTGGCCTCGGAGATCCGTCGTCATGACATTACCCCCTGCTCTGAACAAGGTATGGCCGTCTTGGACTGTGTGGTGGCCAATTCCAGGAAGAACCTGACTCTGAGGGGGGCTATGGACTCCGTTAGGGCCAAAGTCCGCGTCGGGGAGTAAGACCACTAGTCCTTCTATCAGGGATCCTTTTCAGAGGATCTCTGTGCACCATCCTGTAATTGCTCGGGCTGAAGCCCTAAGTCGTAGGATCTACGCCTCATTTCCGTGGGGTTACAGGGTCGCGAACCTCTTTCTGAAGCTCGCTTCAGGGTACATCGATGCCTTTGGGCGCTTGGTCTACGCTGAGATGATCAAGGCAGGGGTCACGGACATGCCACCCATCAACGGGGAGTCAGCCGAGTCCTACGCGGACAAGGTCCAGGGGCCTAGGGGTCCAGATAAGCTTCCCAGGGGTTACGGCTCGGAATTCGGCAAGAGGATCTACGCTTTTTTGATGTCTAAGACCCATAACATCGAGACCACGGAAGAGGTAATGAGTCGGATGATGATGGACATTGCCCGAGGTAAGATCCGCTTCCAGGGCGGCTTTGACCTCAAGCAGTCTGAGGCCTTGCTCTACAAGACGGCTTTGCGAACGGTCCTCGACATCAAACGTGAGCAGAAGGGTCGGAACAACGATCGTTTGACTCCGGAGTCTTTGACCGATGACATGGGTGAGACCATCGACTTGTCAGACCCCAGTGCCTTCAAGCATCTGGATGGGATGATCCCTCAGTCGGAAGTTCACCGCATTGTGGATGAACTTTCAAAGCTCGATCCCAGAGCTGTAGAGTGGTTCGAGGGTAAGCTGGAAGGGCTCAAGAACAAAGAGATGGCCGCCCAATGGGGGGTGTCTGAGCCTAGGTTCATCCAGATCGAGAACCTAGTGGAGCCGTTGGTTAAGCAGATACTCATGAAGTACCTGAGGGACGCAGCATGAAATCGAAGAACGTGGTCGTAAGGTTTCGCCAGGCAGGGCTGATCAAGCGGGTGGCCGCTCGTTTTGCCATGGAGCACAGCTCGCCTGAGGAGCTGAAGGATTACCTCCACGAGCATCCAGGGGCGGATCCAAAGAACCACCACGTCGAGAAGAAGGACAACAAGCCCTCTTCAGGTGGGGATGACAAGGCCTCCAAAGAGTTCATGCGTCATGGTCAGAACGCTGAGAAGAAGCTGAAAGCAATCAGTCGTTTTGCGGAGCAGGCTGACAAGCAGGACGGACCCAAGGCCAAAGAAGCTTTGGACAAGACCCATGCCGCCGGCTCAGAACTACACGACTTGGGTGTGCAGCTACACAAAAAGTTGTCGGGTATGAAATCCAAGTCTGCGGACAAGGAATTCGGATACATGAAGGGTAGCTTGAAGAAGCTCGAAGACGCCCTCAGCGACGCCAAGGAAGGCTCGATGCACGGCTTCTCAGCAAAGGCAATTGCCAAAGCTGCTGATGAGCTGTACGGCGATATCCACCGTGTGACCGCCCTGGGAGTCTCAGGCAACCTCTGACTTCGGTGTATAGACTCCGATCATGGAGTTTCTCAACCAGGTCCTTTTAGGTGATTGCCTCGTTCGTCTGAAAGAACTGCCGGACTGCACATATGACAGCTGCGTCACTGACGTGCCTTATGGCCTTGCCGACAGAGAGCCCACCCTTGAAGATATCCTGGCATATCTTCAAGGCGCCGACTCGCTAGGCCCCCTCAAACAGGGTCGCAAGAACTGTTTGAACAGCGTGGTCGAGCTTCCCGTTGTCCCTGAGACGAATCACAGTGATTCCCAAGTCCCGGAGAATTTGATCTCGTTCCATATCGTAGTGGCGAGTGGCCCTGTTGTGCCATCCGGGACGATCCAACTCGATGATCAGCTTTCTGTCGGGGAAGAAAAAATCGGTTACAAAGGACCTGTCGTCAAGCTCGATGACATGTTGGTGAATGAAACTCACTCCGAGAAGCCCCAAAGCTTCAACCACGGCCAGTTCAGTCTTGGGAAAAGCCAGTGCTTTTCCGGATGCATAGAGACGTGCCGCTGCTTTACTCAATCGAGTCCGACCACCTTCAGTGTACTGGTATGGCTTGATCACGATCCTCTTACTGAAACCGAATCGTCTACCAAGATAATGACAGGTGGGGGAGCAAAAATTCCCGCCATGCTTACTCTTGATGTGGGAAACATGACGGGTGAAATCCGTCCTGCAAACATCACAGGAGAGGCTGACTTTGGTCTGTTTCTCTTGCCCCCTAAGAATGTAGGAGCACTTCCTGGAGCAGGTAGTTTGTTTTCCCTTGTCCAAGTACTTTTGGGCAGCGAGGTAGGCGATCAAACAGACCGGACAGACTCGTTCGACATTTCTATCCCAGCCGTTGTTTTGGGTCGGTTCCATTCTCCCAGAGTTGCTCAAAAGGACTTTATGAATAAGGGATGGGAGATTCCTAGTGTCTCCGTCTGGAAAGAGGTCTACCGCATACTCAAGCCAGGGGCTTATGTCCTCTGCTTCGGGGGGACCCGAACCTTCGACCTCATTTCAATGGGGCTCCGAGCCGCAGGGTTCGAGAACCGCGACACGATCGCTCATGAGTTCGGCGTTCCTGTTCTTCAGTGGGTCCAAGGGATGGGGATGCCCAAGAGCAGTAACCCAGGTAAGGTTGTCAAGAAAAAGATAGGTTCGTGGGTTGGTTCGCGAGAACCTACTGATGAACACACAGTAGTAAATGCATACTGTACGTGTCTCAAAGAAACTAGAATGGACTCCGGAATTGGAGGTTCTGTTGGGGACAATCTCCGATATGCAGCTAGCAGTTCAGATGGGGCTGCCCAGAACGTCGAGTTCAGAGAATCGCGTACGCCATCATCGACGCACGCTAGGTATAACAGCTCACAGAACGAAGCTACATGTAGTGATAGTGTGCCTGACTTGCGGGAAAAAGGCCCGCAAGAGGATGAAAGAGATCCGCAAGAACAAGAAAAACTACTGTTCACACCCGTGTGCATCGATGGGGCAGAAGACTCGGGATTCAGAGAGTCTGCGCTACGGGCGAGGGTGGAAAGCTCTGAAGGCTCTGGTGTTACAGCGGGACAAAGCTTGTCGATGCTGCAAACAGATCCCAAAAAGGACTCTTCACGTGCATCACTTGAAACCGTTCCGATTCGGGGGGACCAACAATTTGGAGAACTTGGTAGCTCTGTGCGATTCGTGTCATCACAAGATAGAGGCGGCAACGACCAGAATTTTGAGTTCGATACAGGTCGTTGTCACTCTAGAAGAATCTTGCTTGACGATACAGGTAGATGGGGTCATGCGAGGGCAAGAGTCTGTTCCTGGTGTGGCTCCTTAGACAAGTCCTTTTACGATAGCCTAGAGAATCTTGGCAGTGCACTGAAGCCTGCTTGGGAGCCGATTCTGGTCTTTCGCAAGCCGGTAGAAAAGACCCTCGTGGAGAATGTGCTCAAGTACGGGACCGGGGGGATCAACATTGATGCTACCCGAGTCAAGCACGCCAGCAAAGACGACTTCGAGAAGCACAAGGCACAGGTTGAGGCCGTCAAAGCCAAAGGCGGTGTCCGAGGAGATTCCTGGAAGAACTCCTCAGACCTCTCAGGAGCTAACGATGTGCAGGAAGGGGGTAGGTGGCCTGCCAACATCTTGCTCACGCATTCTGAGGGCTGCCAGCACAGCGGAACCACCAAGGTTAAGGCTCACCCCGCTTGGAACGACAACCGCCCACCATCTGCTTTTACCGGCCCAGAGACCTCTCCGGTGCACCATGCTGAAGAGGATGGAACCGAAACCGTGGAAGTTTGGAACTGTGTAGAAGGTTGTCCTGTCCTGGCCTTGGAAACCCAAACCGGGCTCCTCAAGAGCGGGCCCCTGAATCAAGGAGGAGCCTCCAGGTTTTTCCAGCAGTTCGAAGGCCAAGAACTACCCGAGGCCCCGTTCTTTTACACAGCCAAGCCGTCTAAGAACGAGACGACGTTAGGCGGGCGCATAGAGAACGAACATCCGACGAAGAAGCCTATTGCTCTCATGAAGTGGCTCATTCGATTGGTCACACGAAAGGGGGGACTCACCATTGATCCCTACTGCGGGTCCGGGTCCACTCTCCACGCAGCCATCGAAGAAGGCGTCAACTTCACGGGAATTGAGAGGGACGAGCCCTCCTACAAGACCTCGGTGGAGCGTGTCACACTTGTAGCGAAATTGTACGAGGAAGCCCATGTCCAACGAGACCTCTTTGACCTTGCGATGTCGAATGACTGACCCTCTTGTGAGGTTTGTAGGTTTGGAGGACAGAGTGTTCAGCCAACCATTCACGGTCATCGATCCCCAGGGCTCGGCGTGGGGAATTGCGTCGGACAAGATCTGGTTCGTAGCCTCCAGAGGTAAGCACTTTGCTCGCTTTAAGGGTACTATGGATTCTCTGTCCTCAGTTCTTAAGTTGTTGAAGGCAGAACCTTCGGAGTTCATCGAGGCCCTATCCTCGGGAAAGTCCGTTGTTGAGGGATCCCCTATAGTTTCGATCTTAGGGGTCCCCGTCAGCCAAGACCGCTTGAACACCCTGATCGAGGCCTTCCCTTGTAGGATCCAGGTGTGGAATTCCTCAGCCTATTTAGGGGTACCTAGCCTAGGGTTCTATTCCAAGGAATGGCGAGCCTTTTTGATGGGCTATGAGAACGTCATCGGGGAGGTACCTGAGTCCAACATTGAGGTTCAGGACGAGCGAAGCCTGTTCCGCCTTGCAATGGGTTTATAATGTGCTTTTGAGCAAGGGGATTTGACATGTCCTCTACCCCTGCCGCAAGAGTGACCATACGTTATGCGGCGGCCCGGCCAATGAAGCCGGAGAAGATGCAGGCCCTTCTCCTCAAGCTCCGGAAGGGTGCTGAGGGCAGCTTGCGAATGCCAGAGCTGGTGCAGGTCCTGGACTATCTAGGGGGCTACAAGCTCGAAGAGGCCTTGGTGCTTCAGAGTCAGGAACCTTACAAGGGTGCCAAGAAGGCTTTCTCTGGATCTCTGGCTCAGGTCAAGGCTGAGTGGGAAGAGATCAAGGCCAATGAGGTCAGCACTCTGCCGACTCATCCAGTGCTGCACAAGGTGTACTATCAGGATGTCGACCCTATCGTGGAAAAGGGTGACGGCACAGCTTACTTCAGAGCACCTTTCGTCCAGCCATTGTGCTCACGGAGTCTGCGCTCTGGTTCTGTCGTGACGCCCGTGTAGAGCAGCGTGGCATCGTTCGTGATGATGTAGACGAACCAGGCAGCATTCGTTATCTGAGGCAATACTTCACTTGTGCTCATTTAATGGGTATGAGGCTGATAGATATTTCAGGACAGGTCTTTGGACGGTTGACAGTCATTAGGAAGTCTGAAGCACCCTCCATGTGGGAGTGTCTTTGTTCTTGCGGCACAACCAAGTTATTCACAGGTCCTAATTTGCGCACTGGAAATACCACTTCGTGTGGTTGCTTGCATAGAGAAAAGTTAGCGGCCTCCAACACAAGTCTGAAGTCCCTCGTGGAGCCATGGCTTGCAGACATGAACCTCTATGTTCGCAAGGTAGGCTATCGTCGGCAGCGAGGGAAGTTAGGTTCCAATCAATTTGCCTCTGTGGAAGGTAGCCCAGTATCTACTCACCCCTCCAATCATTGGGCACTAGACTTAGAGGCCTACACTAGTTTGGTGACTGGTATTTGTCATTATTGTGGGAGACCTCCTAATCAATTGCCCAAAGGTGCAAACATGAACCCCAGCTTAAGACGTAATGGCATCGACCGTATGGACAATACCAGGGGGTATGAACCGGACAATTGTGTATCGTGCTGTGCTTCGTGCAACAGAGAAAAAAGAGCACAGACCTTTGAAGTGTTCGTTGAAAATACTAAGCGGCGCTACGAGCACCTAAAGACCAAAGGCTTGCTATAATACTCACCAGGTGAAGTTGCCTTCAGCCTTACGTAGCTTGAGACGAGTCACGATCCATGGGCCATAGGCTAGGTTGAAGAAGAGTCCTCCAGCCCAGCGCTTGCGGTCATAGTCCGACAAGTCTCTCATAGCACGATCACGACGACATTCGATGTTGAAAGCAGCAGCATCAATCATGGCTTGGCGGTGTTCACCCCAGATAGGGGCATGTGCCATAACCCAAACACTGTAATCGACAGCGCCCTCCTCACAAAAGGGATCTCCCTCAGGGAACCCTGCCAATGAAGCGTGCATGAACTCGTGGGTGAGCTTCTCCAAGGTCGTTCCTGGCTTGCCCTCAACGATGGATGGTGAGAGGCGGACCTGACCGTTGTCGGGTTGGAAGCTGGCGTTGGCACCACCCGAGTGGGCCCCATCATGGATCGAGAGGATCTCAGACATGGGCTCCTGTTGGTAGGGGCCTAGGGCTTGGGCGATGAAGGCGTAGCACTTCGGGGCCCACTCCTCGATGAACTTGTTCCACTCTGGGCTACACACGCTCGTGGTGAACTGCTTGGCCGCCCTTTTTGGCAGGATCGAGGCAGTCCTCAGGGTATGCTGCACTTCTGCTGGAAATGGGTTCACCCCAAAGCTCATTTATCAAAACCCTATGGATTTCTGGTGTATACCACCGGATATGTCCATGTCCTCAAAGATCACCACGATGATTGCGGCCAACCCTGGCTGGCTGGCCGTTTTCACTACGGCTGAAGGGAACCCAATTTTCGTGCCGGTAGCCGCCTGGGCTTCCTTCGAGCATGAAGATGAGGGTGAGGAAATGTGGCCATCGGTTGAAGCCATGATTGCGGACGGTTTCCGTATCGTTCCAATCTACATTCAAGAAGAGTACGACGTGGATATGTTGGTCGGGATCTTCGGCCCTGAGCAGGTGGCAGCTACCGGACCCAAAGCCTGGACCGAAAAATGCTTAGATTACCTGGCTGAAATCAAGAGCCTGGAGGCAGAGCATGCAGCGAACTGCCCTCACCATGGCGCCGAAGCCAATGAACTGAAGCTAGTTCCCAAGCCCAACTGAAGCCTCTCAAAGAAAAGATCACCCGACCCAAACTTTCTACTTGACGTTTCACTTATAGCACTGTACTTACTAGGGACGCTGGTTGCAGAGCCAGCACCTATCCAAAAGCAAAAGGTCATGTCTACTTCAACCGCAACCACACATACCAGCAAACCGGAGCTAACAGCTTCTGTGCTGTGGTGTGGGGTCAAGTTGGGACGGACCGTCAGTGGGATCAAGTTGGGCCGAGGCTTCGGCGGTCAGTCCCCCATGACGACCTCAACGCTCGGCGGCCTCCGCCAGGATAGCCAGAAGTATTCGCAACCAGCCTCCATTTCGTTCGCTGGCAATCTGGAGGCAGAAGCGTAAGGCGGTTTAGGATCACCCCCAAAGGGATCTGAAACCGCCTCCGAAAGGAAGAGCGGTTTTTTTCGTTTTAGGGCTCAGAAATTACGGGTCGTGTGCTGCGCCGGGACGCAGGTCTGACTGTAAATCAGATGTCAATTGGCTATCTAGGTTCGACTCCTAGGCGACCCACTAGGAGAAACACATATCATGGAGAGGAGAATCAAACAGAGCTGCTGACACCCTGCGGGCCAGTAGCTAAGTGGTAAAGCTTTCGACTTTTAATCGAATGATCGCCGGTTCGAACCCGGCCTGGCCCACCTTAAATGGGTGTCTTAATCTGCTTGTAAACCGATCCTAGTATGCAAAGGGATCGACAGCTACACTCAGATTACACCACTCTGAAGATGAGGATTAGGCACAAGAGGTTGAAGCAACGAGCAGTCGACTATAAGGGCGGCAAGTGTGAGACCTGCGGATATGACAAATGTCTGTCCGCTTTGGAATTCCACCACACCGATCCAAATGAGAAAGACTTCGGGATAGCTTCTTCCACCAGATCTTGGGAAAGTGTCAAAGCAGAACTGATCAAGTGTAAGATGCTGTGTTCCAATTGTCACAGGGAAGAGCATGAACGGCTGACGGACTCTAAGCATGAAGAGCTTACCGTGAAGGTAAGGGAAGTCATACCAGAGAGGCCACCGGGGTTAAAAGCAGTCAGTCACTACTGCCTTGTTTGCAAAAAGGTTTTTGAGACAGATGAGCCTGAACGCAAATTTTGCAGCACACTATGTACTCACAAAGATCAGGAAGTTACGAGCTGGCCCAGCGATTCTGAGCTGGCCCAAATAGTGTGGCAGATGCCTGTGAGTGCTGTCGCAAAGCAACTGAATGTCTCCGACAAAGCTATTTCCAAACGATGTAAACTGAGAGGCATAGAGACTCCAGGTAGAGGTTACTGGCAACGACAACGGGTGTATAACTCAATGGTAGAGTAGCCGCCTCTTAAGCGGTTAGTTGGTCGGGTTCAAGTCCCCCTACACCCACGAAGAGATACAGACACGAAATATTCCGGGTTCGGCTAATGGTAGGCCAACTGACTCTGACTCAGTAAATCGAGGTTCGATCCCTTGCCCCGGAACTAGTAAGGAAGGCTTACACCTTCCCTGCTCCTTGAAAATTTGAACAGGACACTTTGAATTCGTTTCCACCGATCCCGTCAGGGCTCGGAAAAACGCATCCAACACATCCGGAATGAAGCCGGCGCTGTGATTGGCTGTCCGCAGAGTAAGCTCGACCTCACAAGGTAGAGTGCAAAAAGCGGTGGAGCACCATCTCCATTAGGAACTCGGAATTCTCTCCTGGTTTGTCCGTGGGCGACAGGGCACACAAAACTCCTTCGGGAGTGCGTGTGAACTGTCACCCAATTTTGCCCCCATCGTCTATTGGTAGGACACTAGGTTCTCAACCTGGTAAGAGGAGTTCAATTCTCCTTGGGGGCACTGAGTGGCGTATTGGAGGGGCAGTAATCCACTTGTAAGCCTGCCCCTTGTATGCAACCAGAAACAGCCATTTGCTCTGTGTGCCACGACCCTAAGCTACTGACCTCTTTTGAGATGGCTAAAGTTGGTCGTCGGACTCAGTGCAACCAGTGCAGGCACCTCCAAAAGAAGAAGGCCAATCCTGACAGAGTCAAAAATGAGGGCCGAAAAGCCCATGGCAAAATTGCCGCTAGACGGCGTCTATATCCAGATTGGGCTATTTACGTAGACTGTAAGGCCTCCGACAGAAAACGAGGATTGGTCAACGATTTGGACAGAGAGGTCATTCGGTGCCTAATTGCCAAGGGGTGTCAGTACTGCGGTGAGACTCGACTTCGCATGACCCTCGATAGAAAAGACAACTCCTTAGGGCATGTGCAAGCAAATGTGATGCCCGCCTGCCTACGTTGTAATTACATGAGAGGCTCTATGCCTTATGCTGCGTGGGAATTGATTGTTCCTGTGTTGCACAGCATAAGAGAACAAGGCCACTTCGAGGATTGGCAGTCAGTACCGCTCAATCTTCAATATGCTGAGGACCAGTCAATGGAGACACCCTCTGACCCAAAGCAGCACAACGGTACTGCGATGGTCAAAATAACGTGCTTGGAGTGTGGCCAGCAAGCGGTTAAGGTTGCAGGGTATGTGAAGGCTAATGCACAGAAGGGCCATAAAGGACCCTTCTGTGGAAGGTCCTGTGCTGCTAAATACTCTTCTAGAAAGTAACGCGGGTGTTACGCCAAGGTGGATTCCGATCTTGCCAAGATCGATTCGGTCGGTTCGATTCCCGTCACCCGCTCTCATTGACAGGTACCCGAGTGGAAGCAGGGGTCCGGCTGTTAACCGGAAGTAGAAATACCGTCGTTGGTTCGAATCCAACCCTGTCAGCAATATACCATCTATCAACCTCCCCATTGTATGTCCCATCAACGAAAGTACACTTACGAGTACCTCGCCCCTCTAGTTAAAGAGAGCACCAATTTTACCGAGTTGTTGCGTAAAATAGGGGTCACTAGCAGTGGATCCTTGTGGTCTTTGATTAGGCGGCGAGTGGACGAGTTCGGGATAGATCGAAGCCACTTCATTGGGGTGTCTTCGAATAAGGGCCGTGTAAGACGAACACCCGCAGAGGTGTTCTCTCAGGTGAGCACGCGCAGACTTGATCACGCTACACTACGGAACGCTCTTCTCAGAGATGGCGTATCCCATAAGTGTGCTGTCTGTGGGGCAGGACCCGAGTGGTGTGGTCGGCCACTAACTTTACAAGTTGATCACATTGACAGCGACTTCCTCAACAACGCAAAGAGTAACCTTCGATTTCTGTGCCCTAATTGTCACACTCAGACAGAGGATTACGGACCTAAAGGCTTGAAGCAGGCTTTAATTGTGACAGCCTGTGTGGTGTGTGAGGCACCCGTATCGGTCACTCCTAGGAGATTTAAGAGGGGTAACTGTTATTGTGGAAAGAAGTGTTCTTCATCCATAGCTACTCGAAGAGAAAAAGCTGACTGGCCCTCTGACTCTCAATTGAAATCTTTGGTGTGGGAGATGCCCACCACTAAGATCGCTAAAAATTTGGGTGTTTCTGGTACAGCAGTGAAGCAAAGATGCTTAGCTAGAGGGATAGACACCCCCTCAAGAGGGTTTTGGACCAAAAAGTAACGATGCGAGTGAAGCCCCATGGTGGGGCACTAGTTTTCCAAACTAGGATCAGCGGGTTCGATTCCCGCCACCCGCTCTCGACGACATACTAGGGTAGCATAAAGGCAATGTGTTCCGCTGTTACCGGAGAAGATGAGGGTTCGATTCCTTCCCCTAGTGCTGACCGTTACGCATTCCTGGGTAGCCAAGCGGTAAGGCAGCGGATTGTTAATCCGCCTAGCGAAGGTTCGATCCCTTCCTCAGGAGCCAATTTTTACTTATAGGTATGGCCACTTAGGAGCCATACCTATGTCAGCAGCCAGTCGCGTCGCCCTCCGATACAAGCTTGCCAAGACCTTCCCCTCGGAAAAGGCCTTGAAAACGTATCTGGACGCCCACCCGAAGGCTGACAAGTCCAAGCATCGAGTCGAGGACGCCGATGTCCAGAGGATCAAGGATGAGGTAGCCCCTCACGCTAAGATCAAGAAGGACCAGGAAAAGGCTGAAAAGAACCGCGGCAAGGCTAAGGAAAAGCGCGACGACGAAAAGACCAAGAAAGACCTGACTAAGCATCAGGAAGAGCACCCTCGTGGGACGATCAATTGGGACTACGATCCTAAGAACCGCACGAAGGACCAAAAAGAGAAGTCTGAGAAGGTGGTCGATGAGGCCGTCGATAAGAAACGCGAGTGAAGCCCCATGGTGGGGCGCTAGTTTTCCAAACTAGTGCCAGCGGGTTCGATTCCCGCCACTCGCTCCCAAGAAACCCGCCGAAAGGTTATAGCTATACCAATCGGGATTACGGGGATGGTGAAGAGTGGAATGCCGGAGTCCGGATGGACGTTGATGGCGCCCCTGGGTAGCACCCAGTATCTCTAGTGTGGGTTCGATTCCCGCACCTTGGACTAAGGAGTCTCCACTCCTAGAAGCATACACGCAAATAGTAGGTTCGAATCCTGCCTCCTTCACAAGATGCCTCAATCTCTGAGACCTCTTGTGAAGGAGACGCCCAATGGCCGGGCACCAGACGGTAAATCTGGCTCGCAAGAGCAATCCCTGCTTCACTACTCGGAGACTCTTTTATGCCTACGTAGCACAATTGGCGGTGCCCCTGTTTTGTACTCAGGAGGTTGGAGGTTCGATGCCTCTCGTAGGCTCTCACGCTGGCGTAGCATCTCTTGGGAGTGCACTTGCATGGTAAGCAAGTTTAGGTGGGTTCGAATCCCATCGCCAGCTCTCAGTCATTGCCCATCACATGGGCCGAAGGTTTCTTCGGTTGGGCAGTCACCGCCTCGCAAGAGGTTGCAGTCAAAGAGTCGACCGGGAACACCGGCAACTTCTCTGAAACGTGATGACCGTGTCTATGCCTCTTTAGCTCCAAGGCGGAGCAACGGTTTCGTATACCGTCGGGCTGAGTTCGATTCTCAGGAGAGGCTCTACCCCTTGTAGACGGGGCGAAAGAAGTAGTCTACAATCTCTATTGCGGGATGGCGCAACCTGGTAGCGCGTCGGCCTCATAAGCCGAAGGTTCTCTGTTCAAATCGGAGTCTCCGCAACTACGCTATGCCCCGTTCGTCTAACGGTTAGGATACTTGGTTTTCACCCAGGTGACAGGAGTTCGATTCTCCTACGGGGTACTGATTCATTGCTAGGGGTGAGCAGACGATGCAGGCCTACGGGTTCGATTCCCGTGTATCAGTGGTGGGAGGCTCGACTGGCTGGCGGGTTCGACACCCGTACAACGAATCAAATGGCTACCAAGCTAACCTGGTGGAAGCGCTATGTTGAAGCCATAGAGGGCTCCGATCGTAACGGAGGGTAGCCACCAAATTTCTTCATCCGTTTGCGAACGGCTGCTTCAGAAACTCCCAGCTCTCTGGCTACTTGAACTTTAGAACTGTTCAAGACTCGTTTAGCCAACTCCCTTGCAGACGGCCAGTTAATCTTGGTTATGCTCTGACCATAGCATGCCTCGCATCTTTTAGAGTTTCTGAATACAGGTGCATGACAGTCAGAACATTTGGCTGCTTGTTTCTTGTATCTCCCTTTAGTTTTACTCCTTGTGAAGGTCTTAGTTTGAGAGTGGCAGTTGGGGCACAAGATCCTTAGATTATCAAGGCGGTTGTCGAATGGGTCTCCGTTGATATGATCCAATTGGAGTGTGATGGGTTCTTCTTCCCAAACAGGAAGCAACCCACATTTTAGACAAACTTCTTTCAGCAACCCTGCCTTGAATAGACGCTGTTTGAGGGCAACCGTGTTGCGGTATGTGCTGTCCTCGACCAGGATCTCTTCAAGGGATTGTTTGAGAGGTGTCACAGAAGTACCGTGGGCTCTACCCGTATGGTGGGATATGTCCAAGCCTAGGCGTGTGATGTACCCTTTGACTGTCTTGTAGTTGCCAGGACTCGTGGAAATCCCTAGATTTCTGAGGGTATCTGCGATGGTGTAGCTGGAAGCCAGCGCTTTTCGCAGTTCTTCGTCGGACCAAGTGCGGTTTGACATTGTACTAGCGAACATATAGATAGACTAGCACATGGTTCGAGATACGCCGTCGTGGTGGAATTTGGCATACACGCATCGCTGAGAACGATGGCCCCTTGTGGGTATGAGGGTTCAAGTCCCTCCGACGGCACTCCGTGTCCTGGTTCGCGTCCGGGAACAAAATAGAGGCTATACCAGGCGCAGGCCCTGGTGCTTCTGAGGTCGGTGGTTTGATCCCACCCCACGGTGAACCTGCATACAATGTCCTCGTAGCACAGCTGGATAGTGCAGGGCTTTCCTAAAGCTCAGGTCGCAAGTTCGAATCTTGCCGAGGACGCTACTATGGTGGCCAATGTTCAATGGATGGACACGCGACTGTGACTCGCGTTTAGACGGGTTCGATCCCCGCTGGTCACCCTGATACTTTGCTCCCGAAGTCCACTGGTGTAGACGGCAGCTTGTCACGCTGTGTCGAGGAGGGTTCGATTCCCTTCGGGGCTATCAAGAAGCATTGCTTAAAACGAGGTGTCGAAACCAAGCCTAGGGGCTACTGGGCAATTCAAGAAGCCCTGAAGAAAATCGGGTGAGAGACAACGGGTTCCTCGGGGTTCCCTCTCCGACTAATCCCTCTGTGAAATCGCTAGAGCATGTCCAACGACGTATTGATGGCTCGAACCCTCCTTCCGGCCGACTGCATCGACCTGGGGATAGGCGAGCCCCACTTCCTACGGGAAGTTGTAAGTCAGACTTACAACTTGGATTCCTTCAGTTTTTCTGGTCTTCCGAAGATCTGGGAGTATGCCCCGCCGAACGGCTACGGGCCTCTGGTGAAGCTTTTGGAGGAGAAGTACCAAGCACCCGTCGTTCTCACGGTGGGCGCTAAGCATGGCATCTTCGCAGCACTACATGCGGTCCGCCAGCAGGGAGCCCGTTCGGTGGCCTACAGGAAGCCCTACTGGGCCTCGTTCCCCTTCATGATGGCTCGTGCCGGCCTGAAGTCGGTGACCAACAGCTTGAAGGCAGACGCTCACCTATTGGTGATGCCAAACAATCCCGACGGCTTCGTTCTTTCCGAGGAAAAGACCGCTGACTTTTGCAATACCTCGGTGCCAATCATCCACGATGCGGCCTACTACACGGAGAGCTATCTCCCCGACGATTACAAGCTGACCGCTCTGGGCGATATGCAGGTGTTCAGTGTTTCAAAGATGTATGGTTTGTCAGGGCTGAGGCTAGGCTGGGTCGTGTGCCACAACCCGGTCTACTACAGCGCCTTGACGAGCTTCGTGGAAGCCACTACCGCAGGGATATCGACGGCCTCTCAGAGAGTGCTGTTGTCGATTCTTGAGGCGGATTCGGCTGACCCCGAGCTTCGGAAGAGTTTCTCCAGGGAGATGCGAGATCATCTTGCCTGGGCTCACGAGAAGCTCTTGGACCTCGACCCTAAAGTTTTGACCCCTAAGTCATCCGTTGGGATGTTTGGGTGGTGCAAGAAAGGCCCTAGGTTTGACGCGGTCAAGGCTAAGGTCAATGTGATGGATGGCGCCTCCTTTGGAGACGCCTCGATGGTGCGCCTGAGCTTGGCTGTGTCGAAGACCACACTGACAAGTGCGGTTCAAAGACTCAACAAGATGTAAAAGGGGTGCCATGTCGAGCAGAAAAGAGTGGACTATCTTAGGCCCTCACAAGACAGCTCATTGTGAGAGATGCAAGGCGACCTCAGCCTGGGTGACTGGCGTCCGCTTCGGAGGCAAGGAACTAACATACTGGAGATGGTGGAAGCGTTTCAAGCAAACGCATTCACGATGTATAGAGCGACAGCATGCTGTTGTGGCGTAATTGGTAGCCGCCCTGGCTTGAGGTGTCAGTGGGATGCAAATCCCGTGTAGGTTCGAGTCCTATCAACAGCACTAGTAGATACGGGGTTGTCCGTCGGGACGGGGCCTTGCTTCGCACGCAAGCGCACGGGAGTTCAACTCTCCCCAGCTCCACTAGCACTTGGTTTGCGCAATTCACTTGTAATACTACTAGGGTATGCCCATAAAGAACTGCGAAGTCTGTCAGAAGGAATACACAGCCTCCAAGCATGCTTTGCCCAAGCGTCGAGCCTGTTCTGTGGATTGTGGGCACAAGTTACGTAATAAACATATCACAGTAACTTGTGCCCAATGTTCAACCCCTTTCAGCATCAGAGCACGTCGGTTGAAACTTTCTAAAAGTGGCCTGGTGTTCTGCTCTAGGCTCTGCAAAGAAAGGGCCTCAAGCTACGGTGGTCACCTTGAGAGAGGTACGGGAAAGTATTCCTATCGAGAAAGAGCCTTATCTGAATACGGATCCAGCTGTAATTCGTGCGGGTACGACACAGACGCTAGAATGCTTGATGTAGATCACGTAGATTCGGACAGGGGGAATAACAAAATATCAAACTTACGTGTACTGTGCGTCTGGTGTCATGCCTTGAAGACCCGCCAGGTTAGGAGCCATCATCGAGGCGCTCCTGAGGAGGGAATCAAAAGGGAGAGGTCCGCCAACCCCAGACCCACAAAGATCCATTGGCCTTCAGATGAAGAGCTGGAGGGATTACTTTGGGAGCAGTCAGCTGTGCAGGTAGCCAAGGCACTTGGCGTCTCCTCTACTGCAATCAAGAAAAGGTGCTTACGGAGAGGAATCCAAACCAGACCCATAGGCTATTGGGCTAAGGTGAATTCTCCTACAAATAAGCCCTCCAGAAGATTCAGATAACTCATGCTCCAATGGCGGAATGGCAGACGCACCTGGCTTAGTGAAGGTTCAACTCCTTCTGCAATCAACCCGGACCTTCGACTCGAACACTCTTATCTACGCTTCTGTGTCGTAATGCAGCCGAGCGACCCTTAGAAGGTCGTGTCCTTAGGGACGTGTGGGCTCGATCCCCACCAGAAGCACAACTAGCCCGAAAGGCTGGTTAACTTTTACGGGGAGGGCAAGCTTACTATTAGCTTGGACTCAAGATACAAGAGTTGTAAGATGTAATGCTACCGTGGCGTAATGGCAGCCGCACCTCACTCAAAACGAGGCGTTCTTTGGGACGTACTGGTTCAAGTCCAGTCGGTAGCACCAATGGCGAGATGGTCTGAATGGTAAGGCGCCGGTTTGCAAGTCCGGTTTTTTCGTGGGTTCGATTCCCACTCTCGCCTCTGATGGTGGCTTCGTTCTCTGGGAGAGCACTACTTCGACAAGGTAGACCAGGAGGGTTCGATTCCCTCAGCCACTACCAATGTCTCCATGGTGAAACGGATATCACTCGACTCTACGAAAGTCGCGTTCTAGGTTCAAATCCTAGTGGAGACGCCACGCACGCTTCTCTGTTGCAACGGATAGCATCGAGGCCTTCTAAGCCTTTGGATCCGAGTTCGAATCTCGGGGGAAGCGCCATGTCTTCTTGGTGAAACTGGATATCACAAGGCTCTTCGAAAGCTTTATTTCGGGTTCGAATCCCGAGGAAGACGCTCAGATCAACTTGTAGACGATCTCACTGGTTGTCCAAAGGACAACAGTTACAAGGGTGAGCAATAGCTGAGCAACGAATTCGACGGCCGCCATATTCTAGGTGTTTCATAAATATTAGGACAGGTGAACACACTTTTTCACTTATCGGTGTGTTTGTACATGGTCTACACGAAGAAGCAGCTAGCTGAGGCAGTTGCCTTGAGCAGTTCTATTTCAGGCGTGCTGGGATTTCTAGGTGTGTATGGAAGAAGCGGTGGTGTTTGGGCTCGTTTCAAAAAGCTGATCATTGAGCATCGGTTAGACACATCTCACTTCAACCCTTCTAGAAGAGGCCAACCCTCATCAAGAAGACGGTCATCGGATAAGGTTTTGGTTCTTAGGGAAATCAACTATCGTGAGACGACAGTTAGATTGAGAATGGCTATGCTTGAAGCGGGCTTCTTGCATGTTTGCGCCGTCTGCTCCCAAGCCCCCGAATGGCAAGGGGGCCGTCTGACTCTGCAAATCGACCATAAGAGTGGTGATTGGAGAGATTGTAGGCAAGAGAATTTGAGATTTCTGTGCCCTAACTGCCACAGTCAGACAAGCACCTTTGGACACAGGCCTGACCCATTGTTGATAGTCGAGACTTCTTGTGTTTCCTGTTCAAAGAAACTGCGCCTCAACCAGAACACTCTACGGAGAAAGACATCAGGGCCCTATTGTAAACCTTGTAGGGATGTGAAATTTTTTGCTGCTAAACCTGCCAGCAAAGAGAAGATTGAGTGGCCAAATCCTATAGAATTGTCCACTTTGGTGTGGACCACCCCTGTAACGAAGTTAGCTAACCAACTTGGTGTCTCTGGGTCTGCTATCAAGAAACGTTGTAAGCAACTCGGGATCACGACACCCGGAAGAGGTTATTGGTCTCAACGTCAATCAGAGGTGAAGTAGCAGCTAGTTGACTGTGCCGCGTTAGTCCTCTGGGAGGGCAGCTGGTCTACACCCAGCACCAGGAAGGTCCGATTCCTTCACGCGGTACTAAGTTCGGGAACCTGGTAGGTAAGGGCAGCCCAAGAGGTTCGAGTCCTCAACCCGAGCTAGGCCAATACTGATGGTGATCAACGTTGGCGTTGGCTGATTTATGCGTCGTGAGTGGAGCTGGTGACCCCATCTGTCTGACATGCAGGTCCCCTTCGAGGTAGTAGCAGAGTTCGATTCTCTGATGACGCACCCATGTAGGACGTTTATAGTACATATGTGTTCTATAAACGACGTGATCCCCATAGGCTGGAGGCGGGGCCATTACAGGCCGTGCCCTAGGCTCTGGAGTCGGAGAGTGAGGGGTTCCCTATGGGACTGTGAGGTACAGCCCAGAAAAAGAACCACTAGCAGCCAGAGCCGCACGGTTCTAGCTTAGCAGGCCCTAGGGCCGAATCAAGATTACATCGGCGATCAAACTCAAGGTGGGTTACCCCGTTCGGAACGGGGGCATTAGGCTGGTTCGATTCCAGCATCGCCGACTACCGGTACGTCATCTAATGGTTAGGATTGTTGTCTGATACACAGCACACGAAAGTTCGATTCTTTCCGTACCGACTACATGGAGAGTTAGCCTAATGGTAAGGCACTGTCTTGGAAAGGCAGCGTTGGCCCTTAAAAGCCATTGCAGGTTCAAGTCCTGTGCTCTCCGCTGCTGGTCTGTGCTACACTTCGTGAATGCCCAGGAAGTTGCTAGTCGAGTTGAGAACGCTGTCTCTTTTCGTAACAGTTGACGACGTTCGGATAGGTGCTTTGGAGAAACTCGAAGTGAGGGCCACAGGAGACATTAGGGATGTCATTGCGACATTCCCTGCGATCAAATGCTCTGATGACACAGAGGCCCGCATAGTGGAGTACACGAAACTATTGGCTGAGGCCTGGGTCAGAGTATTCCGTGGCGGTAAGCAGATTGCTGGGCCTGCCGACACACTTCGTCTGGGCGCGTGACTAGGCGTAGCGACCTAGGTGGGGGTACCAAGGGCACTTCGGTGTATGAACGGCTTCACACTGTTGCCCGTCGTGAGCGGGACTAAATTGAAAAGAGAAGACAATGGCGAAACTGAACCAAATTCTGGCGGTCGAGAAGCAGACCAAGACGAACACCAACGAGCAGATCACGGTCTTGTACCAGACCTTGCAGAAGGCTCCGCTCTTGGCGGGCATCTCCCGTACCTACAAGCCGGCCGAAGAAGAGGGCGAGCAGTTCCCGCCGGAGAACGTTCAGGTGCAGGTTCGAGTCGAGCAGACTCTCAAGGAAGTCGCCAAGCACATGATCCCGCTCTTTGACGTGACGATAGCTCGTGACACCGCCAACTGTTCGGCCAAGTCCGACGTGGTCGTGGACGGTAAGGTCATCCTCAAGGATGTTCCGGCAACGTACTTGCTTTGGCTGGAGAAGCAGCTGACCGACATCCACACGTACATCGTGAAGGTCCCGACCTTGTCCCAAGACGAGACCTGGACTCTTGACACCAACCAGAACTGTTACCGTACTGGCGTTGTCGGCACGGCGAAGACGAAGAAGATCCCGCGTGCCTTCGTCAAGGCTGAAGCCACCAAGGAGCACGCAGCTCAGGTGGATGTGGTCCATGAGGACAAGGTAGCCGGCTACTGGTCGACCACCAAGTACTCGGGCGCCATTCCCCGCAACCGTGCTCAAGAACTTCGTGACCGAGTGGAGAAGCTCATGGCTGCAACGAAGGTTGCCCGTGAGCACGCCAATCTCGTGGAGGTGCCCAAGGTAGCAGCCGGCGAAGCCGTGTTCGACTACCTGTTCGCCACCTGAAAAGACTACCCCAAGCTGAATCTAAGACTCCTTTTGAAATGTACTACGATGTGGGCGAGAGCCCTGTGCAGGTTCGATTCCTGCCCTCCCAGCCAATGTTCGTCAGTTCGCTAACGAGCATTACTGGGAGGTGGCCCAATATGGCAAGAGGCGCATCACCGGTATCTGTCAAGTTTAGGTTTGGGTTCAAGCTGAGTTACAGTGCTGCGTTCCACCTCTCAAATGGTCATCGGCAATCCTCCGTAAATGTTGGTTCGATTCCGACCTTCCCAGCCATGCTCGTCAGAGCACTAACGGTCATGGCTGGGAAGTTAGCTAACGGCAAGCTGTGCGGGCTTTAGAGCTGATCGATGATCTTAAACGCCGTGGTGGATTCTAAGCAGTCTTAAACAATCCGTCCGGGGAGCCGGCTACGCTCCTCGGACACCTAATGGAAGAAGTCGTCTGGGACTTTTTGAGGGTTCGAACCCCTCGTCTTCCTCTTCGTTGGATAGGTGGCTGAGCGGCTTAAAGCACCAGGTTGCTAACTTGACGTGGGACTTAAAAACACCACCGTGGGTTCAAATCCCACCCTATCCGCTGTGATACTGGGCTCATCCCCTGTTCGCCCACGACAAGACAAATGCTTCTGTATCCTAGTGGAACAGGTAATTCTCTCCGAAAGAATTTACGCAGGTTCGACTCCTGCCAGAAGCGCTGCGGGTGTGGCCATAGTTTTCTGTGATACACTATGTGCCATGGACCATGCAGAGAAGTTACGTCGTAACGGGATTCGCCAGCGTGAGAAGAAGAACCGAAATCGATCGGAGATCTTAAGGCTGCTAGGGGATGCATGTAAAAAGTGCGGCTTCACCGATTCAAGAGCCATTCACATAGACCACGTGAATGGCGGCGGAGGTATTGATCGGAAAAGCTCAGGTAGTGGATTCCGCTACTACCAACGAGTGTTGAAGTTGATTCTGACTGGCAGTACCGATTATCAGCTGCTGTGTGCTAATTGTAACGCCATAAAACTGGCGGACCATGAACGGAGGAAACCTAAGCATGTGGGAGAAATACCCGAAATACCAAAGCTTAGACCATGCGGAACCCATTCAGCATATCATCGAGGATGTCGATGTGAATTATGCTGCGAAGCCCATCGTGTGTACTGTAGAGAGAAGATGCGAAAACAGAGATTGAGGCGAGGACAAAAACCGCGCACCCTCAGGACTCTTAGCTAACAAAAACGGTAACATTCCTAGGAGGAGAGCTGGTTTCATACGCCAAGCTACTATGGTTCGAGTCCATTTGTTACCACTCCGGAATCGTCTACTGGCCAGGATAACCACGCTTTGAACGTGGGAGAGTAGCGTTCGAGTCGCTAGTCCGGAACCAATCGGTGTAGACCATAGGGTCATGAAAGACGCCCAAGGCCACGACTGGCAGGTGGACCAGACTGATCACCCCTTCCTAACAGGATGGAAGTGCCAGAACTGTGCCCGTAAGACTTTCACCCACGATGGCTGGATTCCGGCCGATGAACCTAAATCACCAGAGCCCTGTGTCCCTGGTGTCTTAAACCCTTAAGTGGTCGCAACTCGTGCCGTATAGGACGGTGCAATCAAGCGAGCACAGAAGTCCTTTTGGCTAAGAGCGCCGTAATGAAGGAACTACACTCCAGACCAGGGGCTAAGGAAAAACGGGGCGCTGCCATCTCCCGTGTCCACAATACCCTAGACGGTAGGCGCAAACTGGCCAATCGCAGACGTAAGGGTGAGAGTGTAGAAACGTGGAAGAAGCGTATAGGACAAGTACCATGACCTGGAGAGACCTACTTCAAACGGCTGAGGAAACCATCGTGTTGCCTTGGACGGGTGGTCGGACTCTCCGGGGGTACGACCGGGTTTGGACCATTGAGGGCCGAACTCCGAACGAGATGGGTTGGTACCGTTTCCGACTGAACGGCCGTAAGGCCAAGGTCGACGGTACCTCCCTGTCTGATACTGACCGTGTGGGCTGGATAGTCCGAGGGTACCTTGTGGGCGATCGAATCGTCCCTGATGGTGTCCGGATGGACCCAGACCCTCTCAAGATCATTCCGTCCTCGGAGAGGGTGTACCTCATTGAGGACGGGTTAGACCGATTCGTTAGGATCTCAGCGGGGCGTATTTACGAGGGCGGGCCTCTCGTGTACGTTCAGCAGGAGATGCCTTTGGGCTCTGAGGACGAAGTGTTGTCAGCGTTCCTTGACCAGAAGCCTTCCGTGGATGCCGTTTCCGGCGTCACACCGGCCCTTGACGCTGCGTTTCGCATGGAGACGTGGCAACGAGTCGAGGCCGAGCGGAGGCGTCTGGAAGAGGCAGCTAGGCGGCAGGCAGAAGAAGAGCAGCGGCAGCGCGAGGAAAACCGCCGCCGGCTCGTTGAGCAACTTGGTGATGGGGCCGGCCGAAGGGCCATGGCCCGCGTAGACTTTAGTCAGGCAGCCCGGGCGGCCCTGGCGGTAGGTGGCGCTGAGTTTCTTGACAATCGTCGAGCGGTTCAACGGGGTGAGATGGTGGTTCGGTTCCGATTGATCAACCGTCGGTTCGAGTGTACTTGCGACGAGAACACTCTGAGGATCATCGACTCTGGTATTTGCCTCACCCAGGAATATGATGACGGGGACTTTGAAAGAGGCACCAAAGGAGACACATGGCTCTCTTTGGAGTCTCTCCCCGGTGTAATCATGGAAGCGGATCGAGAAGGAAAGCTGGTGGTTTTCAGACATGTCGATTGACAGAAAGGCTATTGCCAGAAATAGGAAGTCAAGCCGAATGATCACAGCTTTTGACAGAACCCAATGTCTTTCTGCTTGGGCGGAGGAGGGTGGTATTGGGTATGCCACTATCCGTATGAGGCTCTCCGCCGGCTGGGCTCCAGAAGTGGCAGTAACACTCCCACCAGGGGCCCACCGTGTTCAGCGGACTACTGAAGGGTACTCCGGTTTTTCTCAATTGAAGGAAGTTCTGACACAGTACCGTTCGACAGAGATGGTGCCGGTGATCTGCACTAGATGTGCCGCCCAGTTCTTTAGGACGAAGGAGGAACTGGCAAAAGCTCACAAGAACCGACATGGGATATTTTGCTCCTCTTTTTGTGGGGCGAAGTATCCGTCAGAAAAGAATATTTTAGAGGTAGATGGCATTAAGGGCAAGATCTGTAGAGCTTGCAATACCTGGAAGGTTCTGCCTAAAATAGGTAACAAAAGGGTATGTGACACATGCCTAAATACAAGACCTAGATCCAGATATACCGACTACAAGAGACATTCTAAGTACGGCTTCGCCTTAACATTTGATGAGTTCAATAGCCTCATATTCCAGGCTTGCTGGTATTGTGGAACTCGCGCAGGCATTGACGGTAACGGTATTGACCGTATCGATAGCCTGAAAGGGTACTCCACAGATAATTGTCTACCTTGTTGCAAGGGATGCAATAGGTCGAAAAGTAACCATTCTCAGCAAGAGTTCTTGGAACGGTGCCATAGAATAGCGCAGAGGCATCCAATGGAGAGTACATGTTAGAGACAGGTGTTTTAGTTGGAACTAGTGGTCAAATTTTAGCTTGGCACCTTCCTCCGGGGCGTACTAGTGGGTACCTTCCCGATAGCCGTAATCTGTGGGAAATTCTGTGGGAGCACCGAAAGGGGCTCTACGGGTTTGCTCACAGCCACCCCGGCTCCGGGCCCGTCGCCCCCTCGAATGAGGACCTGACGACGTTCTCGGCTGTTGACAGGGCTTTGGGTCAGCGGCTGGTCTGGCCGATTTCTTCAGAAGATCACGTGGCCTTCTTTACTTGGAAGGGGCCTGGGCCGTATGACTACGCACACGCTGGACAGTTCAATGCGGATGACGCACCGGACTGGATGCCAGCTGAATGGCTCCTGAAATTGCGGGAGCTTTCTAACTACAACAAATGACGGAGAAAACATGGACATTGAGACATTTCAAGCACGGGTGAACATCACCTACAACGGATCCAACGGGGATCTCCCGGATCCAGTCACCTTCGACTCGACGGATGCAGCCATCCGCGGGTTCATCACGGAAGCTGTGCGTGCAGGCAGCGTTCCTGGTATAGCGGCCGATCCGAACGCAGACTTCACGGACTTCGTGATCGATCGGTTCACAGCGAATGAGGTAACGCCCTTTAATCGCCTGATGGCCCGGCCCAAGACTCCCTTCGGCTGAGCCCTTACCTCTTCTGAAACCCGACCGTATAGAGCAACATGAAACGAATCACTGTCGTAGGCGTCGGAGCCTTAGGTTCCCACGTCGTCATGTTGCTCCGTAATGTCGGGGCAGACCTTCGAGTCATCGACTTCGATCGGGTCGAGCAGAAGAACGTTCTGTCTCAGTTTCACGGGAAGACTCAGGTGGGCAAGAACAAGTGCCAATCCCTGGCTCAGACCATGAACTTCCTGTTCGGGACGAAGATGATCATGTTCCCTCATAGGCTCACCTCGGAGAACGACACTCAGCTATTGGGCGGCTCCGACCTCCTCATCGACTGCTTGGACAACGGGACAGCGAGGAAGGTGGTTCAGGACTTCGCTCGCAAGACCAAGACCCCGTGCTTGCATGGAGCTTTGGCTGCGAACGGAGGCTTCGGTCGAGTCGTCTGGGATGCCAAATTCGAGATTGATGAGGCCTCGGGAGGAGCCGCCACCTGCGAAGACGGCGCTCATCTGCCGTTCATTTCGATCACGGCTAGCTACTTGGCCAAGGCCGCCCAGGACTTCCTGGTCCACGGCAAGACCACGGGCTACCAAATTCACCCGCAGGGAGTGTTCGCCGTCTGACTGGCTCGTCAAAGTAGGTACCGATAGTTTACAATCTACTTGTAAACTACTCTAGACATGGAAGAGACGCGAATTTGCAAGAAGTGTGGCAAAGACAAGCTGATTACGAAGTTTCAGCTCGCACGAAGCGGGAAAAGTCGCGGTCGTACCTGTATGGCCTGCATCCACAAGGATTGGTATCATAGCAAAGGTAAAGCCAGAAGCGCTGAGCGGCTGGCTAAGCAGGATGCTACAGAGCCTCTACGCACTTGCAACACCTGCGGCCTCGAAAAGAATATCGTCAACTTCGGTGAGGTAGGCGGTGGATATCGGCGGAGAACGTGCAAGTTATGTTGCTCCAGAGCAGATGAGACGACGTTCAAATTAAATGGAGATGTGCTCTTACGGAAAGGCACTAGGAGTGCTCAAGAAAAAGTAAGAAGAGTATGCGACATCCCTAAGACAATATATACGGATTGCCGTGGGTCAGACCGTAAGAAAGGATTCCCAGACTCAGACTTGACAGTGGAGATCATCGCCAAGTTGTTATACGGGGGTTGTCGTTATTGCGGGGAGACCGATCTCCGGATGACTTTGGATCGAATAGACACTAGCCAAGGTCATAGTGTAGCGAATGTCGTGCCAGCCTGCCTTCGATGCAACTATCATAGAGGTTCCATGCCTTACGAGGCTTGGCTGCATATTGCTCCGGCTGTCAGGTCGGCTCGCGAGCTGGGATTGTTCGGTACCTGGAGGTCCAAACCTTTTAACAAAAAGTCTTGACGCCACCTACCTTGCCGGTGTACATACTTCAAGTCACGTTTCGCCCGGTCACTGAGGGTAGGGTTCCCTCGCCAAATTTTGGTTTTGGAAAAACAACCGCTCTGTCGCCTCGTCCCAGTAATGGGACACCAGACAGTGCTTACAAGCTGAGAGTTCGATTCTCTCACCGGGCACTCTGTTACGGTCACCAGCTCTAACCCTACAAGCAATATACACGGGTTCGATTCCCGTTGTCCCCTTCGGGGGATATCGTCTAGTGGTTAGGACATTTTCTATTCAAGAAAAACAACGCAAACCTGGTTAGAGCACTCGACCGTAACTGAAATCTTAGAAAGCCTCCTTTCGGGGGCTTTCTGCTTTTGTGGTGTAGGTGGTAATATGGCGTACACTATCCAAGATCTGTTCGACGACCCCAGCCTGTGGGAAGGGATGCGGATGCGGAACGTCCCCCAGAACTGCGCTGAGTGTTCCCAGCCCATCCAAGGCAGCTCCTTTCCGGCCCCGAACGATGGGAAGGTCTGGGAAGGTCTGTGAAGACTGTTATTATCTCCTTCTTGGCAACGAGATAGAGAAGCACCCGTTAGGCAGGACCCCATGACTTACGTTGAAAAACTCCAAGAGTGGACCCGCGACCAGGTCGAGAACCACGGCCTTGTTGATGTGAAATTCTTTGCGGGCAATGGCCTTGACCCGCTCCCCGAGGGGACAACCTTGGAGCAGCTGGCTGAGCAGGCCTACACGGTCCTGACCTCTGAAGGGGTCGACGTTTCCGAAGAGAACCTCTGATGTCCCGACGATTTTACGCGCCTGAGATCACGACCGTGCCGCTGACGGCGGCGAAGGAGATCTCATGGCACATCACAAGCGTAGGCGACGCAGGCGAGCTGGTATCAAAGGGCATTGCGGCATGTGTATGCTCAGGACTACAGACGGTAGGCGCAACGGTCGCCTGCTGACGAAGCAAGAAAAAGCTAATCGGTTGAAGCTGAAGGAGGCTTCCTCCGAGTTGGTCTGTGAGCCGGATCAAGATTAAGTCCGTTGGTCGCTAGGTATGCAGCACCCTTAGTCAGTAGACTTGAACGGTCTTCGAACAAGCCCAATGCCATATTGCAGCGATTACACAGCAATCCTCGTATAACCCCTGTCGTGTGATCGTGATCTACGACCAGTCCGTAAGTTACGCCTTGTTTGGCTTGACCTGGGCGTCTGGCTCCTTCGGCGTCTACTTTACAGACTGCACAACAACCCTCTTGAATTTGAAGCAACTGGTCGTATTGTTCAGGAGTTACCCCGTACTTCCACTTAAGGAAGGCAGTTCGTTGAGCTTCAGGGTAGTCGGGCAGATCTCTGCGTCTTTTACCTCTAGCTCGTGAGCAGGCCTTGCAGTAGGCTTGTTTGCCGTCTGGTCGGGCGGCATTGTTCCCAAATTCGCTGGCATTTTTGTTTTTCTCACACGCAGGACAGTACTTCATGTCTTCGCTGTTTCATCAATAGAAAAGGCATGAAGCAGCAGGGGCGGTGTAGAGTAGGGTAGTGGAACTACCTGAAGAAATAGTGCCCGAACAAATACTTGGGCAGGCTTTCGAGTACGAGAGCCTGCTTACGATGCTGGACGACATCCAACGCCTTCGGAAGAAGACTGGGTGGATGGTGGCGTCGTCGGATACGGACCAGCATTGTGTGTTCATCCTCGGCAGGGAACACGATTTGAACGTCACCTTCTTCAAGTTCGAGAAGAATCGGATGCGTTTGGTGGATTGGCCACGGTCGTACCTAGGGGTCGACCGCATCAAGTACGCCTTCATCAGGAGGGCAGAGCGCCTGGTATTGGTCAAGGCCTTCAATCAAATACCTCAAGAAATAGACGAGTCCTTACGTGGGGAAGCCCGATCAGTTTGGGAACGGTTATCCGATGATGACATTTGACGAGGTCACAGTGGACTACAGCGACATCTTCGAGCTACTGGAAGCTGTTCGACAGTACGAGCTGCGACCCAAGGAATCGATCATCCTCTTGAATTCGGTCAAAGGGTCGGTCCTAGGGTATGTGACAGCTCACCCTGAGTACCCGTCGATTGAATGGGCGATCCCTACGAAGTCTGCCTTGAACTCCGCCCGAGCCAGGGGGACTAGGGAGGGTGTCCGGATTAGGGAACTCTTAGGAAATTCCCTGGGTAGGAAACAGATCCTAAAAGAGCTTCGGGATGGGTCTTTGGAGTATGGGATCATGCGGATGCCAGAGCCGGTGGGCCCGCCAAAGCCCAAACAAATGACTATCCCCGGGCTTTGACGATCGGTGTATATCTCTAACGGGGCGGGCATTCTCCTGTCCGAAGGAAATAACATGAGATCATTCATTTTGGTACTGCTGGCGTTCGTGCTGGCTGGGTGCACTAGTTCAGGAACAGGATCCAGTCATACATCAAAGCCAACAGAAGGTATTGTTGGTAGCGTCGGGCAACCGTTGCATGGCCCGGATTTGGTCAGTGTCCCTTTCAGCGCCACCGTAGGCGAAGTGGGGACTGGAGCCGAACGGGTAGTGACTTTCTACGACGGTTTCTCGCTTGATACGACAGAGATCACTGAAGACCAGTACGGAGAGTGCTATACGGCAGGTTTTTGTTCTGCGACGGGGACTGCCGACAATTGCAATTGGGCTGTTACAGGCCATGAAGATTACCCCGTCAACTGTGTTACCTATATCCAAGCTACCCAATATTGCGCGTGGGCAGGCAAGCGTCTTCCAACCGCTCCAGAGTGGGAGTACGCTGCGCAATACCCCGAGGATGGCCGTCTTTGGCCCTGGGGCAACGATGACTCCAGTTACACTACAGAAACCAACTCAGCAGCGTCCGGCGATGGCTATACGTACACTGCACCAGTTGGAAGCTATCCCGCAGGTGACAGCGCTTTAGGCCTCAAGGATATGTCTGGTAATGTTTGGGAAATCACCCAAAGTCCTTCGTGCACAAGTGAGACAGGTGCCTGCACGAATTGTCCGGAGGGAGAGACGTGCGACGATGCCTGTAATGTTTGCGGGGCCAACACTAGGTCTATGCTGGGCGGCAGCTACGGAGATGGCGTAGCTAAAGTATGGCTGACAACATCCACCAACGCATTCGACACGACATCCTCAGAGCCTCGTGTGGGTTTCCGCTGCGCTAAAAATCGTTGAGGTCTGATGTCAACGATTTTTGGTGTAAGAATGAGTCATGTTTTGGCTCATTCTTTTGCCGTTTGTAGTGGCCCTATGGTATCGGATCTACCTCAACCGAGGGCAGACATGGGGCACTCCCGATGAGCGTGTGTACTCTACGTACGCTCAGAAATGGTCGCCTAGGCAATATCGTGAATTCGTGAGGGTCTTCCTTACGTCAAAAGACCTACAGGTACCCCCCACACGGTACGCTTTTTTTGGAGTATGCAGGCTATTCGTCGCAAAAGCTAAAGACCCCTATCGTACGGTGACGTGGGTGGCTGCTACCTCCGGAGCCTTAGCAGCCCCAGTTGCGTACGGTATAACCCACAATCTGGCTTCAGCCCTACTTGTCGGAAGCTCCCCTTTATCTCTCATACTGAGCCGTAGAGCCCTTCAGGACACGTTTGCAGCTGTCACTGTGCTGTTGAGCATCTACGCCATTTACTCGCAAAATGTGGCCCTTCTAGTAGGATCGACGTGGCTTGCTCTTGCTTCCAGGGAAGCCCTGTTGTTGTATCTTCCGGCGCTGTTTTTGGCGTGGGGCCTACGCACGGGCCATTGGGTGGTTGGTGCAGGAGCCTTGAGCACCGCCCTCGCTTTTGCGATAGGCGGGTACTACACTCTAGGAGGGCGTGAATTAGGAGCCATATTCAGAAGACTCCGGGAAAAAACAGACTATGTGCGTAGGATGCAGTCTGGCCTGCCTCATCGAGTTCTGGTGGATTTAGCCCTGGTATCTCCTGCGACCTTGATAGGAGCCTTGATCGCATGCCCCTATGCTCCTCTATGGCTGGCCGGCTTCTTGGGAGTGGGGTTGGGGGTACATGCGTGTGTGACCCCTAAAAACGTGCGTTTCTTGCTGGCATTAGACTTATGTGCCAGGATGCTTTGCGCCTGGCTGCCAGGATACGGGATTTGGGTTGTCTTGTGTTTAGGTTCATTGGCCGACTTCTGCCTGTACAGGGCTTTCAAAGAGACCCGAGATCCCATCACGCATGATCTTGTGTTAAGAACGGGTATGTACCAAACTGGAGAAGTACCATGAAAGACAAGCTAGGCGCCCAAGACGCAGTTGACGCAGGTCTCACAACCGAGGTGACCCTACCTGAATTTCCATGCCCCAAATGTGGTATAGGCATGGTCGATCATAGGACTCACGAGGAGTTCCGGGCTCGCATAGACATAAAAATCTGCTATTCGGACAAGTGCCGTGCAATCGCAGACTGGACTTCTGGGTCACCTGTGATGACGGATCGAGTCTATAGGCCAAATTGAGATGGATGCTTACGAGGCCCTTGCCGCTTACGAGGCCGGTACCCTGACTCGCTCTGAGCTGGTCTCCCAGCTGGCCCTGCTCCCTGAGGTGCCTTTGGAAGACGCAGCCCTTAGCAGGGATGTGGACTACCTTAGGGTGGTCATCGACCTGGGGCAGTCCTTCGAAATTCGCGATTGGTGCTGACCCACTAGTCTGGTTATGGCTTTTCTTAGGTAGTGCCAAACCGAACTTTGGGACCCTGGGAAAAACACCAACACACCTACAACTGTGACTGCGGCACCTACCCCGAAAGCTCCGGCTTCCGAGGGGTATGGTACTTCCGTCCGAACTCAGAGGGCGACGAGATCGTCTACGCCTTCTCTGAGGAAGATAAATCGACGGCCGATGAGAAGGCTGTTGATGACGGGTGGGTGATTCCGGTGTAAGAGCTGGCTATGGACGCCAACAAGCTCAAGGTACTGAGGGAGCTTCCCTACAGTATCCACAAGGTTTGCGGGCTCTGCATTCACGGAGATTTCAAGCTCAGTGACTGGGGCGTCTGCCACAAGGCGGAATACGTCCATGAGAAGCACACTGGTGAGCCTAGGTTTCTCAGCATCAACCAATTCGGTGTGTGTAGCAGCTTCGAGCCTGACAAGACCAGGGTCGAGCGTCTAGGAGCCTTCAAGGAGTTTTTGGAGCAGTAATTCAAGCCCTATCGGCCCCTTAGGGGAATTGAAAGCATACTTCACTTATACCGTGACTTATGTATGCTTTCGAGAAGTGAGGCCGGCAAACTAGGGGCTGCAAAATCCGCTGCAAAATCTAAGGAGAGGTATGAGGCATTCAGAGCCGAGTACTTAGCTAATCCGAAGATATGTGGGCAATGCCATGTCGCCTTGCCTTATGCTAAACGGCATAACCAGTACTGCAACCACACTTGTGCAGCCCAACACAGCAACCCCATCCGCACTACTACAAGGTCTGGACGAAGTGCCTGTGATTCTTGTGCGGGCCCGGTCTTAAAGGGGCGTAAGTACTGTGCGGTGTGTTGGGGTAACGTTAGCGATCGTCGTAAGATCCTTGTGCTTGATGAGACCAAGACTGATCGGATCCGAAGAAGAATCCTCACGAAAACTCGTGGCCATCGATGTGAGGTGTGTCACTTAGCAGATTGGCAGGGCCTCCCCATAGCTCTTGACCTGGATCACATAGACGGAAATGCGGACAACAACAGTGAGGGTAACTTACGCCTCATTTGTCCGAACTGCCATGCTCAGACTCCTACCTATAAAGGTAGAAACAAGGGCACTGAGAGTACTAGGAGCCTTCTTAGGAAGGCTCGTTACCAGAAAAATCTTAAGCCACCGAAAGGTGTTTGGCCGTCTGAGGGGGAACTGTCGAAGATGGTATGGGAGCGCACCGCTACAGAGCTAGCGAAGGAAGTTGGAGTCTGCTACAACTCTTTCAGAAAACATTGTAGTCGCCTAGGGATTGCAATGCCTCCAAAAGGACACTGGCAGAGATCACGGGGCGCTGAGGCTTAGGGTCTTGAAATTTGGTGTATAGGGCTCCGAGGTCGCAAGGCCTCTAGCGTGACTAGGTCAAGTCCGTTTCTGCGGTAGCGACCTATACGGGTTTGTGGTACAAGCCTACACGTGAACCGGCGTCGACCCGGAAACCACAACAATGTAGATGTCGCCTAAATGGTAGGCAGCCCGGTCACCGGGTGATAGTTGGTTCGAATCCAGCCGTCTGCACAGGGCGTGTCCCCATTAAGGCCACGTCTTAGGGAAGGAGTAATTACCCGCCCCGATCCTCAAGGCCCCAGGAAGTAAGATCGAGAACCTTCCCGCACGGGGTTATGCCTTCGACGAAGCATCTCACAGGAACCGCTGAGCGGGCCTGGGTAGCCTTGAGACTTGCGAGTGTAGCCTAGCGGTCAGGCAACAGCTTCCCATGCTGTATCAGGCGGGTTCGACTCCCGCCACTCGCTCCAACCTGGCTGGCGTCCAGGTAGTGCCGACGGCACCGGCTAGAGTAAAGCCGAACAAGGTCCCGATGCCAAGGGGGTCAACTCACTTCGGTGTAGGATCAGTTACGATGACTTGTCGACACGCTCCCGGGGATTCGAGTTGTAGCTCGCACAGGGACTACGTGCCACCTTATGATCCCTATAAGGCGCCTCCGGCCACTCCTGATGCTTCGAACTACACGATTGAAGAAGTCGAGCGGATTGGGAAGCACCTAGTGATGAAGGTGAAGTACCCGAATTGTCGGAGCTGTTCTTTCGAGGGCGTGAAGGTGATGGTTTTCCTCAACGTGACGGAGATGCAGGTCATTCATTGGCGGAAAATTGACCCGCACTTCAGAGACCCGAAGTCAAGGAATTCAAAGACAGAGGCGCCTAGTCCCGCTGCCCGATTTCCGGGTTCAGCAGATGGCTGGGTCGATGCTCTGACATATGCCAGGGGCAAAGACCGTTAGGTTATTTTGCCGGTATCTAGGTTAGGGACTCTGGCCTTGAGGAAAGCACGCCAGTGTGTGAACTCCCCAAGGTCGCCATTCCCTATGCGGCGGTACCAGCCCCAATCTTCATCGGGCTTGAGCATGAGGAATACCGTCCAGCAATCTTCGCCCCAGGAGTCGACACGGTGGACGGTGCTGTGATCCATGGCAAATGACTGCCCTGCCCGGTGGGTTATTTTGAGGCCGCCTGGCCGTTCTTCAGTGTACTCACCGGAGAGCACTAGCGACCGCATGTAGTGCCAGCGGTGCCGGTGGAAGTAATCCCGGGATTCGGCGTTCTCGAAGTGCTGTAGGTACAGTATTTTCGGGATGACCTTGAACTGGGTCAGCATCGATATCTCTGGGAAGTCAGACCTAGGAACGGTTCGAGCACGATCGGGGAAGGTCTTGCACAGCCATCTACACGTAGAGTCAACTACGGAATTCCACGTTTTCATCTCAGGTCATCGTAGCACAAAACTGTGCCTCTGACGCTAAAACTGGTTCAGTTGTCTGAAGACGAGAAGGGTGCTGAGCTGACTGACAGTGGCTTTGGCAAGGACGCCATCTTGAACCAGAACTGGTCTAGGCTTCGGATACAGTCCAAGAGGGTGTCGTAACCCAGCGGCTTGCGGACGTAGGCGTTGCAGTGGCTGGCGTAGGCCGACACCACGTCATCCTCGGACATCGAGTTCGTGAGGATGATGACGGGGATGGTCTTCAAGCCAGAGTCTCGCTTGATCTCACGGAGGACCTCTAGGCCTGACTTTTTGGGCAGGTTGAGGTCCAAGAGGATGAGGGTGGGCTTGTTCTCGACCGAGTACAGAAACTGGAGGGCCTCATCACCATCGGAGGCGACCTCGATGATGATACGGTCCGAGATCTCTTTGATGGCCAGTGAGATTAGCTCCACGTCCTGGTGGCTGTCCTCGACGAGTAGGATATGTACTTCGGACATCAAGTTTGGCTCACATTCGGTAGGGTGAAGTAGAAAGTTGCGCCCTTATCTGGTTCCGATTGTGTCCAAATTTCGCCTCGATGGCGTTCCACGATCCGTTTGGCAATAGCGAGACCTATGCCCGTACCCGGATACTGCTCTGTCGTGTAAAGTCGTTGGAATACCCCGAAGATGCGTTCTTTGAACTGCATGTCGAACCCTAGACCGTTGTCGGAGACGGCGATGCAGAGGAAGGCGTCGTCATGGGGGTTAACGTCAACTGAGATCACTAGGGGGCGATCGGGACTACGGTACTTGATTGAATTCGAGAAGAGGTTCTGGAAGATCTGGGCCACCATGCTACGGTCGCCCGACACCATCGGTAAATCCTCTGGAATAGAGAATACTACTCCGGACTCTTCGATGCTCCTGGAGACGGACCGACGAGCCTCTTCGATAGCTACGCCTAGCTGGAACGACCCTTGAGGGGTTGAACGCCCGGCCCTAGAGAAGGCCAGGAGATCATCAATCTTGCGTTCCATTCGTTTGGTGCTGTCGATGACTTCTTCGAGGAAGTGTTTCCCCAGGTCGTCTAGGGCGTCAGCGTAGCGTTTTTTGAGGAGGGTGGCATAACCGGCGACCGCTGTCAGGGGTTCTCGCAGATCGTGGCTGGCGATGAAGACGAACTGCTCAAGGTCCTCGCTGTTTTTCAGGAGGTCATCTTCAGTGCGTTTTTGACCGGTAATATCTTGTAGTTGGATCAAGAGGGCTAACACCTTTTCGTCATGGCGAATCGCAGAGACGTTGATACGGGCCCAAATCACCACGTTGTCTTTGCGGGTGTAGCGGTACTCGTTTTGCCAATTCTGAAGATTGTGCGTTTCGAACTTGGCCGCCAGGCCTTCCAAGTCCGGAGCGTCGTCGATGATCAGGTCCTTGTGGTGCTGGTGGAGGATTTCCTCTCCCAGCAACTGAGTCGCTTGATAGTTGGCGGCTAGGACGGCCCCCTCTGGGGATGTCACTAGCTGAGCCGTGAACGAGTCGTCGAAGGCCGCCTTGAGGTGGCTCAAGGTATTCACTGATGTACTTTCTGAGTGGCATTGCTGGTGGCAGCCTCGTAACTGGCCACGGCAGTAGCCACCATGCCGATCAGAGTGATAACCCCCACGATGAGTTTGGTTCGGTTGGACACCGTTGTCTGGTGCATGACGACGTGGCTCATTCGTTGAGTATCATCGGAGTGCTTGAGGGTGCTGTTCACCTCGGAGATGTTCCGTTCAGCAGTTCCTAGGCGATGGTCCAACAGGTCCACCTGGGAACGCATGGACGGCCTAGTGGGGTGACCCTTGATAATCTCATGATCCAGGGTGTCGACAATCTTTTCGATACCCTTCAATCGTCCGTCTTGTTGAACGAGCTTGTTCGAAATGGCCTGAAGCTCTGTGAACAAGGATTTAGACAGGTCGGCGATGGCGGTGGTTGTCGCCAGAGTGTTGTCTCGAATTGCGACGTGTTCCCCGCTTCTGTGGGCGGTGACGAGGTCGGCTTGAGCCCGTTCGAGCTTGTGGATGCTGACTACGTTCTCTGCCGGCATTCGGACGGTTCGGCGATGTTTTTCCACTGCGAACACAATTCGGCGGAAAAGCTCTTCTTCGTCGGTGTACGACTTCAGGATATAGTCTGCTGCCCCCAGTTGGATCATGCTGACGGCCAGCTCCCGGTCCTTGTTATGGGTCATCACGATGATGGGTACGTCGGGATATCGGGCAATGAGCTTCTCAAACGTCTCTTTTCCAGCAGAATCCGGCAGTTGAAGGTCCAAAAGGACGCAGTCAATGTTGCCTGCATCTAGGTATTTGACTGCCGTAGCCAAGTTGCTGGCTTCACGGAACTTCGCCTCATTCATGAATTTGTCTTCAAGAAGGTACCGAAGCAGTTGACGATCGGTGGCGCTGTCTTCTACAATGAGGATCCGCATAGCACTTCAGATGGTCGACAAGAGGAAACAAGATGCCTGAAAAACTGAAGGAAGTTGAGGGTGGGTGCCCCAAGCCGGTCATTGTGTATACCCTGAAAAAGGTGAAACCCTTGGCCGAGCTGAGGCCGTCAGACGTTCCTAGGGGTTTGGACCCTGACGATTTAGCTACTGATTGTCCTTGATTTTCTGATAGACTACCTTTAGTGTTACGCTCCAGTGTCGTAATGCAGCCGAGCTAGACTTAAAATCTGGTGCCTTAAAAGGCGTGTGGGCTCGATCCCCACCTGGAGCACATAGAAAAACACGGACCGTGACCTAAGCCGGAAAGTACTGGCGCCTGCCTTATATGCAGGTGGTTCGAGGGGCAGTACCTCCACGGTCTACTTTGATCTTGGTCCAATAACCTTTAGGTGGCGTGCACACGCCTAAAGCCTTGCAGTGCTTTTTGATTGCTGGAGCTGAAACACCCAATTGGTTTGCCAGAGTTGTAGCTGGCATCTCCCAAACTAATTTGGTAAGGACTTCCTTTGAAGGCCATGCACAATGGAATTTGGATTTGTTCCAGTGACCTTTTTTGGGCAGGTCCACGTTCTCTGACCTAATAATTTCGGACAGAACCCTGTTGGATACACCTAGAATCTCGGCGACTCTCTTGAGAGGCTCCGTCCAGACTAAGTGAACCAGATCAGCTCTGCGCGGTATTTCGAACCGACCATCCTCAGCACACGAAATGCACTTTACGGTAGCTCTATTGGTCAGGGCTCCGCAGCCCGTGCAGTTTCGTTCAGACTTCTTAGGCTTGTTTCTACCAGTAAAGGTACTAGTCTGGGTGTGGCAGTTAGGACAGAGTATGCGGAGATTCTCTATTTGATTGTCGTCGGATACCCCGTTGATGTGGTCTAGTTGGAGCACTAAGGGTTCTCCTCGCCACTCTGGTAGGGTGCCACACAGAGCGCAGATATTCCTAAGGACGCCCTCTTGAATCAACCTTCTCTTCACGGTCGTTCTGTCATAAGGACAGTTAGGTGTCAGCAATTCACTCAGAGGTACCCTATAGCTGCCTTTAGAGGCGGTCTTGCTCACCCAATGTGTCGTTGACAGGCCCATATTCGAGATCCTACTCTTGGCCGATACCGCGCTACCTCCTGTGACTTTTAGCCCCAACTCCCTTAGAGTGGCTGACATGTTAGTATTGTCTGCAACAGCCTTTGTAAATTGTTCGTCCGTGTACAATCTTCTTCTTGACATATGGCAAACCTATGAGACGGAGTATACTTACGTTGCCAATAAGTAAGTTATGCCACGCCTTTTAGGCTCAGACATGCCAAAGTGGTCGATACTTGTCGGTTCGAACCCGACGGGCCCTACGACTCGGTGTAAGGAAGCGAAATGGAAACTACAGGATACGCTCTGAGGGACGCCCTCAAGCAATGGGAGCTGAAGCGTGACGCAGCAAACAAGGGCTTCAATGGTTCCTTGCATCGCTTTGCCGATGAGGCCGACAAGGTGGCTCCACAAGCGGTGGTGGCCTCGGTGTTGCTCGCAGAGAAGGCCATTGTGGGTCTCCAGGTGGCGCAGATGCGCTACAACCTAGGAGTCCTGGTAGAGGTCCAAGGCGAGGTCATGACGCTGGCTGAGGCCATCAAGCATGTTGGCACGGCCGGCAAGATCGAGAAGACCTGGAAGACCGTGGTCACTGGCCCGAAGGCCAGTCCCTATGCGTCATACGACGACCCTACGGTTCGTACCAACGACCCGAAACAGGAGCGTGCAGTCCCCGTCCTCAAGGACGCGGAAGTCCTGGACCTGACGCGCCAGGCCAGCAAGCGAGCAGGGGCCTTCAAGACCGCCATTGCTACGGCCAACGCGACCGTCCTCGACATCGAGAACTTAGACCCGTCTCTCTTTGATTGACGGGTAAAAGCAGGCCGAGCAATCGGCCTGGAGAGAGAGTCCATAACCTCGAACGGCTTTGCGGCCGTTGGCGATTAATCAACCCGCTCTAGCAGGCACCATTCTAAGGCTATCCCTCATAGGTCCACGTATGTGGCCAAAAGTCGGCTAACTTTGGTGAGTCTGCGGGCACCGATTTCTCCTACCTCCTGTTGACTCTTTCTCGAATTTTCCGGCTCAGCCCACATGCTGAGCCTAGCCCACGGACAAATGATACTTTTCTTGTCAGGACCCTTAAGGTATCCCCTGGGGGACCGTTAGGTGTAAGTGAAGCCCAACGGCTTCAAAGTCTTGGCCCGGCTCAAACCGGGGTAAGTGGTGGAGGACGGTAGGGAAACCTATCACCCCTAGTTACAGAACCTAGGACCTCAATGGTGAGGTCCTAGGACATGCTCAGATGGCGGAAATGGCAGACGCGCTGGCCTCAAAGACCGGTATTCCTTAGTGAGTGTGGGGGTTCGAGTCCCTCTCTGAGCACTGAGGTCCGAAAGGACCTCAAATTACGGGCCCGACAGGTTTCGACTTGGTGACGAAGGAGACGATCGATTGTGCAATGGGAGTCTGCCCCATAAAACAGGCATCGCTAACTGCGAACGATAATTACTACGCTGCTGCTGCCTGAAAGGGTAGCCGCTCTCTAAACGGGAGCACACAGCCACTACTTCCGTAGCGCCTCGGTACCGGAAGAGTGAAACCAAAACAGAGGCTGCGCTTACCGGGATTGCCTAACCACCGGGTAGCAAAGATTGCAGAATGGCTTTGGGCAGACAAGATTCTGCTGGAATCGTCAAAGGCAGCTTGCGGTCGATGATGATGATTGAAGTCTCTAGCAAGCTACGCACATGAACAAGATCCCTCTGTAGGAATCGAGGACCCGGCTTCAATGCCGGCGGGTCCACTAAGTGATTCAGCAAACTCTCTGGTTGAATCATGAGGCAGAAGGTACCTTCTGCCCTGCTATCACGCTCACGACGGAAAGCGGCTGCGTGTCTTTAGGTAGCACTGTGATTGCGGTAGGTTTGAGAGACGGGCCTACTCCGGTCACAGAACGAGACCTTTAGCGGGGATCTTTCCAAGAACGGCATCTGAATCTCAAAATGGGATCAGATGCCGTTTCACTTTCAGGTGTAGGAACGTCTGGTGATCAGACGGAGAATGAAGATGGCGAAGCTCAACGAAATCAACTTGCTCGACGTAGGCGATACGATCCAATTGGTAGGCTCGGTCTGGGCTGGCAACGGTAAGATGTATCTGGCCCTGTTCCCTGAGGATAGGGGTACGCTCCGCGTAAGTTCCCACAAGGTCTTGTTTACCCAGAAGGCTTGGGACGACGTGTCCTTTGCTGGGGATGACGAGACCGAGGTGCACACTCTGGACATGGATTCGGCTGACTGGGAGAAGTTCCTTCGTCAGACGGACCTCCTCGAAACTGAGGTCTTGGCCAAGGCTTCGGACGGGACTCTGGCCAAGGTCATTGTCCGGAAGAGCCAACGTAACATCGAGGCTGGAATCTCCTGGAAAGTATTCAAGCGGGATGGGTATGCCTGCCGGTATTGCGGCAAGGACGACCTGCCCCTGACCGTGGACCACCTGGTCCTATGGGAGGTTGGAGGCCCTAGCATCGAAGCCAACCTCGTGGCTGCTTGCCGTAAGTGCAATAAGACCCGGGGGCGACTTTCATACAGCCAATGGCTCTCTCACGACTACTACAAGCGAGTGTCCACGGGCATTTCTCAGGCTCAAAGAGCTGCCAATGTGCTCCTTGAAGAGACCCTCAAGGATATCCCTGTGAACATCAATCAGCGCACGCGGTAAACCAATTGTGGGCTTTCTATCGTAGGAAGCCCACAATTTAGGTGACGGCGCCCCGTAATTTTAGTAGACTGCCAACCCAACCCAAAGAGGACAAACCGTGAAATAGACGGAGATAGAGAAGGCTCACTTGTTCACTCAAACACTCATCCTGAATCAGCACTACAGGCCCCACGAAATCGTCGACTGGAAGGACGCCGTCACACGGATGTTCGCCGGCAAACTGGAAGTCATTGTCCAGTATGACGAGGTCATTGCGCACATCGATCGCCAGACCTTGGCAACCTTCAAGGAATTGAGGATTGCTCTTCGTCAGGTCATCGGTACGGATGTCGAGTCCTTCGACATGAAGGTGCCGGCAGTGGTCGTGCTGCGTCGCAAGCTGAGCAAGATGAAGAGTGGCATCAAGTTCTCGAAGATCAACGTCTGCCTCAGGGACGACTTTAGGTGCCAATACTGCGGTACGAAGCTCCCGATGTCTCAGCTCAACTACGACCACGTACTTCCGCGGTCGAAGGGCGGTAAGACGGACTGGCGTAATATTGTCGCCGCATGTTATCCGTGTAATGACAAGAAGGGAAACATGCTACTCGAAGAGTCGGGTATGACCTTATTGTCAGTACCGGTGAAGCCCAAGGTACTGCCGATGAATGAACCCTACATCGACATCAAAAAGGCACCTCCTGAGTGGGAGTCTTACATCAAGAGAGTGGCGTGATGAAGTGGCGTTAATCAAGATATTCTCTCGATTAACGCCACTTTGTGTGCTTACCCAGATATATGAACTTCTCGATCCGACCTCTCTAGAACCTCGTTACGTAGGTCAGTCGTGGAACGCCAAAAAGCGATATACCCGACATTTGTATGATGCTAAACGTGGGGAGATAGGCCGAGTCTTCAATTGGATTCGCTCAGTTCAGCGTGAGGGGTTGAGCCCAGTTCTCAACATTTTAGAAGTCTGTGCCGAAGATGATGCAGACTTCTCCGAGTGTGATTGGATATGGCAACGAAGGCAAGAGGGGTGTGACTTAACCAACTGCACTGATGGTGGAGGCGGGACGCGGGGTTACAAGGCGTCTGATGAGGCTAGGGCAAAAATTGGAGCCGCCCACAGAGGTAAGATTGTCTCTGAAGAGACCCGACTGAAAGTTTCACAGACCAAATCTGGGGTTCCTCTCACTGAAGACACGAAGGCTGCTATGTCCGTAGCCCAAGTCAAACGGTATGAGGACTGCCCAGTAACGTCCGAGCAGCGTCAAGCCACCTCCGAACGAATGAAGGGTAATAAGCACCCTCTTGGCGTAAAGCGTTCCGCAGAGACCAAAGCAAAGATGTCTCTGGCTCGTTCAGGCAGCAAAGCTCCTACGGCCTCTTTTACGGAACCACAGGTCATCGAAATACGCAGCTTATTCTCTGCCGGGGGTGTCCCTCAGGCTGAGCTGGCAAGACGTTACGATGTGTCAACGATAGTCATGCATTGCATGCTTCGCCGGAAGACCTACAAGCACATCCCTTAGGTGGCGTGCCCGTTCGTGATGTACCCGTGCCACTCGTCCTTGCTCTCTTCATCGGTGGCGAGGTTGATGCTGGGTGTGATCGAGACATCGGCCAGTGAGGTGCCTGAGACATGCCATCTAGGTAGCGGCTCGGCCTCATCCGGGACCCCACGATTGGCAAACCAGACAAGGACGCTGTGGACCCCGATATCGGAGTTGCCGTTCTTGCGGTAGCAGCTAGGGCATATGAAGAGGATGCCCTGGGCAGTAGTGATGTCCAATCCTCGATGGAATCCTCTTGGGGTATGGGTTAGGAATTCTGCGTCCAGCTCATGAAGTGGTGTCGTCATTTGGCGAACCTCGCTATGTTGAGCCAGCGCCGGAACATGGCTGCGGTCACCTTGTCGGTGAACCCGTTGTCGCACCACTTGCAGGCGAGCTGGCGGTAGCCTCCAGTGGGGTACTCTACGAGGCGGCTTCCGTGGCCGTCACAAGCTTGGCAGGGCATAAGGGTGTCCCGATCCTCCATTGCCTTGGTGATTCGGAGCAGCCATTTGCTCTTGGATTCTGTCCTACGGGTTCCCACATCTAGGCTTGTTCAAAAAAAGCTGTGCGATCGTCCAAAAATGGTGTATAGGTATGGCTGAGGGACCGCGCCCCAGGGCTTGGGTCCTTCGTAACAGCTGACCGCACCGTAAAAGGTTTGGGGAGGCTGCGGACTTCGAACCAGGAACGCTAGCGATTTGGGGCTTGTCCAGCCCGCATCAAAGGCACCCCTCGACTGTTTTTACGGAGGACTCCCATGGAGATCCAAGCGCGTCTAACTCACGATAAGCTCAATCACGCTCAAGACAACAACGTCCAACTCGTAGTCTCGCTCACAGCTCCTCAGTTGGACTGGGTAGCAAAACGCCCGAATCTCTGCGTAGTCCCAGTTATCGACCTCTCAGGTTCGATGTCAGGTGGGAAGCTCGAATACGCCAAAGAGAGCATGGGGAAGCTGGTTGACCAGTTGCAGCCAGGTGACATCGTTGGCCTTATTGGATTCGAAGGCCGAATCCACAAGCTGATGGAACCCCAGTTGGCGACAGCTGAGGTCAAAACCAAGCTCAAAAACATCATCAGCAAGCTGGGTCCCTTGGGTGGGACTGACCTGAACGGCGGAGTTCTGGAGGCTTTGCGGATGGTTGAGGGCTTGGACCTTCACCCGAAGTACATCAAGCGTATCATCGTTTTCACCGATGGTGAACCCTCAGCGGGCATTGTAGACAAGCCTCAAATCCTGAGGCTCCTCAAGGAGAACTTGGGGACCTCTACGGTCAGTGCCTTTGGCTACGGCGGCGGGACTGGTATTCGATTTGCTCTAAGCATCGGGTGACTCGGGACGACTGCGGCATGTGCAATGCCGGCCACTGGGTCAACAACTGGCGGCACATCGCAGGCAGCGTCGTGTTCAAAGTGTCCCCGAGGCTTTGGCGGTGGTGGGCAAACCTACCCCTATACAAGAGCGCTGGCGCAAGGAACTGAATGGTCGGCTGGACTCGAAGAAACGCTGAAGATCGGGAACGCCGCCGCAGGTGGTTAGCCTCCTTGAGTCGCGAGGAGCTGGCCTTGGAGCGTCGTCAACGGGCGGAAGAGAACCGCTTGTTCAAGTACTTCCCTGTCGTGTTGGTTCCTACGGGCCTGGCAATCTGGCTAATACCCCAGAGTCCAATCTATGGATTGTGGGTTCTCATGGCCTTCTTTACTTCGATTTTTGCTTTTACGATGTGGGTCATCTCTAAGTACAAGAAGATCAAGTAGATGCTCGAATCAGTCGGAAAAACCCAGGACGGAAAGACCATCGTCACCGGAGTCTACAAGTTCTATGAGACCACAGGGGTTCCTCTGGACTCGATTCTGGGCATCCTCGAAGAACGGGGCATGACCCCCGATTGGATGGCGCTTGTCCTGGAGGCCGTAGAAGCGGGCATGAAGCCGGATCGGTTCCTCTCAATGCTGGACCCCGCTATTGCCGATTCCTACGGACCAGTCATGAGAGATGAAGTCATTCGCAGACTTCGGCTGCTGACCGCTCCGAAATCGGTGTAGTAACCCCGCCATATGCAAGAAATCTATATCAGCGTTGATGTCGAGGCGGACGGGCCTATACCAGGACCCCATTCCATGTTGAGCCTCGGAGCCGTGGCGTTGTTGCCAACGGGCAAAGAAGTAGGGTCATTCGAAGTAAACCTGGAGCTTTTGGAGGGCGCCGTCGGGCACCCAGACACCATGGCTTGGTGGTCTACCCAGGGAGCAGCTTGGGCTGCTTGCCGCACCAACTTGAAGTCTCCTGTTGTGGGGATGGTCTCCTTTGTGAATTGGGTCAACGAGGTCTCGGCAAAGAACAGTGCGACCCCCGTGTGCGTTGCCTACCCTGCCGGCTTCGACTTTACCTTCGCTCACTGGTACATCACTAAATTTGTAGGCAAAAGCCCTTTCAGTTTTGCGTGCCTAGACATGAAGACCTTCGCAATGGCCATTTTGGGGACCCCCTACAGAGGCACTACAAAGCGCACTATGCCTAAGAAGTGGTTTAAGGACCTGCCTCCGCACGAGCATGTCGCACTGAGTGATGCGCGAGAGCAAGGTCAGCTATTCATAAGGATGCTCCAGCATGCACGACCTACCTGAGTTGGGGGGGCTGTACACGATTCACAATCATGTGAACGGGAAGCACTACATAGGTAGTACGTGTAATTTCCGCAAACGTTGGAATTTGCACCGCTGCTTATTACGAAATGGGCGCCATCATTCGGCCTACTTGCAAAATGCATGGGACAAGCATGGAGAGGTGGTCTTCACTTTCAATGTCCTGCAAATTTGTGATAGGCCAACTAGGCTAATGTTGGAGCAGCACTTCTTCGACACCCTGCCTGCTCAATACAACATGAGTCGAAAGGCGACTTCTAGCGAAGGCTGCAAGAGGAGCCCAGAGACTTCGGAGCGTATGCGTGCCGCTATTTTAGCGAACCCTGTTAGGATGATCCACATACGAGAGTTGGGAAAACAACCGAAGAGTCCAGAGCATAGGCAGCGAATTTCGGAGGCTCATGAAGGTTTAGTGCCCACAGAACAAACTAGAGCTAAGCTGAGAGCTGCCAGCGCAATCCGTTGGTCTAAGCCTGAAGAGCACGCGAAGGCGTCATTAGCAAAGCTAGGCAAACGCTTGCCCCGTAAATCTTAATGCCTACTTTAGAGGAAATAACGGCTTGGAGTACCGACCAGGCCGAAGCCGAACTTCGAGCGGTGATCCCCAAGACTGCTTCTGTGAGCGTGGTCTGGGACGCCGTTGAGGGTTATTGGCTCCTCACGATGAAGGACCTCGACGAAAGAGGCTCCTTAGTTGTGAGGTCTGAAGAGACTCACATGGATCGGCGCCTGCTCATTTTGAACGCCTACGGCCAGTACTGGCTGACGGCCTCTACGCCTTCGAGGGACTCACCATGGGTGCGTCGCCATGGTGAGCTTTCTACAGAATTCGTTACACACAGGGTACGTCAGGCAAGTCCTGAAATCCCCGATCCCGACGACTTGAACCCCACAGAAGTTGACGACTTTTACCATAAGCAGGAGACCTGAGATGCCGATCAAATTTGGGACTGAAGCAAGGAAACTACTACTCTCTGGCATGAACCAGTTGGCGGACACAGTGTCTGTGACGCTGGGCCCACGGGGTCGCAACGTCGGCTTGGAGAAGACCTTTGGAGATCCGTTGGTCACGAAGGATGGCGTTTCCGTAGCCAAGGAGATCGAGCTTCACGACCCCTGGGAGAACATGGGCGCCCGCATGCTCATGGAAGTGGCATCTAAGACTAGTGACGATGCTGGTGACGGGACTACAACGGCGACGGTGTTGGCGCAATGCCTGGCTCAAAAGGGTGTGGCCCTGGTCGAGGCTGGCATGGCCCCTATCTCCCTGAAGAGGGGTATGGACAAGGCATTGGCTGTCATCCTGGATGAGATCTTGGGCATTTCGATCCCGATCAAGGACCAGGCAGACATCGAGAACGTGGCCACGATCTCTGCCAACAACGATCGCGTGGTCGGCAAGATCGTAGCTGATGCTGTGGCAAAAGTTGGACGAGACGGCGTTGTCAACATCGAAGAGGGACGTAGTACGGCCATCGAGGTGGATGCTGTCGAAGGCATGCAGTTCGACCGTGGTTGGCTTCGTCCGGAGTTCTCCTCGAACGGTGAGGACATCGTTTACGAAGAACCCGCCATCCTCATCACGGATCACAAGGTGTCGGCTTGCCGTCCGCTCCTCCCGTTGCTGGAGGCGGTCATGGCAGCTGGCAAGGCCCTGATCATCATCGCCCCCGACTTCGAGGGTGAGGCCATCCCGCTGTTCGTTCAGAATTTCAGCAAGGGCGTCCTGAAGAGCGTACTTGTTAGAGCCCCGGGCTTTGGGGCCACAATGGGGCCTGTCCTGGAGGACATGGCTACGTTGACCGGCGCCACTTTCATTTGCAAAGAGAAGGGGATGACCTTCGAGGATTGCTTCAGCGAAGGTGATCCGATGTCTTATGTAGGTTCTGCCGCTAGTGTTCGGGTTACAGCCAAGAACACCACCATCCTCGACGGGGCTGGCTCGGAAGAGGGTATCGATGATCGCATCGAGCGCATCCGAGGTGAGATCGAGCGTTCCGGTTCGGAGTACGATACGGACAAGCTTCGTGAGCGCTTGGGTAAGCTTCAGGGAGGCGTCTGTGTCATCAAGGTCGGCGCCGGATCCGAGCTGGCCATGAAAGAACTCAAGGCCCGCATGGAGGATGCCCTCTACGCGACCCGAGCCTCGATTGATGAAGGCGTGGTCGCTGGCGGCGGCACGACGCTCCTGAGGGCAGCCAAGGCTGTCCAAGACAATGTCGACAACGACATCTATGAAGAGGACGCTCTACCCATCAGTGACGAAGAGCAAGCCGGATTCGATCTGGTACTCAAGGCCTGTGAGCGTCCTCTCTGGAAGATTGTCGAGAACGCTGGATACAGCGGTGAGGTCTGGGTAGACAAGGTACAGAACGCCGAGGACTTCATGGGTGTGGACGCCACAGACATGACGCTCAAGAACATGCTGGAAGCAGGTATCCTGGATCCAGCCAAAGTGGTTCGGAGCACCATTACGAATGCTGTCTCGGTGGCCAGCACCTTGTTGACAGTTGAGACACTCATTCGTAAGCCGGCCACACCGACACTATAACTGGTTGTAATCACTAGTATTCTTAGGCGTAGGTTTTTACTTGTCAGATCTGGAAGAGGTGGATAGCCGCCTCTTCCAGATCTGGGGTCTTCGCCCTACAGACGTACAGCCTCAGGATCTGCCAGAAGTAGCTAGGGCTATCGTCGGGCTGTACCGAAAGCAGGCAAAGGTCACGCTGGGCACGTCGAAGGAGATCACATACGTCTTGATTACGGCCCCTGGAGTGAAGGTTCAGATCTTAGCTAGTGATTGGGCAAAGATTGAGCCATTCATTAAAGACGGGTCCTTGGACCCTCTTGTAGTGCCAACGCCCCAAAATACCAGGGTAGCACAAGACCTTACGTTGTTGAGCCCTACTGATCCCTATTACTTACGGGTACTGGGGATCCTTCAGAGCCTGTTTCCAGGCACCTAAATAAGAAAGAGCACCCAAATGAGCATTGATCATTCCGGCACAGCACCAGGCCTAGTCCCTTCGGCAAAAGTACAGGATGCTAAAGTGAACCTGCGTTGCAAGGGTGAGGGCTGCGATTCGATGGAAGCCGTCGAGATCAAGATTGAAGGACAGGAACACACCGGGCAACGAGTGTATCGTTGCGTGAAGTGCTCCAGGCCAGCCAGCGTCCAAGTTGGCGGGCATATCAACATCTGAGGATACCCCATGGATTTGGCAACCCTAAAGCGCTTCGAGAGTCATTTACAGACAGCATACCCTAACTTTAGGGTATGCTTCAAGGATCAGTCCTGGGCTCAAAAGTTGCTAGGGTTCCTCATGATCTTCAATCCGGGGTACATGACCGAATTCATCACGACCATTGGAAGTACGGTCTATTTCCCAACGCAGGCTTTTTACGAGGCGTCCCCTGAGGACAGTGTCGTTATCCTTGCTCATGAGTCGGTGCACATATACGATTCGCAACGAACCCTCTGGTTCAAGTTGTCCTATCTGTTCCCTCAGGTGTTGGCCCTGGTCCCAGCGATACTGTTCATAGCGTTGACTGGCCTACATTCTTGGGTGTTGGCCATCCCATTAGTTGGGTACGTCATTGCTTGCGGCGCGTACAAGTTATCGAAGCTTGTTTTTGGCCTAGTGCTGGGGGTAAGCCTCATGGTTTTTTTGGCGCTAGGCTGTTACTACACAGGCTGGAGCATGCTGGTCCTTCTAGGTCTAGTTGTGCTGGCTCCTTGGCCGGCCCCTTGGCGGGTTAAGTGGGAACTTCGAGGCTACGGTATGACCTTGGCTGTGATGCAGTGGGTGTGGCATTGTGCTGTGACTAATCGCCCTAATGTAGTGGCCCACTTCGTCGATGCCTCGTACTTTTTCATGAGCTGGAGTCGAGCAGCTGTGGACAAGAACCTCGAAGCCACTAGGCAGCAAGCCGAGGCTGGCGCCTTGCAGCGAGTAGCCCCCTACTCGACTGTCTACGCTTTTCTTGAGAGTAATCGGCTCCTTTACGGCCAGTGATCTAAATGTCCTCAGATCAGAGCACCATGCGTTGCCTGCGGTGTAAAAGCACTCTGGAACGAACAGGCAAAGAGGTCTACAGGTTTGAATGTACAAGCTGCAAACAGCACTATTTTGCTGTCATGCAACTAGTGCCTGTGGCCGCGCCTGTAGACGCATTGCTTTTGGAGGCTCCAGTTGTTGAGCGAGGTTCGGGAACAGGCTAGAGGTGTCGCGTATCTCCGAAAGGTGGTCGCGAACCAGTGCAAAATACCTCTACTATTAGTTGGGGACGAGGGCGTAGGGAAGCGATTCTCGGTTTTAGAAGCCATCAAAGAGGACTTCTCTGACGGGAACCCCTCTGACAAGCAGTGTTTGCAAGTAGCTAGAGGGGTCCACCCAGACCTAACGCTTCTTGCTTCCAGTGGCGGCAAGGAGATAGGCATCGAAGAGATGCGCGGTGCCCTGGAGGAGGCTAAAACGTACCCGACGGTTGCGCGGCGTAGGTACATCGTGATCGACGGTGCCGACCAGCTGACTGAGCCGGCTGCGAATGCAGTCCTCAAAACACTGGAGGAACCCCCTAAGGTGGTGCGATTTATTCTCCTTGCGAATTCGATCGAAAGGGTGATCCCTACAATAGTCTCTCGATGTGGGGAAGTCCGCTATAATCGGTTGAGTGAAGCATTTATCACCAGCACTTTGAGCCAGCTTACGGATGATCCGATGAAGGTGCTCGTATACACGCGCCTGTCAGAGGGCTCTGTTGGACGTGCAGTTCAGTTTCTAGGATCAAATCGGATCAGCTTCAGAAATCGTGTGCTTGACATCCTCAAGATGGCCTTGACGGGAGACTTGTCTTCTCTGTTCGCTGCAATTGATGATATGCTCCCAGAGAAGAAGTCTACGGAGCAGAAGGACTCCGAGCTGCTCCTCGCCATTCGTTTTTTAGAACATCTAGTGCTCGACCTTCTGCTCATCCCCCACGCCCCCGACCGCATCACCAACATGGATCTACGTGAAGAATTGACAGTGCTGTGTGAAAAAATAGGCCATACGCGCTTGTCTGCTTTGCGTAGGGAGATCAGTGTGGCACAAGATCGTTCATCGCATGCCAAGGTGAGCTTGCACCATCAGGTCAAGAATTGTTTCTCCGTTGCTTTCTCGCAGCGTTGAGTTGAACATGGCCAGCAAGATCCCTCCATTCTTCATTTTCTATGGCGACGAAGAAGTGTTGCTTAATCGCGCAGTGTTCGCGCACAAGGCTTCTTTCGGAGACAGGGATGTGATCACCCTAAATGGCTCTGAGAAAGAGAACTCCGTGGTGACGCTGTGCGAGACTCGTGCGATGTTTGGGGATGTTGAACGGCATGTTGTGATCCAAGATGCCAACGACATCAAACTAGAGGGCGCCCTTAAAAAGTATCTGGAAGAACTGAACCCAGAGCATAGCTCATCGATTCTGACGGCCGTCATACACGAGCCGAAGTTGCCGACGGCCTGGGCGGCTCTAGCCAAAAGTCACGGTTCTGTCTCTAGCTTCTTGAAGCTCAAGCGGTGGGATAAGGTCGGCTTTAGGAAGCGTGTGATCGACGAAGCCCATCGTCTATTTCTGAATTTGGACGAGGGCGCTTTGGAGTTCCTGGATAGGCATTTTGGGGACAACCTAGCAGGCATCTATAACGAATTGGGGAAACTCAAGTACTTCGTAAGCGACGGCTTCGTCACCAAAGCGCATGTCGTGTCTGTGATATCCCCCGACAGGCACGTCAAGCCGTGGGAGGTCGCAGATGCGGCTTTGGCTAGAAAGCTCAATGAGGCCCTGCACTGTCTGACTATCATGTATGCGAATGACGAAGGCTCCTCAATACCTGTCGCCAATAGCCTGTTGTCGAAGGTGGAGCAACTTTTGATCGCACGTCAGATGCTTGATCAGGGGGACGGCCCTAGCATTCTAGCGGTGCGTTTCAATATGACAGAGTGGGCTTGCCGAAATAACCTGCTTCCCTTGATGAGTCTTTACACGACAGCGAAGCTCAAGAAGCATTACAATCGTCTATGTAAATTAGACTACGAAATACGTAGTTCGGCAAGGTCCAAGAGAACCTTGGTTGAGCTTGCTGTGATCGCTATCGCAAAGGATCAGTGAGAATGACGCTACTTACGCCACGAGTTACTTACGCTCCTTTCGAGTACCAACAGGCTTACAAGTACTGGGAATTGCAGCAGCAGAGTCATTGGCTCCACACCGAGGTGTCTATGGCATCGGACATCAACGACTGGAAGATGACCCTCTCTGACGGAGAAAAGCACGCAGTTGGGCATATCCTCAAGGGTTTCACTCAGTCCGAGGTGTTCATCCAGGAGTACTGGAGTCAGATGGTGGGCAAGTGGTTCAAGAAACCTGAGATACAGATGATGGCGGCGACGTTTGCCAGCTTCGAGTCGATTCATGCCGTGTCGTACGCCTATCTGAATCAGTCGCTGGGCCTGGAGGATTTTGGGGCATTCCTTCACGAGCCGACGGCCAAGGCCAAAATAGACCGTCTGATCTCGACTAAAGGCAAGTCCAAGGAAGAGATAGCCAAGTCGTTGGCCATTTTCTCAGCCTTCAATGAGGGCGTGAACCTGTTTTCCAGCTTCGCAATCCTATTGAACTTCAGCCGTTTCAACAAGATGAAGGGCTTGGGTCAGATCATCGCCTTCTCAATCAAGGACGAGAGCTTGCACTCGGACGCCGGCTGCTGGCTGTTCAGGACGCTTGTGTCGGAGTACCCGGGCATCCTCACGGACGAACTCAAGGAAGAAATCTACGAGGCTGCCAAGGTCACTGTAGAACTAGAGGACGACTTCATTGAGAAGGCCTTCGAGGAGACCCAGCTAGAGGGACTCGATGTGAAGGATATGAAGAACTTCATTAGGTTCCGTACAAACACCAAGCTCAATGATCTGGGTTTGGCCAAGCGTTGGAAGAACCTAGATAAGGAGGCTCTGGAGCGAATGGCCTGGTTCGATGTTATGTCTGCGGGTGTAGCGCACACGGATTTCTTTGCTCAGCGTACTACTGACTACGCCAAGGGCTCGATGGATTTCTCCAAGATTTGGGATAAGTGATCATGAAACGTACCCTCGAAGAACTCAAGGCTGACGGCGAAGTACCCTCCTGGATGAACGATGAGGGTTTTCGTACCCTAAAGGGCGGCTACCTACTTCTTGGGGAGACTCCCAAGGATATGTACCGCCGCGTGGCACGGGCTGCGGCGTCGTACTATCGAGACTCGAAGAAGTGGGAAGAGAAGTTCTACGAGGTCATGTGGAAGAACTGGTTATGCCCGGCATCTCCTGTGTTGTCGAATCTAGGGTCTACTAGGGGTTTGCCGATATCCTGCAACTCGATCCATGTCCACGATTCTGTAGACTCGATCTTTTGGAAGAACCACGAACTAGCCATGCTTTCGAAGAATGGTGCTGGCGTGGGTATCTATCTGGGGGACATCCGAGGTCGAGGGGCTGCCATCAACGGTAACGGCAAATCGGAAGGTGTTATCCCGTGGGCGAAGGTCTTCGACACAACGACCTTGAGTGTGAACCAGGGTAGTACTCGACGCGGTGCCTCGGCAGTATACCTGCCCATCGAACACGGTGACATCAACGAGTTCATCAACATTCGACGCCCCGTTGGAGATATGAACCGGCGGTGTCTGAACCTTAACCATGGGGTGTGTATTACAGATGCTTGGATGAGGTCGATGCTTGACGGGGATGTCGCCAAGCGGGAACTTTGGGTAGAAATACTCAAGGCTCGCGTGGAAACGGGCGAGCCTTACATGTTCTTCACCGACAACGTGAACCGTCAGAATCCAGAATGCTACACGGGCAACGGACTCAGCGTGAAGACATCCAACATCTGTACCGAGGTGTTCCTCCACACAGACCCGGATCACAGCTTCGTATGCTGCCTGTCCTCTTTGAATCTCGTCAAATGGGAGGAGTGGAAGGACAGCGACGTGGTCAATACTTCGGTTAGGTTCTTGGATGCAGTCCTTGAGGAGTACATCCGCAAGTCCGACGGCGTCAAAGGCCTGGAAGCTTCCCGAGCAAGCGCTGTTAAAGGCCGTGCACTGGGTATTGGTGTCCTGGGTTGGCACACCCTACTCCAGGAAATGTCCCTCCCCTTTGACGGCTTCGACGCTATGGCCCTGAACGCTGAGATATTCCGAACCGTCCGAGCCAAGGCTGAAGAAGAGACCGCGATCTTGGCTGAGGAAATAGGGGAGCCCGAATGGTGCCTAGGTTACGGGCGTCGTAACACCCACCTCATGGCAGTAGCTCCAACGGTCTCGAACTCCACGATCTCTGGCGGCCACTCGGCCGGAGTCGAGCCTATCTCTGCCAACATCTACTCCCAGAAGTCGGCCAAAGGTACGTTCATCCGCAAGAACAGCGTTTTGGAGAAGCTCCTCGACACCAAGGGCCGGAATGATTCGGACACCTGGAAGGCGATTAATGAAGCTTCTGGCAGTGTACAGCACCTGGACTGCCTGACGGACCAAGAGAAGACAGTCTTCTTGACGGCTCGTGAGATCAATCAGCACAGTATTGTCAAGCAAGCGGCCCAACGCCAGAAATGGATCGACCAGGGGCAGTCCATCAACCTGTTCTTTGGCTCTAACTCCGATCCAAAATACATGCATGAGGTGCACATTGCGGCTTGGGAGGGGGGTATGAAGTCCCTGTACTACCTTCGTACCGATGGGGTAATCAAGGGCGATTTGGCTTCCCGTTCCAAAGAAGAGTGCGTAGCCTGTGAAGGCTGAAAGGACAAGCATGCCGTTACCCACAGCTTTAGGCCATCTCATTGAAGGGGTGGTCGAGTACAACACGATGACGGATCGTTATCAGATCGTCACCCTGGAGGCCGAGGGGTCGGCCAAGACCGTCGATGTCCAGGACCTTCTAGGGCAGTATGAGGGAAAAGAGGTTAGGTTCACCCTGGCCTCTTTCGATAACTTGTCTGAATTGGCGAAGCTGGTTGAGAGTGCGGGCGGAGGTTTGGTCTCTGGGATAACCCCCGAGCAATTGCCTACAGTTCCGTTCAATATCGTCCGTAAATCCTAACGATTCGGTGTAAAGGGAGGGATGGTATCGCTCCCTCCCTCCCTTGCTCATCTGGACACCCTGAGGAAGAAGGTCGTTCAGGCTCAAATCGACTACACTCAGGGAAATCCTACGGTTTCAGATGAGGTGTACGACGCTTGGCGGGACGAGGCAGTTGAGGCCTGTAAGGCACTGGGCCTCACCAACGACCCGATCTATGGGATCGGCGCTCCCGTAGAAGAGTCCTCCGAGTGGCCTAAGGTGCGTCATTCCACGTTGATGGGCTCCTTGGACAAGGTCCAGATCCCAGACCAGATGAATGATTGGGTCAAGGCCCTATCCCGAAAGACCGCTGAGGCTTACTTGATAACGGAGAAGATGGATGGCATATCCATCAATCTTCGATTCGAGAATGGCACCCTAGTTCAAGCCTCCACCCGTGGCAGCGGGGTCATCGGGGAGAGTATCACACCCAACGTCCTTCGGATGAAAGGCTTGCCCAAAGCTCTAGCCAGAGACCTGAACATCACGCTTCGTGGTGAGATCGTGCTCCTCAAGAGCGACTTCCTAGCGCATTTCCCAGACAAAGCCAATCCCAGGAACACGGCCGCAGGTGTCTCTAAGCGGTCGGATGGCAAAGGGTGCGAGCACCTCTCGATCATCGTCTACCAGATTCAAGAGGGGTATGACTCGATCACAGAGTACGAGCAGTTCCTGCATATGGCTTCGTTGGGGTTCACTCTCCCCAACTTCTCGATCGTGTATGATGCGGCTGGCATCAATTCGGAGTGGGCTCGTTACCAGGCAGGCTTCCGGGACTCCCTGGACTATGAGATCGATGGTCTGGTCATTCGTTTGAATGACCTGGCGTACCAATACTCTCTAGGCGAGACGAACGGCTGCCCTCAGGGAGCTGTGGCCTACAAGTTCACCCCCATTGCCAAAGAGACTACGATTAGGGAGATTCTCTGGCAGGTGGGCAGCATTGGTCGGATCACCCCTGTCGCAGTGTTTGATACCGTGAACCTCATCGGGGCTGCAACATCCAGAGCCAGCCTTTACAATCTGAAATACGTTGAAGATCTGGGAATCGACATCGGGGCCAAGGTCCTAGTAGTCCGCGCCAATGACGTGATTCCCAGAGTACACCAGGTGACGGCTTCTACGGGAACGGTCGCGAAACCTCCGGGACAGTGCCCTGTATGTTCAGCTGTTACCGCCCAAGATGGGGAGTACATTATCTGCCCTAATGTCTCGGAATGCCCCGCTCAGGTCGTTGGGCGGATCAAGCAGTGGGTGGCGGAGCTGGGGATCCTCGAATGGGGTGAGTCAGTCATTCAGAAGCTGGTGGATGCCGGCCTGGTGACCCACGTGGCGGACCTCTACAGGCTCAAACAAGACCAGGTAGCCGCCCTTGACCGGATGGGCGACAAGTCTGCCAAGAACGTTCTGAAGACCCTCTGGGGGGCCGCGGAGATGCCTCTGGAGAAGCTCCTGGGTGGGCTCAGCATTCCGCTTTGCGCCACTTCTACCATTCGAATTCTTGTGGACGCAGGGATGGACTCTGTGGATAAGATCGCCTCGGCGTCGGTCGACACCCTCCAGAAGGTCCCGGGGATGGGGCCTAAGCGGGCGGAAGCTTTGGTTGCCTGGCTCAAGGATCACCGTCCCATTGTGGATGACATCTTGTCTGTGGGTGTGAAGATCACTGCTAGGGCTCAAGGTGGTCTCACGGGTAAGTCTGTGTGTTTTACTGGCAAGTCGACCCGAAAGCGTGCCGAGTTGGAGCAGCTGGCCGAAGCCGCTGGGGGCACTGTTAAGAACTCCGTAGGCAAAGGTTTGACCTTTCTCGTGCTGGCCGACCCGAATTCGACATCCTCTAAGGCAGAGGCCGCCCGTAAGAACGGTACGACTTGTGTCTCCGAAGAAGACTTCGTGACCATGTGTGGTACTCCAAATGTCTGATACTTTACGGGGCCGTGTGTACTCGGTCGTGTTCAGCCAGGACGGGTACTACATCCTGAATTTCGATCCGGACGGCGGTGGTCGACCGGTCAAAGTCAAGGGTAACCTATATGGGCTGCTCCAAATAAAGGCAGGCATTGCCATCGAGCTGGTGGGGAAATGGGCCACCAGTAAGAAGTACGGTCAGGAGTTCCTCATCCAGACTTGGCAACCTTGGGGAGACACGGCCGCGGAGGTCTCCGATTTCCTACAAACGTGTGTGAAGGAGTTCGCAGATTTTAGAGTGGTAGATGCTTTGGTTAAAACCCACGGTGTGTCTACCTACGAGCAGCTCACCAAACTAGCCGATGTCGTGATCGAGGCTCCGGAAGGGTTCTACCCGGATGTCTCCAAAGAGAGTATGTCTAAGGCAGTCCTGGGTTGGGAGACTGCCTTATCAACACGAGACCTCTCCGTACTGCTTCGGGAGGGGGGTCTAGGGGCCATGGAGGTCCAGGCGGCCATGGCTCGTTTTGGAGCCGACGCCCCCAGGATTGTTGCAGAGAACCCGTATCGTTTGATGGAAATATTGGGGTTTTCGTTCGCCAAAATAGACAAGCTGGCGATGAACCTGGGCTGTAAGTTTAGTGACCACAGGCGCATACAAGGGCTGGTGCTCTGGGCTCTTCAGGAAGCTGCCAAGCAAGGGCACCTCTACCTACGCAGAGGGGAATTGAGCGAGCACATTGCGGAGTTGGCCAAGAAGGACAGTCTGGTGTTGTCGCTTGCCGAGCCGGCCAAGGTATACGACGCTGCGGTTGTCGAGCTAGTAGAACACAAGGCGGTGATGCTCGATGTGGAGGCAGGCCTGTACCTACCTCAGCTGTTCGAGTTTGAGCGCAAAAGCGCCAAGTACATTGCCACCCTGCTTACAGAGTCCATCCCTCTTGGGGTAGACTCGTCCGCCTTCATAGAAGCCTATGAGAAGTCCCACCACATTCGCCTCTCTGACGCTCAGAGACAGGCGGTAGAACTGCTGTCCAAACACAGGGCTCTGGTGATTACGGGGCTGCCTGGCACGGGAAAAACCACCGTCCTGAGAGCCCTCGTGAGGTTTTTGGAGGAGGCTAAGGTGAGCTTCAAGCTCATGGCTCCTACAGGCATTGCGGCTAAGCGTCTGGCGTCGGTGACGGGCCACGAGGCGTCCACGGTGCACAGAGCCCTCAAGTACGACGGCAGCGCCTGGGGGTGCCACGAGAACAACTACTTCATGACAGACGCGGTCATCACCGACGAAGCCAGTATGATGGATCAGGAGCTGCTCTACCGGCTTCTGAGTGCTTTGCGTTCGGACACCAGGGTCGTTCTGGTGGGGGATGACGCTCAGCTACCCTCGGTAGGCCCGGGAAACGTTCTTCGAGAACTCATCGACTGCAAGTCGGTCCCCCATGTCAAGCTAACTGAGATCTTTCGCCAGGACTCTCAGGGGGAGATCGTCACCAATTCTCACAGGATAAACTCTGGGAAGATGCCTGAGCTGGCTGACCCTAAAAAGGAATCGGAATTCAAGTTCGTCAGGCTCAGTGATGAGGCTAGGATCGCAAGTTTGATCGTGGAGATGGCTGTCAAGCTCAAGTCACGGGACGCCAACTTTCAAGTGCTATCACCCAAGTACGATGGCATCGTGGGGGTAGACAACCTCAATGAGATGCTTCGTGACGCCCTGAATCCCTCTGGTCCTAAAGAGTGGTCTAACGGTAAACAGAGGTTCAGAGAGGGCGACCGTCTCATGGTCATCCAAAATGACTACAAGCTCAAGGTCTACAACGGAGACGTGGGCAAGTTGCGTTACGTGAACAAGGACACCTTAATTGTGAAGATCCATGGGTTGGGGTCGCAGTTGGAAGAGGACATCAGCTTCCCTGAAGGGGTAGCGGGCTCTAAGTTGAGACTGGCTTACGCCATCACAGTCCATAAGAGCCAGGGCTCTGAGTTCGATACCATCATCCTCCCAATCGTTCGGACTCAGGGCCGCATGCTGCAACGCAACCTTCTGTATACGGCGGTCACTAGGGCTAAGAAGCGCGTCTGGCTAATTGGCGAAGAGACGGCTATTCAGAAGGCGATTGAGAACAACAAGGTAGTACGTAGGAACACGGTCTTGTCAAAGGCCATCGCAGGCAATCTGGTAGCTGTGGGCGTACCTGTCGGAGACAAATCATGAAGCAAGAACGCATCGAAGCCATCTATGATCAATTAGGGGACCTGGTAGTCGAACTATCCAGGGATCCCGTATCGATGGGTCCTGCTTACTTGCAAGACCTGATTGCAAGGACCCGCGGCTACCTCAATATAGCCAGCAATATGGTGCATGAGGTGCACCGCCAGAAGTCGTCTATTGAGACCGAGCTGGATGCCAAAGAAGCGGCGTTCCTGATCAGCTCGGATGGCTTATTGGCTGACGATGCAAGGGTGACTCGTCTCCCTAATATTGAGGATCGAAAGGCCATGATCAACCTGATTCTAAGGGAAGAACGGGCTGAAATACTGAAGCTAAAGAACCAGGTAAAAGAGCTTGGATTCGTGGACAAAGCCATCCGACACCGCCATAAGGAGTTGGACAATACAATGAGCGCCATTCGCATGCAGAAGGCCCTCATTGACTCTGAACTGAGAACAGGCGCCTTTTATGGGGATGAAACGGAAACCTCCCGTAAGTCATCCTACAGAGCCCCTTCAAAGGGCCCTGTGACGGCCGATAGCTTCTCTATCGACGACTCGGAGCTTCTACAGCTTCTGGAAGGCTCTGCGGAGCCTATAGGCCTGCTAGGCGCGGGCGAAATTATTGAGGAGGATGAGGACCCACAATCAGTAGTGGTGGCCCCTGCTGAAGAGCCCAAGGCAATGACAGCTGCGGAGTCTGAGGACAGCATGGCAGTCGAAAAATTCTTGGAAGGCGACGATTATTCAGCAGTGTTTGACAATCTTTGATTGCACACGGTGTAGTAGCCAATAACGAGTTCACACCCCTACCCAACAACCTAATTTGTAGGTGGTGAGGACCCTTTTCAATCAGCAGTAGGAGCAAGAAACCATCATGGAAATAGATCTCGATACGAACTACGATGACGATGTAGGTCTTGGTGCAGAAGACAAGAAGCACGCCCGTTCGAACCAACTAGAGTGGTTCAAAGGGGAGAAAGGCCGCACCTACCGTGTGTCCCTCGTGTACTTCAATCCGCTCGAAGCCTCTGTCGTCAGGGCTGTCCGGAAGAAGAACCCCCAGGCCACGAAGGAAGAAATACTTGCCGCCGTAAACGGTGTCTTCGCCAAGAAGGCTGAAGCACTGGGTAAGTCCGCCGACCAACTAACCGGCGGGGACAAGCTGGACCTCAACAACGTCCGCTTCAAGAAAATAGAGGCGCACTACAAGGAGGGCGTCGGTTATGTCGTTTCCCGATTGGGTAAGGACGGACCCGAGGCCGACTCGGTTTGGAAGACGTTGGGCGATATGAAGACCTACTTCACAACTTGCCTCATCGTTTACCCGACCACTCGCGAAGGCGAGCCGATCAAAGACCAGCTTCCTACCAACTGGACCGTCACCCCGTGGCGCTTCAGCAACAAGATATTTCGCCGCTTGCATGAAGTGGCGGAGTCGCTTCGTTCGAACGACTTGAACATCTGCATGCAGGATCTCAGCCTGAAGTGCACCAATACGGAGTTCCAGAACTTCGACATTGATGGTGCAGGCAAGGCTCTGTGGCGGATCAACGACAAGTTCCAAACAAGGGTGCTGGAGAAGGCTCTCCCGATCTACGAGAAGTTGGTGCCATTCCGTGAAATGAGCACCGCCGACTTGAAGATCAAGCTCGGAATTTCCGACGGTGGCGGTGTCGATACCACCATGGACGGCGGAGACTTCGGCAACTTGATGGACCAGGTCTGATCTGGAGTGGGGCTCCGGCCCCACGTCATGATCGTCCTAGGACTTGATCCGTCTTTGACCGGATTCGGCTGGGCAGTTCACAACTCCAATGTTGTGGGCCCCAGCCGAGTCTTGGCCAAGGGACAGTTCATCACAGATGCAAACGCCCTGTTCATTGAGCGTTATGCTGCAATTCGTGACGCGCTGATAACCCTGATAGGGCAGTACCCTATTGAGGCTGTGGGCGTAGAATCCCCTCCTTACGGAGAGAGCTTCAGTGAAGGCCTGTATGGCCTGTTCCTGTACGTGAATGAAGCCCTCCACCTTTGTCGGAAAGACGTTGTCTACTTCGATCCGACAACCCTGAAAATGCTGGCCAAGATGGACCCTAACGTCCGTCGAGGAACGATGGACAAGGGTGACATGGTGGAAGCGGCGAAGTCTGATACTCAGATCAAGAAGTGGCACCACAATGAAGCTGACGCCTACCTCATTGCCAGAAGCGCAGCCCGCTTTTGGAAGAGGGAGTCGCAGCTGATTACAGATGAAGACCTAACACCTTCGGAGCTGCGCTCTTTCGCTAGAGTGCACACCTACCAAAAGGGGGCGAAGGCAGGTCGAACGGTCAAGGCAGGGCTGATATTCCGAGAGGACGACAGGTTCTTCCGGTACTCCAAGATACCCCCCATTCCAGAAGAAGAGGAACTAGTAAAATGGCTCAGCGCAAGAAACCACCAGAAGGCTCTGAAGATCAAGGTTCTCAAGTGAGTGCTCAGGCACCTGCCCCCAAAGCTCCCCCAAAGGCAGCTGCCAAGACTCCGGCCGCCAAGGCTGCTGACGAAGATGCTGCCAAGCGTGTGGCGATGGCCCGAGCAGCCATCCTCAGAAGCACCGGCAAGAAGATCGTGGGCGAGGACAAGAGTGCTCTCCCCTACGTATCCACCGGCAGCTTCCTCTTAGATCACCTCATCGGTGGCACCATGGCAGAGGACGGCAAGGCTTCGATTTGTCCAGGTTACCCCCGTCGCTGCTACACGGAAATATATGGCGCTGAAGCGTCGGGCAAAACCACAGCTGCCCTCGAAGCTGTCGCCGATATCCAGAAGCAACCTGGCGGCATCGCCATGTACCTCGACTTCGAGAAGGCTCTGAATCAGAAGTATGCTCGTTCGATTGGGGTAGTATTCGACCCGAACAAGTTGATGCTGTTCCAGCCGGATACGATGGAAGAGGGCTTCAAGATGTTGTGGGCTGGCCTGAAGATGGGTGTTGATCTCATCGTCATTGACTCGGTGGCGGCCATGGTTCCGAAAGAGGAACTAGAGAAGGGTTTTGACGACCCGCAACGCATCGGTGCTCAGGCCCGTGTCCTCAGCATAATCCTGCCCAAGCTGGCCACATGGTTCAACAATCCGACGATCTCTACGAACCCTAAGGGGACGGCGCTGATCTTCATCAATCAGATTCGTGCGCTGATCAGTACTACATCCAGAAATCCAGACGCAGACAACACTCCTGGCGGCAAGGCTCTGAAGTACTATGCCCACCTTCGTGTCAAGTTCACCAGGCTTCGAGGGGAGAAAGTCGAGCGCAAAAACAAGTTCACTGGTAAGGTCCAAAAGTACGACTTTGGGCAACATACCCAAGCCAAGATCATCAAGTCTAGGCTTGATGGCTCGAACGGACACACCACGGACCTGTTCATCCGGTACGGCCACGGCATCGACAACTACTACAGTCTGATCGAATCGGGGGTGGCCACCCACATCATCAAGAAATCAGGGTCAACCCTCTCATACGGTGGTCATGACGAACGTAGCCGGGACAAGTTCCGCAGCTACTTAGTCAACAATCCAGCGATCTTCGAGGAACTGAAGATCAAGGTGGTTAGAGCTGTCAAGGATGACGCCCCGATTGAAGAGCTGGACGAGGACGACGAGTTGGTAGAATCGATGGATGAGGCTTTTGAAGCTTTGACTACAGAAGAATCCTCCTCAGAAGAGGTCATCGAGACCGAGGACTTCGTGGCCGAAGACCAGGCAGCTCAGGACGATACGGCAGCAGAATGATCGAAATCGAAGTCAGCGACTTCCAGTCGATCAGGCATACCGATGTGACTATCGACAAGTTCTCGGTCATCGTGGGCCGCTCGAACATTGGAAAAAGTGCGCTCGTGAGGGCTGTTCAGTTTGCCCTCACGGGGGCTGTCGGCACTGACTTCGTACGTCACGGAGCGGCCTGTGACAGGGCCGCTCGTGGCACCAAGAAATGCAAGTGTTTCTCCAGGGTCCGGGTCAAGACCTCGGCCATTGAGTTTACTTGGGAGAAGGGCGACAACGTCAATCGCTATACGGTTATTCAAGAGGGCGTGTCTCAGGTGTATGAGGGACTGGATCGGGGCACCCCTCCGTTTCTAGCCGATACCTTCCAACCCATCAAAGTGGGGGACAGTAAGGAACTGGCTCAAATACCAGATCAATTCGAGCCCATTTTCCTCCTGAACAAGTCTGGGACGGTGGTGGCTGATGTTCTTAGTGATGTGGCTCAGCTAGATGAGATCAATGTGGCCATGGCTATGGCCGTCAAGGATCGTAAGGACTGCGGGGCCACTAGGAAGGTGAGAACGCAGGATATCGTCGATTTGAACAAGTCCCTGGAGAAGTACCTGGGCTCGGATACGGCCGTGGCAGCCGCCGCCGCCCTGCAAGTGCGTTTGGAAGGCGCCAAGCACAAGCAGACCCAAGCAGACTTGCTGGATCGCTTCGTCGCTTCAGCCAAGGCTCTGACCCTATCTTTGACGACGCTGAACAAGGCAACAGCCCCGGCCTTGCCAGACCTAGAGCCCTTGAAAGAGACCTCGGGCAGTCTCACCCAAATAGGCGCCTTCTGTTCTAAGGTGTCCGACCTAGCCCCACAGGTACAGAGCTTGTCGGGGGTTACGTCTGTGACGTTGCCTGAGGACCCCAACCTACAGGTTGGCCCTCAGAAGCTCTCCAAGATGGGGGTGTGGCTCAACCGCCTTCAGAGCCTAAAAGCGTCCCTGGACGGTTGGGAAACCCTAGAGAAGGTACCTGAGGTTGAGGATCAGGCTCCAGTGAAAGCCAAGTATCTGAAGCTGGTCGGGCTGAACATCCTGGTGTCCAAAGTGGTAGCCATCGAGGCCAGCTACAGTACGGCCAAGAAGGACCTCGAAGCTGTCATCAAGCTTGAGGCGGAGATCCTCAAGGAACTGAACGACCTGGGGATGTGCCCAGCATGTTCCCAGTCAATTGACGCCGAGCACGCTCTGCACCTGGAGGCCTCGTGAAATTTATCTTCCGGACGGACGTGCATGCCGCAGACAAGGGCCCCTCCTCGTGGAAGGGCGACTACCCAGCGGAGATTCGGAGCAATCTCGTTCAAATAGGCGAGATTGCTAGGAAGCACGGGGCGACGGCTGTCTTGGATGGGGGCGACTTCTTCCACGTCAAGGATGCCGTGAAGAACTCCCATGCTTTGGTCAAGGACATCATGTCCCTGCACAACGAGTATTACCCGTGCCCTGTTTACTGTGTGGAGGGCAACCACGACATTGTGGGCAACAATCTCACGACCCTGTCCAAACAGCCCCTAGGAGTCTTGATCGAGTCCGGAGTGTTCCGAGAGCTTCGTGAGGAGGTTTTTACGGACGGGCTTGATCAAGTTAGAATCGTAGGCTTCCCGTACAGCTCGGAGCGCACTCTCAGGGAGATTCAAGAGGCGAGGAAGCAACCAGGGGACACCTGCCTGATAGCAGTCGTTCACGCACTGGCTGGGGAGAACCCGCCGGCCAATGTGGAGGACTTCTTCGGAGAGCCTGTCTTCCGGTACGACACCATGATCGTTGAGGGTGGCCCAGATGTCCTGTTGTTTGGGCATTGGCATCGAGATCAGGGGATCGTTCAGCTGGAGGGGCGATTCTTCGTCAATCAAGGCGCCGTGTCCCGAGGGGCGCTGGTACGGGAGAACTTAGAGCGTACACCCAAGGTAGCCCTCATTGAGGTAGCCGATGGCGTGATCACCGTCAAGGCCATGCCACTTACTGTGCTCCCGGCCGAAGAGGTCTTCGATGTCGAGCGCAAAGAGCGCCTGGAGAAAGAAGCCCTGGCTATTGATCAGTTCGTTGCACAGATGGAGGCGGATTCCGAGGAGGACACTCCCAAGGACATCGACACTAGCCTGTCTGTGCTGAATTTCGCTCCTGAGGTTCGAAAGCGGGCTCAGGTTTATCTAGAGAGAGCCCGGTCATGAAAAGCGACAACTTCTACATCTCCTACTCCGGCTACAAGAAGTACGAGACCTGCAATTACGCCTATTGGAACAGCTACGTTGCTGAGACGAAGGTGGTGGGCCCGGACGACCGCCTAGGTTCTATCTACGGCTCAGTGGTAGGGCAGCTGTTTGAGCAGTTCTACATGGATCAGCTCTGGCGTAAAGACAACGCACAGGCAATTCTGGTCTCTAGGATTGAAGGCCAAGTGGACACGGCCATCAAAAAAGAGACAACCCCCTCAAGGTACGGCAAGGGTGGTGTATTGCTGTGGAAGGGTGATGGTGAAGGCCAGAGCCCGTACGGCATGTACGAGAGCAAAGAAGAGCTGGTAGCGGACATTAGAGATACGATCCCTAGAGGGTTTCGTATTATCCGGCATCATCGTTTGCTGGGGCCTAGGGCAGAGGCGGAGACCAAGCTCGACTTCAGGGCTCCCAACGGGGATATCTGGGGCGGCCGATCAGACTTTATCATCCAACGTGCCAAACCCCACGAAGACCTAGTCATCATTGACGGCAAGGGCTCGAAGCATCGAGATAAGTACGTGGATCCTACCCAGCTTCAGTGGTATTCCATGCTATATAAGCTGAACTTTGGCTCGGCGCCAGATCGGTTGGCTTTCTTGTTTTGGCGCTACGAGCCGACGGAGAGCATGGATTGGGTGGACACCTCTGACAATGAAATACAGAGCCTATTCATTCAGGTCCGGGACACGATTGAGGAGATCAAGGACCGCAAGAAGCGGGCTTTGCCTGTGATGCCGTTCGCCAAAGCTAGGGAGGTTTTTCCCGTGAAAGCCAACAAGGAAAACTGCCGATTCTGCCCATACGCCACCGAGGAAATATGTCCGAAGGGCGCTAAGATCCAGCAGGAGATCAAGTCGCAACAAGAGGCCACACGAGCCAAGAGCAAAAAACCATGAACTCACTAGATCAAATACGAGAAAAGGTCGAAGAACTAAGCAAGCGGTACAAGGTCGCTGCCAACAAGAAGTCCACTCTGAGTGGGCTTCTTCAAGCCAAGAAGGAAGAACTCGCGACTCTGAAGAAGGAAATAGAGGACGCAGGGTACGACCCGAAGCGCCTTAAGGAAGAGCGCGACCGCCTCCAACAAGAGATGGTCGCGATGATAGAGGATTTCGACAAGAGACTAGGCGAAGTCGAGACTGCTTTGGCAGCCTTCGGTAATTGAGAAGAGAGAAGATACCAGATGAAAATTCGTACCACAGTCGAGAATCTGAACCAAGCGTTCGAAATAGCGGGCATCGTCACGCCGAAGTTGAAGAACAACTCGGACGCAGCTTTTCTGATCGCCAACCATGGGGGCAAGCTGTATGTACACTCCCACGACGGGATTCGTGCAACTCGAACTGAGCTTAAGTTCGACTCCTTAGAGGGCGAAGGTGCCTTCGCGTTCCCCAACGACAAAGTCGGCTCTCTCAAGTACGTGGACGGTTGGATTGAACTGGAATCCGGTCATGACGATAAGCGCCATTGGGTCAAGTACACTACAGAAGGTGGCGCCAAGGTAGACATCGCCTCCTACGACCCAGACGCCTACGCCACCCTCGTGCGAAATCTTAGCGAGACCACTGAGGAGCGCCTGTACCTCACGGCCATTCTTCGGGACGCCTTCAAGACGGTCTTCGGGTTCACCCCAAGGGGCACCGACAAGGATAAGGCTCCGGACTTTTACAGCACCTTACAGATCTTCGACGCCAGTAAGCCCGAGTGGTTAAGCGGCGACGGTGTGATGCTGGGGGCTGACGGTACCCGGGCAGCCTTTTTCTCATGTGAGGCTTTGAAGGGCAAAGGCCTTGGGGTGCATACTGATCACCTCTCGTACCTTACAGATTTCTTGGCCAAATGCGGCCCAACGGTCAAGGTGAAGTTCGGGGAAGCCATGAACTTCCTGATTGAGCTTATCCCTGAAGAGGATGGTACCTTCACCGAGGGGGCCGTCATTGGTTGGGTGAGCCATGTCACGACACACGCTAAGTACAAGTACTACGCCACTAGTGAGGACCACGCTGTTCTGATGGTGCCCAGGGACATGATGGTGAAGTCTCTGAGCCATATCAGATCCCTGCTCTCTGGGAATCAGCCTAAGATTCGTTTGATTTTGAAGGACGGCTTCTTGAACTTCAAGTCAAATGACGGAGGCAACAGCCTGACAAGCGCTCCTGTAGGGGTGGACCTTCTCGCCTTGGATGATAAGTCTCCGTCGGTGGCAGGATTTGAGTGCAATGCCGACGCAGACCGGCTGGTGGACCTGTTCTCTTCTGCGAAAGGGCATGAAGTCGAGTTCCGCATTGCTCTAGTAGCTGAGAGCAAGCATCACAAATCAGGGGCCTTCTTTCGGACCTTCGATCGTTTCCGCTTGAATACTGAGGGTGCCGTAGTCATCTCTCCTGAGGACTCCTACGAATGCCTAGTGACTCGATTCACGCCTTCGGTGTGAGGGTCAAGAACGCGGAAGCTGCGGCTACTCGGCTGGTTACCTTGAAAGGCAGGGTAACCGCCGAGCTTGCAGCTAAAGAAGCGGAGGTGACTCACCTTGACCAAGAGATCGAAATCCTGGGCAAGGTGGTAGAGCTTTTTCGCGTTCTGCTGGATCAGCTCGTCGAGAAGCAGGTGCGATCCGTCGAAAAGGTCGCAACCGAGGGCCTTCAGACGATTTTTACAGACCAGATTCTCAGCTTGGAGTCCGAGGTGGCCCCCAAGCATAACAAGATCTCCGTGGATTTCTTCGTCCGTAGGGGTCTCAAGGGCAGCCCACGGTCACATCGGGGGAAGCCCCTGGAAGCTTTCGGCGGCGGGCCTGCCACGGTCATATCCTTGATTCTGAGGGTATTGGCGGTAAAGCGTTTGAACCTTTGGCCGGTACTAGTCTTGGACGAGTCTCTGGGCGCCGTGTCTGATGAGTATGTCGACCATACTAGTCAGTTCCTACGGGGTATTGCTGAAAAGCTGGGTTTCGACCTGCTTTTGGTCACCCACAAGCCCGCCTTCAAGGAATACGCACATAATGTGTACCGTTGCTCCGAAGCCTTCGAGGAAGACGGTGTAACATCCTTCCTGGTAGTGAAGAAGGTACCCTCTTGAAAGATCCCACGGAAATACTTGCCCGAGCAAAGGGCCTGTTGTGTGCGGAGCTGGACCGTCGAGTGCAGAACGCCTCCAAGCGCCTGCCGCATATGTGTGCGAACAATTACCGGCAGCCTCTGGATGGGCGCAAGACGGTTGAGGGGGTTGCCAACTCCAACTACAACCGGGTGTCCTTGCCTCTAGCGAGCACCATCGGTTTATGTATGCTGGGGTCAGAGGATCCAGAGCAGTGGCAGGGGACGATTTGTGAAGACCCGATTGATGCTCAGAAGTGCCCTTACTTCTCATCAACCATGACTAAAGATCAGGTCTTTAACGAATTCCTGGAGCAGACCTCTAACCCGGAGTGGTTAGAGGAGAACATGCCTGGAGTTTCCGAACTGTTGTGGGCAGCAGGACACTCCAAGTCTGTGGCACTGCCTTTCTGGAAACGTGTTATGATGCTGTTTACTAGGATCAAGGTTGAGCCTATTGTTAGAGTGCCCGATCTGACACCCCTCCTGACGGCTCCGAAGCATGAAGATCTCCGTTCTTGAACGCATGCTCACTGCGGAGCGTATGCGCCAGAAGGCCTCTTTCGCCCCACCGGTAGCAAATCGGCGAGCAGCGACTCATGACGAGGGGCCTTGGGTCGTAACGAACACCAAAGGTGATGTGGTCTTGACCAGACTGCAGCACGACCCTAAGTTCGAAGAGGACTTTGTCTTGCAGGGTTTTTTTGATTGCCCTATTGATGAGGAGAGCCCGTTAGTCAGCAGGCTCTACGAGACTCTGTGGTCCTCGTCCAAGAAGCACGGGTGGGGTAACCGCTGCGAGGACTTGAAGGATTCGGCCGCCAAGATGGCTTCCTTGGGGTATGCCCCCAAGTGGCTACTGATATCACACTCTGAGGTATCGGAGGTTTGTGGTGGGGAACTCACTCCGGAAGATGTCGAGAAGCTGACTTTGATCAAGGGATACGTGGCGGAGGTGGACTCGGTCAAGGTGTTGGTCACTGACGCTTTACCTGAGGGTGCCGCTATCTTAGGGGCCATGCCAAGTTTAGTGGGCCATTATATGCGTTCCTACGACTTCCTATCCATCTTGTTGGCTGGGGTTAACCGTACCATCGTATTGGTGGGCCATGACACGGTGGATTGACACCTTAGTCGACTTCTCAGTGTCAAACTTGACAGAGCGTGTGTACGGGGAACTCTGGTCACGCGGGGTCTCGGACTCTCAAATAGTCGAGTACCGAATAGGGTACCTGAACAAGCGTCTCCCACAGTTGGAGGGTGCCGAGGAATTCCTGGAGTGGTGCTGGCAGGGGAAGCGCCTTGACGACATGTTCGTATTCCCAATGACCAATGCTTTGGGTCAGGTCAAGGGGGTACAGTTTCGTCACGTTGAGCGTAAATCTAAGGGGTACATAGACTATTTGACGGATCACGACGAGCCTGTGTTATTCGGGCTGGCCCAGGCAATGCCTCACGTATGGCGCACCCAAGCCATCTGGCTAGTAGAGGGGGGATTCGACATGTTTCCTGTCCAGAGGGTGTTCCCGAACGTAATCCCTACGATGACGGCTTCAGTGTCCACGGCGTTGATGCGCTTTTTGAAGCGCAATGTTCGTGATGTTTGGCTAGGGTATGATACAGATTCAGCGGGCTACAAGGGCGCTCGGGATGTGGCCGCGCAAGCCACCACCGACTTCCAAGTGCATATCCCGAAGCTACCTAGGCTGAAGTTCTTTGATGGCCGCCAAACTAAGGACCCAGCGGACCTGTGGGAAGTCCTGGGGGACGACCGATTCGGTGTATACTTACGAAACCAAGTAGGCGTTTAGCCTAAACGGAGAGAACCAAATGTCCAAAATATATAGCGAAGCTGAAGACGTTGCGCAGATTGCCTCAGGTCTGATCCCGAACTTCCACCCTGAACTAGCGGAGGCCCGCATAAGTTACGTGTACGTGGACAAGGCCTCGAACAAAGGGGGCCGCGCCCTCTATGGCAAAGTGAAGAAGTTCAGTGGCTACTTTGAGTGGGCCCTGGAGCGAGACTTCGTAGTCGAGGTGGCCGCGGACTTGTGGCAGGAACTGTCTGACCCTCAGAAGACGGCCCTGGTGGACCACCTTCTGGAGCATGTCACAGGCGAGGAAGACGAGAAGACCGGCGTCATGAACTGGCTAACTCGGGAACCCGATGTCCAGGAGTTCTCGTCTATCCTGAATCGTCACGGCGCTTGGCACCAGGCTTTGGCAGGCTTTGCTTCGATTGCTCAGAAGCTCGATCTGAGTAGCCTTGTCGAGACTGAGGAAGAAAACCTCGCTGAGGGTCTTCTAGAAACAACCGAGAGCTGACGTGTGGGACATCAAGTATCGCCCAGTACGTTTCAGTGACGTACTGGGGCAGGAGAGTACCGCCCAGATTCTCAAGTTACGACTGACTAAGGGGACTGCCTTTGACACGTCGTACATCTTCAGCGGTGGTCACGGTCAAGGTAAGACGACTTTGGCACGTATTCTGGCTAGATCCATGCTTTGCACGGATCTTCAGTCAGACGGCGAGCCCTGCAATGTCTGTGATATGTGCAAGGAAGTCCTCGCAGACGCCAACCCAGCCTTCACTGAAACTGACGCGGCCTCTAACGGCACCATCGACCATATACGGAAGATCGTTAGCGACCTTCCGTTCGCGATCAAGGGGGCTGACAAGCGCATATACCTCTTCGATGAGATGCATCGCATGGGTCCTGCTTCCCAGGATGTCTTGCTTAAGCCCATAGAGGACAAGAAGCTGGTCGGTATTTTTTGCACAACAGAGGCTGTGAAGATTCGAGGGACTATCCGTTCCAGGTGTGAAGAGTACAAGATCCGCAACATCACTAGGGAGGACATCCTTGGTAGGATGCGGTTGATCCTGACCCAAGAACAGATCGAATTTGAAGAGGACGCGGTCCTCACTGTTATTGACCATTCCCATGGGCATGTCCGGGATGTGGTCAATAAGCTGGAGATGATCGCCCAATTGGGGCCTATTCGACTTGAAGCAGTAAGAGAATACTTGAGTTTGTCTGTGGTTTCGATGTACTATGAGATCTTACTCTCATTAGGAAATCCGGCAGTCGCTGTCAAACTAGCTGAAACTGCCTGTGATCAAGTAGGTCCTGACGCAGTCTACGAAGGTTTGGCAGAAGCAGCCATGACATCCTACCGGATGGCCAACCGTATGTATGTGGACTACACCTATGTGGACAGGATCTTGGCTGATAAGGTGCAAGCTCAATACAAGGACGCCTTGTTGCAGCTAACTGAGCACTTTGTGGCCGCACCCCCTAAGGCAGGGCGGATCCGCCTCCTGTGTGACATTCTGGCTTGCTCGACTGGTGTTCCCTCCAAGGCAGTGGTTACCAAAGTACAGGTCCAGGTGGCGGCTCCCATTATCTTGGACAGCCCACCAGTGCCCGTCCTAAACCCCCCTCAGCTGGCAGTAGCAGTGCTGGCTGACCTCATAAAACCCCCCTCCATACCTTCTACTGAGCGCACCTCAAAGGTAGGCAACTTGGGTTCTGACGATGCTTGCGCACTCACATCGTTGGATGAAAAAGCGATACGCCAGGACATGCCTAGGGGCACCTCGGAAAGTGTGAGGCCCTCAAAGGATGTCCCCAAAGGTAAAGCGGACCTGCTGACGCACGACGAGTGGAGTCGTGCTATCTATCAGAGGATGGATATTTTTGGTATGGGGGTCTAATGGGCGAGTCTTGGGTAGTACTGGAACTCAGTTCGCGAAGCGATCAGGAGGATCCTGATGTGGTTAAAGCGGCAATCGTCCGTTCATTGAAACGAGCCGAGGTGTTCATACCTGCGGCAGTGACACAGATAGGTGAGGATCGCTCTGTGCACGTTTTGATGGAAGGGTATGCCTTCGTGCGCCTTGACCGCGCTCCCCAGGACTACTTTAGGCTGGAGAATACCAAGTACGTCCAAGCTGTACTGGCTTTACCTGGGGCTAATGGACGCCACCGCAAGCTCTCAACCGTAGACGACTCCGCCATTGCGAAGATGAGGGAGCAAATACGATTGCTGGTGGACCAGGGGATCAGCGTGGGGGATACCGTACGTATCACCTCTGGGCCATACCGTAACATGCAGGCGGAAGTGGTGGAGGAGATACCCGAGGAAGGGAAAGTGCAGGTTTACATCAAATTGCGCTCCAAGCAGAGCCTGGTGGCATTGCCCAGGTCTTTCCTAGTGGTGGTCGAACGCGCACCTCTGTCGACAGTCAGTGGGCGCATCAACGTTTTGCGGGATTGGGCCTTAGCCGCACACCCTATAATCAAGTGGACCGCCGACTGGGCCTCTTTGGAGAAAGCGTATAAGCAGTATGCCAGGGTAGAGACACTACGTCGGCAGATGGCGCTCCTTATCGAGACGCGCATTTTCGATATCACCTATCCCAAGGAACTGGCTGATTTATCGAACAGGTGTCAGGTGGTGGGTGCCCTCCAACGGTGGGAGACTCAAATACGTCTCCTGGAGAGTTACATCGGATTCTATCAGGGAATTCCCAGCGGGGAAGACTTGGCTACGGCCCACGGCAAGGTAGCGGAGTTGCTCTGGATTGACGAAGTCCTTGGAAAGATACGCTCGCTCTGGGAGGATGTTGAGAGCATATCCAGGGCTTTAGCTCACAGGCAGGAAAAAGAGATGGTCGAAAACGTGATTGTAGATGGGCACAATCTAGCCTGTCGTTGTGCCTATGCCCCTGGGATCTCCAATTTGATGGACAGTCAAGGGCGCCCAACAGGGGTGATTATCGGCTTCCTGCGTAGCCTGGGCTCTTTGAAGAAGCGCTACCCCGACGCAGTCCTCTACGTCACCTGGGACGGTTCCTCGAAGCGGCGCCGGGCTAGATTTTCTGAGTACAAGGCCCAACGCAACTCGATTCCTCCGGATATCAGGGTCTTGAAGGAACTACTCCCTTTGGTTGGAGTTCGTCAAGCTTGGAATCCTGACGAAGAGGCGGACGATGTCATTGCTACTTTGACGCGCCGTGACTTGGCCAAGCAACGAAATGTGATGTTCTCGACCGATAAAGATTTACTGCAATTGGTCAATGACGAGACTTCACTTCTGATCCCGCCGGTCGGGTCGCGCAACGAGATCCTGTTTGACCCGACTACTGTTCTCGAAGCAGTGGGGGTAGCACCCTCTAAAATGGTGCAATTAAGAGCTTTCTACGGGGACACCTCGGACAATATCCCTGGCGTCCCTAGGGTACCTAAGAAGGTCCTCCGTTCGTTAGTCCAAGCACACGGCTCTGTAGAAGCAGTCTACAGGTCAGGACTCACAGGGTTGACCAAGGGTCAATATGAGAGGTTGCGCAGTGCCGAACCTCAAGTCAAAATAAATGTGGAGCTGATGTCTCTGGTGGACGTGGTTGTCGAAGTCACCATGCCAGACACGGATCCTAATGCCGCTGCCTCAATCCTAACGGAATATGAGATACAGCCGGGTAGTTTGCTAGAGACGTTTTTTAGGAGGTCCCTGTAAATGAGCAACGGCTATGTTATCCCCATTGATCCCGCAGAACTAGCCAACCGTTTCTCATACGAGGACCCCCTCTTTGACGATGAGGATGAGGAAATAGACGAGGACCTCGTGACCAACGTCAGTGCCGACAGCTTGTCGGACTACTTTTCTGACGGGGACTACGAGAGTCGCATTGCCCCACTCCTGGATCGAATACCCGAGCGCGAAGCTGACCTCATCTATCTGTACTTCATCGAGAAGAAGCGTCAGGCGGACATCGCCACCATCTTCGGTGTGACCCAGGCCGCCATCTCCTACCGCCTGGACCGAGGTATCAAGCGTCTCAAGTTCCTCCTATCGATTCCCCAGCTGACCAAAGAAGAGCTGGAGGCCGACCTTCCATCTGTTTTCCCCCAGAAAATAGATGTCGACATCCTGATTGGTATGTGGGCCACCACCTGCCAATCAGAGGTCGCCTCCAATTTAGGGTTGACCCAGGGACGAGTCCGCCACCGCTTCTTCAAGGCCGTCAAGACTCTGGAAGAGGCGGCCCTGAAGGATGAGAGGTATGTACCCTATCAGAAGATCTTTTCCACAATAGCGGAAAAAAGATTCAACATCCTGAGAGAGGTACGTCTCCCCCAATGGCAAGACCGCGGAGGAGATGAGTGTACTTGAGCACTTATGAACTCGCAAATATATTCAGAACAATGTTTTGAAAACAGTTGCTACATGGGTGTGATGTGCTAAGATCACCTATGTATTTTAAGCACAACCTTAGTCAGACCCCTGAATACAAGTGCTGGCAGCAGATCAAGTCTCGTTGCTTGAATCAAGACCATCGGGCGTACCCCAACTATGGCGGCCGAGGGATCATGATTTGTCCGGAATGGCTGAACGACTTTGAGTCATTCTATGCTTACGTGGGGCCGCGCCCGACTCCAAAGCATTCTCTAGACAGGTTCCCAAACAACGATGGGGACTACGAGCCTGGAAACGTACGTTGGGCAACCTGGGACGAACAGGTGGTCAATAGAAGGCCACACGGAGAGGGCAACACCTTGCCTCCTAGGCCCAGGTCTGAAAAAGTCACCAACTTCAAGCATGGCCTGATAGGTCGCCCGGAATATAAAAATTGGTCTGCGATGAAGGATCGCTGCCTCAATGAGAGTAGCTCGAACTACCCACATTGGGGTGGTAAAGGAGTCAAGGTGCATCCGGAATGGATCCACGACTTCGTAGCTTTCTTTCAATACATGGGGCCTAAGCCTACGCCCCAGCATTCATTAGACAGGTTCCCGAACAAGGGCGGGAACTACGAGCCAGGCAACGTTAGGTGGGCCACGAAGCGTGAGCAGAACCTGAATAGGCATGCATTTGTTACAGGCCCAGCCCACGGTAACCATGGTCACGGGGGCGTAGGCACTCCCGAGTACAAGGCTTGGACAAGCATCAAGACTCGCTGCTTCAACCCAAATCACGATGGCTACGCTGCATACGGGGCGTTGGGCATTACCATGTGTCAACGGTGGAAAGATGACTTTCCGGCTTTTATCCAGGACTTGGGACCCAGGCCTTCAGAGGGTCACGTGGTAGGACGTACCGACCTCGCTGCTTCCTATTCTTGTGGTAAGTGCGAGGAGTGCCTTGCGAAACAGTGGCTGTCCAATTGCCAGTGGACTTTGAGGAGCCTAGCTCAGAACCGCAACCGTCGCTCAAACAAGCTGACCTTTGAGAAGGCGGAGTTGATCCGGCAACGATTGTCGGACGGGTGCACCTACAAGGCCGTAGCCGAAGAGTTTGGGATTGGGGTTTCGCTGGTCGGGAAGATCAAGTGCGGGGATATCTGGGCCCGCCCCACCCCGTAAAATAGGCCCTTTTCTACTTATGGCCCGGCGTTAACGGAGGAGTCTACCCCCTTGACGCTTTCCCCCGCCCGTATCCAAACTCAAGATGTTCAGTTCAGTGTCCTGGTAAGTGCCAGGACTTGGCGTTGGACAACGCGCATGGACGTGTCGGGACCATCCCCCACATTCCAAATCGTTGATATCGTTACGCCTTTTGGATTCTTGAGGGATTCCATTCCTCTTCCAGGGGATGTCGTCCAGTCGATGGCTACATCGATCCAGACCATGATGACGAACTTCAAGCCCACTATGCTGTTGGGCCCGCCTTCGTCCCTTGTGTTCAGTGTTGATGAAGGTCGCGGAATGTCCCCTTCACAGGCAGGTCTGCTGACGAATATCGGAGTTTTCGGGTCATTGCTCGACGGTTCCTTGGCTTCTTCGGCAGATTACGTAGAGGTTTTGCCAGCTGTTATTGGGGGGTTGGCCAGTAACCAGTACGGTAGCTTCAATGTGATCGTGGATTCTACGGATTTGTTGGCGGTCAGCAGCCCTTACAGTGCATCCATAACGGTGCAGGACCTGACCGCTACGACACCATCCTTGACATTTCCAATCACCATCAACGTCCGGCCGAAGGCTGTCATTTCCACGAATGTGGCCATGGTTGTTTTCAATGTGGACTATCCGTTGGGCGGGGAGTACCCCCCGATAGACAGCTTACCTTTTTTGGTCACCAACACGGGGCTGACTAACTCGGTGCTGGAGTATCAAATCGTTCGTTTGGTGGGCTTGTCCCAGAACTGGCTCACGGGGTTCCTTCCCAGCAGCGGCTCTTTGAATGCGGGGGGTAGCGCAACGATCAACGTTAGTATCGCCCCTATCACGGGTCTGTACCCTGGGACTTACGAGGAGACCCTTCGAATCAGTGGGTACAGTTCTAACGCTTACACGGATGTTCTCATCAGACTCGTGATTACGTGAGGTATTTTTGATGGCCAACTTCAAGCTAGACCAGATCCAAAGCACTTCCTCGGGCATGGACGCCTTTTTCGAGTCGGAACCGGCGATCGTGACTCCCTTGGGTCAGAAGACCGCCGCAGTCGCTAAGCCTCATCGCATTCGTGTGGCCTCACTGGGCCAGCTCAACGAGTTCACTAGGGTGGCCTCGGACCAACTGATCCACAAGTCGACCAATGACCTCTGGTCTATCCGCAAGGAAGGCGAAGAGTTCTACATCGAGCGCCAGTTCGACAACAGTTCCCCAGTAAAGGGCTGAACCTTGAGCAACCGAGACCTTATCAAGCGCGTAATGGCGAAGACCGCTACTGTTCAAAAGACAGCAGCGTTTCCGCCATTCGCTGAGAACGGCCCGCCCCAACCGCCTGAAGAGGATGGGGGTGGTGGCAACAGTCCTGTTGGCGGCAAGAGGAACATTCCGAAGGATCATCCTTACGATCCCAAGGCTTTGAAGCCGATGGCCACAGCCCTCTGGGCAGCCAGTGTCAGTTTGGGCCACGCCCTGACGGCTTATCGTCACCTCAGCCGCTTGAAATCCGCTACCATCAGCCCTGATGGTATGTTGGGTGGGCGTGGCTACGTCATGGGAGTGCCCGACGTACGCAAGAAGCTCTACGCAGCCTGCGAGGCCTTGAGTGCTATCACCGACACCCTCCACGACGAGATCACGGCTCCTCATTGGCGCCCAAAGTTGGCGCTGTTGGACGAGACTGATGCCGAGGAGATCGAACAGTACCTAGAGAAGTCTCAAGGGATCCTCGACGATCCGGAGGCGGAGGTCGAAGAAGAAGAGGAAGAGATTGAGGGCGGCAAGGACAAGCCGGAGAAAGAGCCGGAAGAGGCTTCGAGCATGCCAGACGGTGGTAGCGGCAACGAAACCAGCCAGGCTGTCCCGATGATGCGCCCGAAAGAGGCCTCCTTCAACCCCTACGATCGCACCGCCAATTCCTCGGTTTCCCCAGGAGCTTTGGGTGGGCCCAGGGTTGAGCACCTAGACCGTGAAGACCAGCCGGACCCGGAAATGGCCTATGATGGTTGGGGGTATCCCTCAATGATCGAACACCAGGAATCTGAGAATGGTGAGGGTAACCTTAGTGATCGCGGAGCTGGTTCGGGTATGCCAGGGGCAGTGACCGACACGACTCCGACGGAGGCCTATGACTTTGGTCTGGGCTACGGAGCTAACGGCCAAGGTGCCGGTGGTTACGGGAACCCTTCAGGTGAGGGTAACGGCACGAAAGGTGTGTTCGGACCGACCAGCGGCCTTCCAGGCGGTGGCTCAGGGTCGTCCGGGGACACCACCCCAGAGTTCAATGCCGAGGTCAGTGATCGTCATTCAATGGATTCACTGCCCAACGATGATCAGCCTCCGGTTGCCCGTTCTGACTATTATCAGGGAGATAAGGGCAACATGGTGAATGATTCGGGCCCGATGGCTCAATCGGAGATGCCCGCTGAGCCGACCCCAGGTGGCGAGATGTCTCCCAGTATGATGAATACAGACTACACGTACACTGACATGGAAACACCGTACGTACGCTACGACTATACGACCCCCAACTATCGGCCGGATCCCCTCCACAATTGGCCCGAAAAACAGCAGACAGGATGAACGATGGCTGATCTTGGTGACCTAACAGACTTCATCAAAGAAGGTAGCTCTGGCGTTTCCGACCTCGATTGGTTGGATGTCGACGAGGCGGAGTACCGCAAGAACGACACTCTCCCCAAGCAGAACCTGGACATTGCTCCAGATCTCATTGCCTTGTGGAGCCACCAGGACCAATCGCCTTCATCTCTAGTACCCAACAAGGGCGAACCCAAGACGATGGGCGATCTCTCGTCTATCCATGGGCATCTCCGAGCGGTGCCTGAAGACCTGATGCGTACAGCCCGTCTGGCTATCATGCAGTCGACTGATCCCAAGAAGATCAGCCACGCATTGTCTTCTAGGTACGATGCCAACATCCTCGCAACTGCCAAGACAGCCCTTGCTACAGTATTCGCTGAACGGGGCCTCCTTGGTAAGTTGTACATCAGTGCTTCGGACTTCCCGGACTGCAATAAGGGTGGCAAGATTGCCTCCGAGTTCGTTCGTCGCTTTGCCTTGGATGCTCCTTTCGTTGTCGCAAAGGTTGCGTGCAGCGATTGCGTTCATCGTCAAATCACGGCCAACGGCAGCAGCCATTGCGGGGTTTTCCACAAGGAACTACAAGTGGAAGTGCCCTACTCCAATGAACTAGCGTCTACGGTAGAGAGGCAACAGGCTTCCAGGGGCAAGGCTGTCCTCGCTTCTACGGGAACTACTCCGAAGGAACGTATTCGCCAAGCCTTCTTGGGCCAGGCTTCTACGGGAACTCAGGGCTTCACGGGTATTCCACAGGCCCCTCAAGCAGCTATTGCTCAAGGCGATACAAGCCAGCAACTGATTGCGGTTGCCAGCCTCACGAAGAAGCGTGATGCCGAAGGCCAGCAGAAGCTTGCAGCTGCTAAAGCACGCCCGATCATCGCTCTCCTCACTAAGGAGATGCTCAAGGGGCATGGCGAGCCCGAACTGGTTCACGCACTTCGTCTAGCCTTCGACTTGACTTTGCTCGAAGAGACCAAGGCTGAATGGGTGCCCCTCTTCAAGGAGGCTGGCCTGTTCGGTGCGGTTTATTCGAACCAGACAGCCTTTGATGACTGCCGTGAAGGAGCAGACTTCATCAACAAGCATGGATCGAAGATCCGGGCCATTGTTGCAGGCGAGAAGTGCGGCTCTTGCATCTTCAACAAGGTTGGCCGCTGTATGATGTATGGGCGTCAGCTAGTGGCATCTGCGGACGCAGTCCTCAATACGCAGACCGTGTCTGCGGTATTGGATGAGCATCGGATCGCTGGCAAACTTCCCCACGATGCTGCCAAGTACTCATGGGGGGACACCCCCATGGAGGCTCTCAAGGCCATCCACAAGGCTGCTTCTGCACCTTTGGCGTCCTCTGGCCCCAGCGTCCGCAGCTCAATCGAGAAGGCTTTCTACGGGCAGACTCGTGCGGCAAATACCAGTGACCTGACCAAGCGTGAGATCCTGAAGACTGCTTCGAGGTACATGAACGAAGGTCTATACGGAGATGACCTTCTCAATGTGCTGAAGAGCCGCTTCGATGTCCGGGATCTCACTGCCACGGCCGGAGATCTCAAGGTCGTGTTGGCGGAACAAGGCCTACAGGGTATCAAGTTCATCGACCCAACGGTTTACGACGATTACGGCAAGGGTTGTCACACGGCCGCTAGCGCCCATCGTTCACGGGCCGCTGTCCAATATCTCAAAGTCGGTGACAAGTGCGGTTCTTGCGTTCATCAGACCCGGGTCGGGTTCTGTTCCGTCATCAACAAGCAGTTGGTCGTGGAGCCCCCTTACATCGACAAGCTGGCTGAACAGCGTGCGATCTTGGCGTCGGGGAACTCGACGGTGGTTTCCTACGAGAGCCTCATGAACAACGGTCTGAGTATGATGCAGGAGTATCAGCTCCAGCACGACACAGAGGGTTCCATCGACCTTCAGCCAGAGTTCAAGGTGGGCTCAGACACCATCGAATTCGGGACTCAGAAAGTCAAGCTGTGAAAGATAGTCCCGCACGTCGTGTGGTCGCCCGCTTCAAGCAGGCAGACCAGCAACCCGGGGCTCGTCAAAAGGCGTGGAAGAACACCACACCCATAAACAAGCCCAAGGGGATCGGCCGAGAAGTGACCAAGGACTACGCCGTGTCCAAGGATGAGGGCGGTGAAGTAGTTGAGGCCGATCGTAGAGATCTCCGACCAGAGGATGTCTTCAACGTCACTCCTGACCAAACAGGGGTTCTGAACCTGGCCCAATCGGGCAAGGATCTGTCCAAGGCAATTGAGAAGCAAGTACCTAAAGACAAGGGCTACGATGTAGTCCGCAATCTGTCGCAGTACCTTATTCGCACCGAGGGGAACGGAGCGGAGGGGACGGCGGAAGGCAAGAAATGAACATGACAGACACGAAGGATGATTACTTGGAAAATCTGGAAAGCATGGCTAACGAGTCGACCAAGATCGGCCCAATGGCGATGGTAGTCCCAGTACATGCAGCTACTGGCCCCATCAAGCGTGGCGTCGGCCGCCCCAAGAAGATCAATCCCCAGCCTACTGTGAATGAATTGGCGTACCACGCTGAGATGCAGAGGCTTAAGGCGGAGTACACGAACGACATCGACACTGTTAATAAGGCAGTGCGGGGGCGTGTTGACTCCTTGGAGACCCTACAAAGGATCAAGGAAGAGATCGCAACGGAAGCCGCGTCACTGTACTGTGACCGCGTAGAAGCTGCGAAGTACGGTAAAGATACGACTCAAATATCGAGTCGTAGGATCGGAGCCCTCAAGGAAGTGGCTTCGATCGAGCTTGAGATGAGGCGGTTGGGCACCAACTTCATCGATCTCAAGAGTGAACGTTTTCAGAAGGTCTTCGCTTTCCTTCTCGATTCAATTCGAAATGCGGCAACGGCGACATTCTCTTCTGAGCAAGTGGATATGCTTTTCAACCGCCTAGAGACCGAATTAGAGGGCTGGGAAGAAAAAGCCCAGAATCTCTGAGGTAGCTAGTGGCTGAGAAGAAACGAGAGGGGCTGGTCAATCTAGTCCGGAACGCCAACCAGAAGGTCAAAGCCACTCAAGCTGTGGCCACCAATTCAGGTGCGGGTGGTGGCGGCCTAGGTGGCGGCCCCAAGATCTTCAGTGTGCTCGAATACATCGAGCAGCCTTGGGGTTTGGCAATGAACCTATACCCTGCCCAGCGCTTCCTGGTGAAGCTCTATTACAATCTGGAGCTGGACACCAAGATCCCTGACGATCCTAACAAGCGTATCCAAGTCACGGACATGCTCAAGACCAAGATCCTGTACGAGCTGTCTGAGAGGGATTACCTGACATACCTCTTCAATGAGGGCCGGTGCAATATCGGGGAGCAGGATCACGACCGACGTGAATTGGTGCTTTCCATCGGTAGAAGAGGGGGTAAATGCGTCTGTGGGGATACCCTCGTATTGACGAATGACGGCATTCGTCAAATAGCTGATTTAGGGACGGCCCTTGAGGACGGCTTTTCGCCCTTGGAATTAGGAATAGTCCAAGAAGCAGGCAAGAGGTCCACTTCCGCTGCATTCTACAACGGGGGAGTTAAACCGACTTTCTCAGTCAAAACAGACTCTGGGTACAGCCTCAAAGGGACGGGCCCCCATCGAGTTAAAGTGCTGACTAAGACAGGTAAAGTCGAATGGGTCTACCTGGATCAACTACAGGTAGGCGACTTCGTAGCGATCAACCGCTCGACTGACCTATGGGCGGCCAAATTGATGGATTTACGCCCGTTTCACAATGAAACGGGTCGTAAGGACGTTAGACTACCGGAGCTGTTAGACGAGCGTTTAGGCAACTTCATCGGTTACTTGGTTGGTGACGGCACTTGGGGAGACGACCACGCCGTATCTGTGACAGTGGAGCACCCAGAGACGTGGGCTTACTTGAAGGAAGCCTTTCAGACATTGTTGGGGGAACCCAGAGTCCAGATGGACGAAAGAACTGTAAACACCGGGCGCCTAGAGTTCTGTAGCGTCAGGGCCCGAAGGTTTTTTGACGATATTGGCTGGAAGCAGGATTGTGCGAGAGATCAGAAGATGATCCCTTGGTCTATTCTTCAGTCGCCGAAGTCCGTCGTATGCGCCTTCTTGAGAGGTTTATTTGAGACAGATGGGTGTGCCGAGAGTGGTGGTCGAAGCATCACTTTCTCATCAGCTAGCTTTCGGTTGGCCCATGAGGTTCAGATTGTGCTGCTGAATCTAGGTATCGTCTCGAACGTAGCCCGTAAGTGGAACTCAAAGACAAAAAAACACTATGCTAATTTGAGGGTCAAAGGCACGAGGTCTAGACGCCTGTTCGCTCAATTGATAGGTTTCGATTCAGATAAGAAGCGCCTGCCAATGCTGGCCTCTTTGGAACTTGCTCAAGAGGGTAAGTCTGACACAGAGAGCATTCCACATCAGTACTCGGCAATTCGAGATTGGCTGGAGTCAATACCCAAGGCGGGGCCTGGAGCTGGGCACAGGCGCTCTAGGCTAAGGGATGTCTTAGCCAACACCTGTAAGCCTAGTTCAGGTGAAGATCTGACCTACCCACGGCTGGCCAAGGCAATCAGTGTGGCTAAGGAAATGGGGGCAGGGGAACAGGAAACAGCCCACTTCGAAGAGTTGGCCAGATTGGACTACTTCTACGATGCCGTGACCTCAGTAGAACAAGGGGAAGACCAGGTTTATGATTTGACCGTACCTGATGGGGAGGCATTCGTTGCGAATGGTATGACCAATCACAACACAACTCTGTCGGGAATCTTCGCTTCCTACGAGGTGTACCGACTTCTTAATCTGTACAATCCCCAGGAATACTATGGCCTGCCTAACGGCAACCGTATCCAGATCATCTCGGTAGCTACGGACAAGGACCAGGCAGGACTGCTCTTCAACGAAGTGGCCTCCCATATCGTGAAGTGCGAGTACTTCAAGCCGCATACAGCGTCCAATACCCAGACGTTTTTGAACTTCCGCACGCCTTACGACATCGAGAAGTTTGGTACTGATGTCCGCAACGGGGATGGCAAATACCAGTCCTTGAACGGTAAGGCCACCATCCGCGTCACCTTCAAGGGTGCAAACGGCAAGGGGCTCCGTGGTGCAGGTAACGTCGTTATCATCCTCGACGAGGTTGCCCACTTTCTTGACAAGGGTGGGGGCTCTGCCGAGGAAGTGTACGGTGCCGTAGTGCCCTCATCGGCTGCCTTCTCCAAGAAGGATCAGAAGACTAAGCGTGCTTTGATTGATCCGATTACGGGCATAGAAGCCCCTGTGGAGAGCAGGGTCATTCTCATCTCATCTCCCTTGGGCAAGTCCGGCTTGTTTTACGACAAGTTCGATCTGGCTATGCGTGGCGGTCCCGGAGCACACAACATCCTTGCTATCCAGGCCCCTACCTGGGAGATCAATCCGACGGTCCCCTCCTCCTACTACAAGGAGAAGTACCACGCGAATCCGATCACCTTCGTGACTGAGCACGGCGCTCAGTTCAGCGATCAGGTACGTGGTTGGATTGAGCGTGAGTCGGATCTACAGGCCTGCATCAACCCAATACTACAGCCCAAACTAGCTGGGACCCCCAGGTCACCCCATCAAATGGGAATCGACGTAGGCCTTGTAAACGACGGTACAGCCATCGCCATTACACACGTTGAGGGGGACAAGATCGTCCTCGACTACCATGAAATATGGTATGCTGGAGAGAATTGGCGTGAGGCTAACCCGCATCTGGACTTCAGTGTGGCGACAGACTACGCCAAGAGCCTGGGGAATGTCCAGCGCATCGACTTTGATGCCATCGGGGAATGGATCTTGGCTCTGTGTAAGAGATTCCACATCACCGCCGGCATCTTCGACCGTTGGAATGGCATCCCCTTGGAGCAGTTCCTGCACAAGCACGGTCTGAAGCAATTCACCTCGGATTTCTATACTAGAGACAACACTAGTAAGATGTACCAGACGGTGAAGGAATTCATGTATGACGAGAAGTTGGAGTTGTACGACTTCCCGATTCCTGAGCGTGCCAAGGATGGCAGCAAGCATTCGCCATTGATCGCTGAGCTTTTGACCCTGCAAGCTGAGCAAATAAGCAAGAACATTGTGACCGTTCAGGCCCCCAACAAAGTTGGAGCCCACGACGACTTGAGCGATGCCTTGATTCGATCCATCTGGCTGAGTTCGGAAGTCATGATGAATCGAAAGCACACGGCCCACGGTCAGGCTTACCGCCCAGCGGTGGCTTCGGCCATGACCCCTCAAAGGTACCAGATGTCCCGCATGCTCAAGCATGGTGGTGGCGGAGATCGCAGTCTAAGCGGCCGTCGCCCAATTAGGCAGAGGTAACCCCATGGATGACCCCCGTCCCCTACCACTTGAATTTGCGAATCGAGTAATCCGGCAGTTCCTGGATCACTTGTTGGGTACGGATCTGATCGCCAAACCGAAGGACCTATTGAAACTTAGGGTTCTTTTTCGGCATCTAGGGGGAAATTGGGAACAGCTCCAGTTGGGGGACATCAAGCAGCTCCTTCTGTTGGAGAAGCTATTATCGAAGTGGGGTCAGAGCAAAGACCGCGAACGTGAACCGAAGGACGGTGGATGATGCCTCCTGAGCAATTTCGAACGAGGGACTGCGTTATCCTTGTGAAAGGAGACGCCTATCCGGTGACGGTTGCTCCAGCTATGGCTTCTGGTGGCTGGAAAGGTGGCCAAGGAGTCCAATGGGTCGCCTCATCCAAAGACGAGTTTCTGGTCACCTACTCCGACGGCCTCTATGCGGGATTCCTTCTTTGGGGATCAGATGAGTCTTCGGATCAGTTCACGGCGATGACTAGGAACCAGCCGGCGTATCAATTTACGACGATTGGCGCTGGCGGCTGGGTCATCATGACGACGGCCTACGAGCAATACACCTGGCAGTCCCGTCAATCTGGTCCGCTGGTGCCGATCGTGTATACTGCCAGTGATCGCCTGGTGTTCTCTCTTCGAGGATACTGGTCGAACCAGGACGAATGGTCTTTGTCGGGCGACCTCCGCGCTCCTAACAACTACTTCATAGGTTTCGTGATCCAACCCCCGACACCTGCCCCTGGTGGGTATATGGCGATTCAAGTGAGCATTTAAAAGATGGCCACGAAGACTTGTATCCTATGTGAGGTAGCCCCCAGTCGAGAGGGTAACTCTTGGTGTGCTGAGTGCGCCAAAGCTTACGGCAGGGCTTATATGAAGGAGCGAAGGACGGGGGCCCCTTTCGTGGAAGCCGAGCGTGTTTACGCAAAGCTCCGTAGGCAAAATAATCTTGACAAGATGCGGGCCATTGACAGGGATCGTACCCAGACGCAGCAAATTTGGCTTAATCAGTTGAAATCAGCCCCTTGCTTGGATTGCTTAGGGCTATTCCCGCCATGTTGTATGGACTTTGATCATGTGCGTGGCCCTAAGGCCAAAGGCATAGGTGAGATGCTCACTTACAGTAAGGAAATAATCCTTGCAGAGATTGCCAAGTGCGATCTTGTCTGTGCCTGCTGTCACAGGGTTCGGACACATCCTCAAAGACACGCGACCAAGAACCCGTCTAGAGCTAGATACTATGCAAAGGTGGATGCTCTTAAGGACGTCCCTTGTTTGGATTGCGGGGGATGCTTCCAGCCAGTGGCCATGGACTTCGATCATATTCGAGGGGAGAAGATCGCCACCGTGGCTCAAATGCGTTCAATGCCTTGGGCCAGAGCCCTCCTAGAGATTGCAAAATGTGAGCTTGTCTGCGCCAATTGCCATCGAATAAGAACTCAACAACGCATGCCGAGGGCAGCATGACCGAGATCTTCCGCACTCGGGATGTAGTTGTGCTATTTAAGGGCGACTCGTACACCGTCGAGATCTCCTCGCAGATGCAGCAGGCTGGTTGGGCTGGGGGGCAGGCGGTGATGTGGGCGGACTCCCCCAAAGATGAATTCAGGGTTACCTACTCTGACGGTCTCTACGGAGGGTTCTTTCTCTGGGGTTCGAATGAATCGTCCGACCAGTACGTGTCCTTCTTCGAGAACCAGCTGGAGTACGGCTTCGGAGTGCTTTGCCTGGGTGGGTGGTTGATCTCCACCACAACCTACGAGAGATACACCTATGCGTCTCGTACTGGCCCGGGGCCTTTAGTTCCGTTGGTATATACAGAAGGAGTGCGACTTCTATTCTCTCTTCGAGGCTATTTCACCATAGAGGATGAGTTTTCTTTATCCGGGGATCCCCGGGCTCCTAACGGCTTTTATATAGGCTCGATCACACAGAGTCCGAAGGCAGCCAACGATTTTTACCTGGGGATTCAAACGGCCATATGACTGAAATAGCTCGCTTCCGCGATGTGGTGGTCTTTTTCAAGGGCGACACAACGACTGTCACTATTTCGAGTAATATGGTGGCCGGCGGTTGGGCTGGCGGCCAAGGTGTGCAGTGGGTGGGGACTGTCGCAGATGATCGTGTGGTGACGTATTCCAGCGGGCTCTACGGAGGATTTTTGCTGGAGGGGTCGGAAGAGGTGGGCGCCAAGTTCACGGCTATGACCGATCAGCAGACTACCTACCGCTATGCGGTCATGATGTTCGGTGGTGCCTTGATTTCGACATCTACCTACGAGAAGTACACCTATGCATCACGCATTGCCGGTGGGCCTCTTGTGCTGTTGACCTACAATCCTAGTGATCCTTTATACTTCTCGCTAAGAGGCTTGTTTACGAATGAAGACGAGTTGTCTCAGCAGGTACCGTCAAACCCCCTAGCTCCAGCGTTTTTCGTGGGTTTCGTGGCTCAAATCCCGAAGGCACTGAACAACTATTGGCTGGGGATTCAGACGAGCATGTGATAGGCTGAACCCCGAATGCCCCAACTAGACCCTAAAGCCATTCTCGCGGCGTTGACTGCTCAGCAGCCCGCCAATGAGAAGGACATCGATGAGCTGGTACTGCGAGTTCAAGAGGCTCGCAAATCAGCCGATGAGGCTATTTCCAAGCTGTTCGAGGTATCGAGCGAATTACGTGAAAAGGTTCGCAGGGCCCCTACAGCAGGCGCCCACAGCCATATGATTTTTGCCAATGCCTACATTCGCCTAGCCGCTGCCTTTGCACAAGGCCTCAAGCGGCTGGTCTCCACTGATCGTCTTCTTGTTCGAGCCAAATCCGAACAAGAAGAGGCGGCTAGGGATGAGGCCCAGCAGAAGGCTCAGGACGACGTGCGTAGGGCAAAAAAGCAGGCGGCCAAGCTAGTGCAGAGGACTGCCAGCGCTTTTGATGAACTGTATGGAGAGGTAATTTCAGATGCCAAGTGATCGCTACACGAACTATGCGAGTCCTGGGCAGTACTTGGTGAGGACTTCCGTCCGCCCTCAAGCGACGCCCTATGTGGCTAATAGCTACACGAACCAACTAACCTACAAGGAGAGGTTGGCCAGGCAACAAATACGCACGGCGTCTATTGGCGGCACTGGAGCGGGAGGCGGCGGCTTTAGCGGCGGCGGGGGAATGGGTGGAGGCACCATCCAGAGTTCCCAGGGCAATTTCTTCAGTCCTCAACTTTCGACGGACTTTCTTGAACTACCCCAGAGCATTCGTGAGCGGAGAGAGATCTACCGCCACTTCTACGAGACGGACGAACTAGTCGGGCAGGCCATAGACCTGCACACGGAACTACCCCTTTCTAAGGTGCGCCTGGCGGCACCAAAGCCCAGGACTTGTCCCCCCGGATTCGAGAGTGCGGACTCCTATGGGAAGTACATCCTCAGTCGATTTGAGCGGATGTGCAAGAAGATCAAGCTGTTCCAGCGGCTCATTACCATGGTCCATCATTACTGGTTGGACGGTATGGCGGTTATTTTCGCTGAAGACGGCCAGATAGATGTCCCGGAAGAAGTAGGCTACGAGCGACGCACAGTCAAGACAGCCCTTTTGACAGAGGATGGGGACGCTGTCGAGCGCGAGGAAACCCAGCTCTTTGAGAGGGCCGACCGCGAAGAGCAGGAGTTCAAGTACTACCAGAAGAACTACAAGGGCTGGACCAAGCTCACGGTATTGCCCATCGACAAGGTGCAGATCACCTCTTTCGATTACACGGACAAGTCCATCCTAGAGCTGATCCCTTCAGACAAGGATAAGGCCCTCCTGGAACGGGCTAGCATGGGCGACCCTGTAGCTCAGAGAATGGTCGAAGAAATACCCGAAGAAATACGAGAGCACATAGCCAACGGGAAGCTCATCCCGTTGGGCACGGACCCGGATGAGGGTTCTTTCGCCCATATTCTCACGGGCAGCAAGAGTGCCGACTCCTCCCTAGGACAGTCGATCTTGAATCGCTGTCATATTGCAGGCACTCCAGTTTTGGCGAAACGTGACGGTCAAGTACTCCAGATCCCCATCGAGGAATTGAACCCCGACACCGACAAGGTGCTTAGCCATGCCGGGGTTTGGCGGGACTTTGAGATAGGGGTCCGCAGCGTTTCAGAGGAGATCTCCCTCCTACATGTCGCCAAGATGGGGGAACCTATTGGGTCGACTTCGGACCACCGCTACCCTGTACTTCGTGGGGATGAAACGGTCGAGTTAGATGCGAAGGACATCGAGCCCGGAGACTATCTTCAGGTTGCTCAGATCCCCCTCAATGAGGCGATGAATCCGCGTGTCGACCTTTCCTATATCTTTGACGGAGTCTGTGAAGACTACAAGGCTAGGAAATCCGGGCAAGAGGTTGTCCAGACCCTTACTGTGACGGATCGGACCGACACGACCTTCGTGGTCCAGTATTCGAAGCCCGAAACGGGTTTCAGGATGCAGAAGCATTTAGACGGATTGGCCTTGGCGGCAGAATGGTTGCGAGGCGTTACAGAGCCTACGACCATCAGAGCCCTGGTGTTTTGCGAACGCTTCGGATTCAACCACAATCATCTCAACCGAACTCTTGAGAAACTAGGAGCTTTGGGCGCCAGCTATGAGGTGGTCGGCCGCTCTCACGCCAAGACTAGTGCTTTTGACATCCAATTCAGTCCATCAACGATGGCGGACCCTTCGAAGGAGGCTACACGGACCAAGAGCTTCCCCCGTTGGCTGGCCCTCGACGGCGACCTGGGGTACTTCCTGGGGTATTGGCTGGGGGACGGCCATATCTCGAAGCAGGATGGGTTGGATTACGGCGCTCTAGGTTTCACCTATGGCCCCAATGAGCCAGCTTCGGTCGTCTCGATCGAACAACGGATCAAGCCGATGCTTGATCGTCTTAAGGTCACGTGGTCAGAAAGCCCTATGGGGGCAGGGATTCACATGGACGGCTATCAGGATGCTGTCATACGCTGGATGGCCCAGAATTTTGGCCACACTTGCGAAGACAAGTGCCTGCCACCGTGGATCTTCAGTGCCCCCAAAGACTTCCTGAAAGGCCTGCTACGCGGCTTCTGTGACTCCGATGGGGACGTGACGACCAAGAAGGATGGCAGCGTCTCGGTACGCTTCAGCGGCACCAACAAGGTGCTCATGGACCAGACCTTCCTGCTCTGCACCTCGTTGGGTATCCCCGTATCAAGGTGCACCACCAAACGACGTTGGGTCAAGCAAGCAGATGGCAGTATGAGCTTTGCCAAGGAGCTGTACGCCGTTCACTTCACACATGGACCTTCCGTGAAGTCCTTCTTCGAGTCGGGCTTCCTAGCTAAGCGCAAGGAACACGATTCGTGGAAAGATGGCCGCTCGGGGTCTCGGCACAAGTTCGTAGGGGACAAGCTTTACTACAGGGTCTCGAAGGTGGGGTCAGCTCAGCACACGGGACCTGTCTTTAGTCTCAACGTACATGTTGATCATTCACTTTACGTTTCGCTCGTAAGTACGCGGAATTGCTTAAGAACTTTGTATTATCGCGAAAAACTACGTCAAGCGCAGACATCCATTGCCTCAAGAGCGATGACCCCCAAGCGTATTGTCTGGGCGGAGGGTCTAAGCGAAGTAGATGTCGACCAACTACGTGAGCAGGTGGACCTTTCGCTGGTCGACCCCGACTACTCGATTGTAGCCAACTACGAAATACATTGGGAAGAGATGGGGTCCAAGGATCGCCTCCTCGACCTTAGTGGTGAGTACGAGCAGACAGAACGGCGCCTCCTCGTGGGCATGGGCGTGACGGAGTCCCTCATGAGTGGTGAGTCTCTGTATTCAGGGGATCGCCTTAAACTAGAGGTCATCAACAACCGGTACCTGCATCTTCGTGAGATCCTTCAGGAGTACGTGGAAGACTCCCTGTTCGCTCCAGTAGCTCGCCGCATGGGGTTCGTAGAACAGGACGAATGGGGTCAGGAAGTTGTTCTGTACCCACGTTTGAGCTTCACACGATTGCCATTGCGGGACAGCCAAGACACCTTCGACGCATTGTACAATCTGTACCAGAAGGGGTCTATTTCGATCGATCTCATCCTGGAGATGCTCAACATCGATCCATCTGATACCAAGTCCAAGATCGAACGTGACATGTTCACGGTCAATGACGCCATTTTCAATGAAATTCTACGGTCCCTGTACAATGAAGTGGGCCGGATGTTGGCAGACAAGACAGACATCCTTGATCGCGTGTCTGAGTACATGAACCTGAAGATGAAGCCCCAGGAGGGCGGCGGACAGGAAGAGTCCAGGTTCTGAGACTGACGGTCCTTTTATGGATTCCGTAAGGGTGCATGGACCGTTGGGCGACCAAGAACACTGTGGAGAGGCAGGACGACGAGGCTAGCCGTCTCGTTCGACCGTCTCCCAAGTATAAACCACCGAGGCGCGACCTTCGTCGGGAAAATGTGAGTCCGGAATCCGACTCCGATAGCGAGAGGGATCCCGACGAAAGCCGCAATTTCAAGGATATTGGGGGTTCGGTTCAACGGATAGCTCAGAGGTTCGCCAGGGACACTGAGAGGATCCCTGCCAAAAGTAAGGAGACAGGGGAAACGGTCAACATTTCCCCTGATACCCTCAAAGAGCAGCCAGATAAGTACGAGGCCCTTGATTCTGACGAGGCCGAAAGTGCTCCAAAAGAGCCCAAGGTAGACGCTCCAGCCGAACCGAAAGCTGAAGGGGAGACCCCCAAGAAGCCTGAGAACAAGGAGCAGCACTACCAACAAGCGGGTGATGCTCTCCGAGCTTTGGCTAAGGACGACCCTCAGCTCAAGGCCACACTGAAGAAGTTCACGACCCCTGGGGAGTTCTTCCACGGAATGGTGGAGCAGAACCCCGACTTCGAGGCATCCAAGCTCTTCAAGAACATCCAGCTTCCCGAGGGTATCAAGACCATCTCGGACATGAAGCGGGCTCTTGAAACTAAGCCCAGTGCCCCTAAGGCGAAGGGGAAGAAGACTCCTGAGAAACCCGCCGAGGCTGAGAAGCCCAAAGGCAAAGCTCCTGAGCCCTTGGCCGACGCTGAGGAATCGAAGCGCAAACCCTCCAAGGAGAAGGTAGAGCTTCCAGAGAAGCCCGCTCCAGTCGAAGGCGAGCCCACGCCTCCAGAGGAAGCCCTCAAAGACACGGAGAAGACCGAGGAGAAGCCGGTGGATGCCGCCCCCTCAGGAGCCCCTGAACCTGACGAAGCCCCCGCCAAGGGCAAAGAGAAGGGCAAGAAAGACCAAAAGGAGCCCTCCCCCAAGCCACCTTCCGAATCCCAGAAGCATGGGATAGCGGATCCGGTGCGTAATCCGGCCAGCCAGGCGGAGAGGCAAGAGGCTTTGAGTTTGCTACTGAACACATTCGAGCCGGAGATGGCGGCGAACTTTGCAAGCCTTCATCCTGCGGATGTGAAGACCCTTGTGAGGGATTACAACACTGCGAAGTTAGGGGTGAAGATTGCCAAACCCTCGGACTTCGCAGAGAAGGTGTCTCACTTCTTTCAGACGGATCCAGCCAAGGTAAAGCCTCCGGCAATGGGTACCTCTAAAACAGGCCAGAAAGTCCCATTCGAGTCGCTATCTCCTGAAGAACAGTCGACGGCAATGCGTGAGCACCAGATGCGGACTGTGGCTTTGAGCATGGCTGCTCAAGAAGCCCTGTCCAAGAAGCTCTCCAATCGAGGGATGCTGTCGGGTAAGCCTAGAATCCCTGAGAAACTTACATCGACTTTGGCAAAGGCGATGCTGACGAATACACCTCCCGAGAAGGCTGACGAGATCGCAACGAAGGTCTATGACAGCACCCTGGCTAGTGGGGATCCTCCACCGAAAATAGGGGACAATGCGGTCAGGAACTTCCTGGAGCAGGTCAAGGGGAACCCTGTAGCATCGAAGATGGCGAAGGCGTACTTGCAGGCCAACGACTATCAATTGGCCAAGGACGAGTTCCTCAACAAGCCTAGCTCAGCGATCTCGGAACGAGACTCACCAGCAGGTATTGTTGATGGTCTGAAGAAGGTCGGCAAGTACTTCCAGAAGCGGAACGCACTCTATGGGGACGACCATGAGGTCAACCCCTCACAGACGCTGTTTCGTACCAAGGTGATGGATCGCCTACGGTCCTTGGAGCCAGAGAAGGCGGCCAAGGTCCAGACCCTTTTGGGTCGTGTGGACCATGAGGAGTATTCAGACCTACACAAGAAGTGGAAGACGAAGCACGGAGATTGGGAGAAGCGGAAGGCAGCTCACGAGAAAGCAGCTCACGCCTACTTGGACAGCCCCGAAGGCAAGAAGCCTCTAGGCAAATTTGCCGAAGAAGAGCCGAAAGAACCCACTAAGCCGGTAACGTCTTCCCCGGACGAGAAACCTGAAGACTCTGCGAGTATTTGGGATGATGCTTTCGAGCAGGCTCCCAAGACTGCTAGTGTTTTTACTTATTCTAGAACACCTGTGATGGGATCTACCAACAAAACAGGTGTCTATCACGGTGTCGATCCGTATGCCTATGGGCCACCGGACTACCCAGGATGGATGCAGCCGCATCAAAGGGATCTAGGGGACAGCGACTACAGGACGATTTTGGCTGAAGCCAAAGAGTTCCTGGGGTCTTCTCTATTGGATGTTGCCCAGGGCGGCATGAATCCCGATGCAAAATTCAGGGCGGCATTGGACCTGGCGATCTATTCAAGTCGCTACAACGGTGCAATCAATGCCACCGAATACTCCAAGCTTTTGGCGAAGTTGGCCGGCGAGCCTGAGCCTGCAATTGGCCAAACCCTCATGACTGTTACCGCAGGTGAGAAGTCGTCCTCGGATAGCACTTCTTCTTTTACTCCCACACCAAGTGACCCCACTGGAGAAGTGACCACCATGAAAGCATCACGTGAAGTTCGCAAGTTCGCAGCCCTGGTTGCCAAGGTCGACGCCAAGACCGCATTCGAGATGACCGAATTCGCGGACCGTCTGGCCGAAGACGAAAAGAAGATGCCGCCATGGCTCAAGGACAAGTTCGAAGGCAAGGGCGACGACAAAGACGACAAGAAGGAAGACAAGGGTCAGCAGCAAAAAGAAGCTTCTGACAAGTACGCTTCGCTCAAGTCGACCGTCATCAAAGCAGCCAACGCCGATCCGGCCGCTCGCGCTGCCTATCTACCCCTTCTCCAGGCCATCAAGGCGCTGGGCTGAAACTTACCAGGAAAGACACGAGAGGAACCTATCATGCCGAACAAACTTTCCGCTGAACAGTCGAAGAAGGCGAGCACCGTGCTCAGCCACCTCGATCGCATTGCCTCTGACATTCAAGCGAACTTCGCCTCCATGGGCTTGTCGTTCGACAACGCCAAGACCCTCGTCAACCACCTGGACAAGGTTGCTGATGAAGCCGAAGCTCACTTCTACGGCCCAGAGTCGATGACTCGCCGTCAGATCGAAGTCCTCAAGACGGCCAAGGTCATCCAGAAGGAATCGGATGAGCCGTACATGGCGACCTTCGAGAACCCGATGGCGCCGATTCAAACCGACGCTGACGAACCGTACATGTCCGCCTACAAAGATGACCAGTCATCTGCGGTGAACAGCGGCAAGTCGACAACGGGCCGTCCCCTAGCCCCTTGAACCTGACTCTCTATGCCGACAGCTAGTACCGCTGAAGCTGAGTCTGCCCGTCGAGCAAAGATCTCTGCGGCTCTTAAGGGCGTACCTAAAGGGCCCAGACTTCCTTGTAGTGCGGAAACTCGGGAAAAGCAATCGAAGGTATCGAGCCTTCGATGGGCCTCTATGTCTCAAGAAGATAGAGAAGCCGTAGGTACTGCAATCAGCAATAGCCTGACAGATTCCTCTAAGGTCGAAGACCTTGATAAAAAGCTCTGCAAGGAATGCCAGCACCCTCTTTTGAGGGCGGACTTCGTTAGCGATGTCCGAAATCGAGATGGGCTGTCTGCAATCTGTAAAGAGTGCAATAATCAACGGACAAAAGAGTGGGCACTGGCTCACCCTGAGTCCGTCAGAGGGTACAAGCGTAGTCGGTACAACATTGACTTTGAAGCCTTGTGGGAAGCTCAAAAAGGCCTGTGTGCTCTCTGCACTAAGCCCATGCTTCTAACGGGGCAAAAAGCAGAATCAGTTGTTGTGGATCATGACCACAATTGTTGCCCAGCAGGTAAGGCAGCTTCCTGTGGGAAGTGTGTTCGCGGACTCCTTCACAATTTCTGTAATCGGTTCCTGGGGTACTTGGAAAAGAACCCCGAGCTGGCACAGGCAGCAGAGGCCTACTTGGCAAAAAAGCGGGCAAAATGATTGATTACTGGAAATTAACTCGCGACTTTGCGCCTGGGGACTATGTACAGAAGTACATCTCCAGTCGGAGCGTCAGTCTGTCACCCTATGTGGGCCGCGTCACCGCGGTCCTACATGGGATCGGCTTTCTTGATGTCCAGTGGCCATTTGACAATGAGCGAGTCTCTCCCGAAGAGGTCGTGAAGGTCAACAAGGAATTCGCTTCCTATCTGCCACCAAGCTTGAACTTCTCGTATTATCCTGGCTTAGAGCAGCTCAGGGAGGCGTCCACAAGCATGTGGCGCTCAACTGAGCTGCCTCCTGGGTTCCACAAGGAACTAGCGAAGCTGTTCCACAAGGGCGCTCACGAGGTTCAGGCCTATGACGAGCTGTGGCACCGATTCGCTTCGTTCTCGGACGACTCTGCTCTCAAGGATGAAGTAGACAAGTTCTATCGTTTCGCTTCGAACTCGATTGATCTCTTTCTCCAGGAGTTCATTCGTAAGTCTGCCACCTACTGGGCTGCTCAGAATCGCACCCATCGAGCCACCAAGTCTGAGGTCTCCAATCGCTGCCCCAATTGCCCCAAGTGTGGGACGGCAATGCGAAAGGCCACCTACAAGATGGCCGAAGGTCAACGTGAGCGTCTATTCGCTTGCCCTAAGGATCTGTACCTGATCAAGCAGACTGACATCCTAGGTCCTGGGGGAGAACCTGTATCATGGTGACTTCAAGCGTCCCTCCGACTGTGAAGGGCTTCCTCACCATTCTGGTGGGTCGTTTGACCCAGTACGACAAGAAGCTGCAAGCTAAGCAGCCCAACATCTATCGTCTGGGGTTGTTGTTTGCGGCTAAAGAGAAGGTCGAAGCCAGGGTCCGTCGCTACCTCCAGGACTCCACTCCTGGGGCCCTCAATGCTTTGAAGGAAGCTCTCACCAAAGAGTTCCTTGTGAATGACATGCCACCAGTCAAAGCCGTCATGAAGATGATTGATGAGTACTTGGCGAACGGAAAAGCCCCGAAGTACTCCTCTGTTGACCGCGTGATCGATCGCTTTTTTGGCGTCAAACCGTTGATCTGAACCCATGGCATTTTCAAAGTACGCGAACGCAGCAGTTGTTCAGCCCGTCGTTACGATGGCGGCATGGGATGACCTGCGTGCGAAGGCTTTGGCCATTGGCGGGGTGTTCGACAAGAAGGCCAATGCAGAGGTAGTTCAGAAGTACGACCCCAAAGAGTACATGCTGAGCCACTGCACGATCATTGCCTCGGTGGACACTGAGAACGGTCCGGGTTCGCTAGGCCGTACGTTTGACAACGGCTTTCAAATAGATCGCCGCTTCAAAGATTACTACATCACCCCTAACACCGCGAAGTACGTCAACAATAACTGCTTTGTGCCTGGTACCCTAATTTTGATGGGTGATGGTACAGAGCGTTCTATTGAAGATGTGGTCGTGGGGGATACTGTAGTAACGCATACAGGCAAAATTCGTAAGGTTCTTGAGACCTTCAAACACCCATTCAGAGGTTATCTGAGGGACATCAAGCGCCTTGGAGATAATCGTAAGTTATCTCTCACACCGGAACATCCTGTGTGGGCGATGACCTCGGCTATAACTTGTGCCTGTGGTTGTGGCACCCCTTTAGATCGTAAAGGGCGCAAAGCCGCTGTGCATCGATTCCAGGACTACGTTCAAGGGCACGGGGCAAAACCTCGTAAGAACCCTAAGCCAGACTATACTTGGATTTCGGCAGCTTTGTTGGAGAAGGGGGATTTCCTTTCTAGCCCTAGGTTGCAGGGTGTCTCTGACACTGCTGTGACCCCAGGTAAGGCCAGGCTGTTGGGTTATTATCTAGCTGAGGGGTTCTACCACAAACAGAAATCTGTTAGAGTTAGCGTCAAGTACAAGCAAGCTATTGAGGGCCCTGATTCAATTCCTGTCGGGGTCAATTTCGCATTATGCCTAGATGAAACAGACACTTTGGTTGCTGAAATCCAGCGATTACTCAAAGAAGAGTTCAATGTAGGCTCCTCTGTCAGTAGGGTCTCTGAAAATGGTGTCTGTGTCTACAGCCAACAGTCTATGGAATTGGTGCAGTTCATCAAAGAGCACGCGACGGAGTACGCTAAGAAAAAGCGACTACATGCTTCTGTTCTTACTTGGCCCCTGCATCTCCAACGTGAAGTGGCTCAAGCTTGGATTGAGGGCGATGGCTGCGTAGAGTCCACAGCGGGTGGGTGGATCTCTGTAACCTCTGCTTCCTCAGATCTTATCTCGCAGATGCATCTAATCTTCGGTAGGTTGGGGGTCTTTGCGACAAGAGGCGAACGGCGAGCCCAAGGTCGGAAGCGTAGTCGTGTAGCCAACGGGTCTTATGTTGTTGTCGCGGACCCTACCAAAGAGTGTGTGTCTTACACCTTGCAAGTAGGATCTGTTCACGCGGAAGCTCTCCTGGGAGGTTCTTTCCTAGAGGGTCTGTACAGGAGATCCGTTCAAAATAGGCGCAAGCACACTCTAGGATTTAGGGTGTCTCCTGAACGAACGATGTTCCCCATTCGTTCAGTTGAAAAGCGCTATTACGATGGGTCTGTCTACAATTTTGAGACCGATGAGGATCACTCCTACGTAGCAAATGGGGTCGCCGTTCACAATAGTGATTCGTGGGAGCGCAAGCTTCTCCTTGGTACGTTCCGTACGTTCATTGGCGGCCAGAACTACGTCGAGCATCTTCAAATACCAGAGCTTTCAAAGGGTCGTATCATCGACGCCGCAGCCCGGGACCTTGGGGACACTGTCTACGTAGATATCCTAGTAGCCACTGAGTTGAAGCACAGGCCATTAATTGCGGCGATTCAATCCAAGGAGCTGCAAACTCTGAGCATGGGGTGTTCTGTGCAGCATACGACCTGCACACAATGTGGGAACGTAGCCGAGGATGAGACTCAGCTCTGTGCTCATATCAAATACTCCAAGGGCAACTCTTTCATGGATTCCTTGGGTAAAGTCAGGAAAGCTGTTGAGCTTTGTGGGCACCACTCTGATTTGCGATCAGTCAAGTTCATTGAGGCTTCATGGGTCGCCAATCCCGCTTTCACAGGGGCAGTCCTTCGCAACATCCTCACTCCTGAGGAAGCTGCAATGGCAGGTCATCGGATGCAGTTCGCGTTCTCGATGCCAACTCAAGTGCCGGATGCTTCGCAATTCGGTAAAGCGGCACGCATTGATAATACACGTCGTGAGCAAATTGCACGCTCAGGATATGTCAATCATGGTGCCAGAGTCGTTAACCATGTGAACAATCCTGCTATCTTCCCAAGGATTGCAGTGTCGGACCCTTCACAGGGTGGACCCTCAGAAGAGCAATTTGAGGGTGCTGATGCAGCGACCCCTAAGAAGGAAGAGGGTCAACCCATTGATAAGGCGGTCGACAACCTCGCGGATCTGATCAAAGAGAAGGCTCTTGAGAAGGTCCGGGGAGAGATGAACAAAAAAGATCTCCCCCCTCGTGCTGATTTGGATGAAAATCAGAACAACACTTTGCTCCGTGAAGCAGTGTCGAAGAGTGCCTCGTGGAGACGTTTGGCAGAGGTTGTTATCGCCTCTACGCCCGACTCCGAGGCAGCTCGTAAAGTCTTGATCGGTCTGATGCTGTTCAAGAATGGCGGCTGGAAAGCTGTCAAAAAGGCTTCGTACTCAGGAATAGAAGTACTTGCAATCTCTCGCTTTCTGGACAAGATCCAGGGGGTCAAGATTGCTGGTGAGCACCGTATCTACCGCACCGTTTTGGCTGTTGGTGGGATGTCTGCTTACGGAGATGTAGATAGCTACCTAGCGGCTTGTCGTCGGGTAGTTGGACGTGAACTAACCACGTCAGAGGTCGATACCCTTGTTGCAAAAGGGAAGTTATTCGACCTCTGAGAATCGTAAATCTCTTTATACCCCACTACAAGGCATAGGAAAGGGTGATCCCGTCATGCGCGAACGCACCACCTGGAATCGTGAGAAGCTTGCAGAGATTGTCAAAGCCGCCAACAACAAGGTTGCTGAAGACCCTCGTGCAATGAATCAAGACCACTTGAGCCAACAACCAGCAGCCGACAAGTACGAGATCGGTGGCCCTTCGGATTTTGCCGAAGATGTCGCCCCCTCGAATTGGAAGGCTGAGTACTCCGGTGGCGAAGTCAAGCGCAACGAGATCGGCATGCCCGAGATGCGTGGCGAAACTTTCACCCACTCTGAGAAGACTGCCGCGGAGCAGCAAGAGCAGGACGACGAGACCCTCGAAAAGAAGGCCGCCCTCTGCATCAAGCTCGCTACGAAGTGCCTCCCCAAGAAGGCCTCGGAATCGATGATCGAAGATCAGGCACTTGCATTCATGCACATGCCCGACGCCGCCCTCATCGAGACTTCAATCCGCCTCGCAGCGGACGAGGACGAGAAAGAGGAAGAGCAGCAGCAGAAGCAGGCTCAACAGGATCAGCAGCAAGCTCAGGCTCAGCAGCAACAAGCTGACGAAGAGAAGAAGCAAGCTGGTCAGATCCCCGAGAACTTCAAGAAGAAGGACGACGAGGAAAAGGGCCAGCAGGACAAGGAAGCTGGTCAGATCCCCGAGAACTTCAAGAAGAAGGACGAGGACGACAAGGGCGAGCAGCAGCAGAAGCAAGCTCAAGGCCAGCAGCAACAGGACGAAGCCAAGGAAGAGCAGCAGAAGCAAGCTTTCGTGGCCTTCAAGAAAGCCTGTGATGCAATGGCTCAGGGTATGGGCGTGCCGCAAGACCAGGTCATGGCCTTGTTCCAGCAAGCTCTCTCGGGTCAGCAACAGCAGCAGATGCCGCAAGCTCCCGCTCAACAGCAGCAGATGGGCGACGACCAACTCTTGGATCAAATGCTCCAGGACGAAGGTCAGCAGCCTGTCATGGCCGGTCTCGACGACATCCAACTGGAAGGTACTTCCATGGATACCGGTGAGATTCGCTTGGGCTCGGAAGACGAGGTGCTCGCCACCCTGTTCGCCAGCCACGAAGAAGTTCGCAACGCCAATCATGCCAACGCAATCACCTCGGGCATCCCGATGGTGGCTTCGCAGGGCACGACCCGTACAGCTTCGACCCGTACTATCGGTACTCGCCCGTCAGCTGGCGTGTCCACAATCGGCAGCGGCAGCAACGCCTCTTCTGGTGGTGACATCGACAAGCTTTCGAGCCTCTGGGCTTCGGCTCCCGATGTGAAGGGTGTCTTCGGCTGATTCAGCCTGAGACTCCGTACCTTTAAATCCAAATGTGAATCTGTCTACCCAGCAACAGCCCATTTTAGGAGAACATAACAATGCCTCTATCTCTCGGCCAAGGCTCGGGTGACTTCAGGGAAACTTCTGGTCGCGTGCAAATCTTCCACGTCGGTACCCGCAACAGCGTTGGTATCTTGACGGCGGACGCTTTCACCCAGGCGAATCCTGTGAACGTCACAGCCGGTGCCAACGTCAGCACAACGCTCGCAGGAATCAGCAAGAAGGGCGTCCTCGGCGCTTCCTTCGCCTTCTCCCGTCCCGATGCCGGTAACGGCTTCCACGGTGGCCCTCTGTTCAGCGGCGGCAGCGCCGTTGCTGCCCAGAAGCCCCTAGGTCTATTCATCAACGACTCGCTAGGCAATGCCTTCGAGAACACCCCAGGCGTTGCCTCGGGTCGTGGCCCGTACCTCTGTGGTTACGGCACGGTTGGTGTTTCGATCTGGGAGACTCAGGTTCAGGTCGGTGCAAGCACCGCTCTGACATACGCAGCTGGTGACAAGCTCTATGCTTCTGTCAACGGCTTCGTCACCAACGTCGCTGCGGACGCAAACGAAGTGTCTGCCCCGACCATCATCGGCATCCTCAAGGTTGCCCCAGACGCGAACAACTCGCTGATGGTATTCGACCTCCGCATCTGAGCGGCGATCAGGTCCAATAAAGGAAAACCCAGTCATGCCACAGCAAGTTTCTAACGAAATCAAGCAGCAGATCATCAGCGAGTACATCAAGACCGCCGCCGGTCGCGCCAAGCTCGCCGCTTCGATGATTCAGCCCCTCCGTCTCCGTCGTGACTACACGGCCGTTGGTCGCAAGACCTTCCTCGTGGAGCAACTACCGGACGGTGCTCTTCCGATCTACGACAAGGACCCCGAAGTCACAGCATTCGTGGTCGGCGAAGAAGGTCAGAACATTCTGGCCATCCAGAAGCCCCGTCGCGTGATCTTCCCGCTGTTCGAGATCGCCTCGAACCCGGAGATTCCGCTCACCCAGATCAAGGAGCGTCGCTTCGACCTCATTGAACGCAGCCAGGATCTCGCCAAGGCGCAGATTCAGGCCGCCGAAGATGAGCGCGTGTTCGCCGTCCTCGACAGCATCGCTGTCTCGGGCTTCGACACCCTCCCCGGTCAGACCAACCCGGACATCGCCGTGGTTGCTCCAATCAGCCCGTCGGTTCTCGCCGATGCGTTCGCCGAAATCGAGCGTCACGACCTCCGTGTTGCCCGCATCTACATGAACGCAGTCGACTACGCGGACATCCGCAAGTTCGGCCGTGACATCTTGGACATCGAGTCCCAGGCAACCCTGCTCAAGACTGGCCTCCAGGCCACCTTGTGGGGCGCTCAAATCATCACGTCGCGTCTGGTTCCGGCCGGCTTCGTGTATGTTTGCGCGGAACCCGAGAACTTCGGGCGTTTTCCAGTGAGGACCGAATTGACAGTCCTTTCTGCGGATGACCCGAAGGCTCGTACGATCGGCTTCAGCTGTTTCGAAAACGTCGGCATAGGCGCGTTTAATCCCCGTGGATTGACCCGTCTCGTCGTCACTCGCATCTGATCTATACCTAGATTAGAAGACAAAACGGCCACCTGGGTTTTCCAGTGTGGCCGTTTTGCTTTTGTGCCGATTACCCCGTAAACGCCGAAGCAAAACAGGCATTCATCGGGTTCTCGTGCTTTGAGAACTTTTATTATTGACAACCCCAAGAACTGTGTCAATTAAGTGGTATGCGTTGCAAAGGTTGTGGTCAAGACTTCGAAGCTGTTAATTCAGTACAGGAGTTCCACGACAAGGCCTGTCATGGTCGTTGGCGACGAAAGCAACAGAGGCTGCTGGTGCCAGCTAAGACAAGTCGGGTGTTTGTCTGCAAGACTTGTGGGAAGTCTTGGAGTACTGAGAGCCTTGGGAACTTCTCCAAGTGCCCCAGTTGTTCAGAGCTGAAGGTCAAGGAAGCCAGAACCAAACAATGCCTCTATCGGCATTGCCTTCAGGTTTTTCTTGATGAATCGTCTCAAAATTCTGCTAAATTTTGCTGCCCAGAGCACCGTCGCCGCGAGAAGCTTTTTCGATCTGGAGTCGCCAAGGATATCTCTTACTTCAGGGATCCCTCACGACGGTTAGATCCGTTGTGCGTAACGTGTGGCAATAGATGGGAGCCTGGCGAAGGGGACCGTGCGGTCAGGTGCCAGTCCTGTAGGGCTGCTGCTAGGCAAAAAGTTTGCACCCTTTGTCACGAGTCGTTTGAAGACTCTTCCAAGAAGAATACTCGTAAGGCGCATCCTTTTTGCGTACGGCGAGTGCTGGGGGTCAAGGCGGACCCAAATCGAAGTGCCCGACGGTCTCCTAAATTGGAGCTTCGAAGACTCCAACAGGTACGTTCTGGACTTCATGGTAGTTTGGCTGATCTGGCTACTGTGAAGAAGGGAAGCCAGACCTGGTGGGGCCGAGTTTCTGAGCTTATTTTTAGTCGATATCGGCCTCAAGCTTCAGACCTCAATCTGGATGTGGGTAATCGCGCCCCATTTGATTTTCAAGATCCCTCACTGGGTCGAATTGATGTGAAGGGGTCCCGAGGACGTATCTCCAAGGAAGGCCGTCTTTCCTGGTCCTCCTCAATCGAGGCTCTGAAAGAATCCTGCGACTACCTGTTCCTAGTGGGTTATGCCCCAGACAGGGTCGAGGTTGTTCGTTTGTGGCTGATCCCTTCGATGGAACTTCCTGACAGGTGCATCACGATGTCTCCTGGTAGCAATGAGTACTCCTGGTCTTCCAGGGAGGCTACGTCCTCTTGGGGTCTGGTGGCAGCTCAGAAGGTGCTTGAAGAGTGCATAGCTCTTCCTGAAGCGCCTAGGCCAAAAGATCGGTTCGAATGGTTGGATGACCCCTCTAAGCTTCACGACAGGGCTCCTGGACATCGGGGTCGTAGGGGTGAGCTGCTTTACAAGGAGATGTACCCTGAAGCTAGGGACGTGAATCGTACTGATGGCTCAACCGCCTCTTATGACTTTGAGCATCCAGACGGTACTAAAGTTAACGTCAAGACCTCAAGGTACCTCCTGAGGTCTAACAGCTCGACTTATAGGTGGTCCTTCTCCAGAGGTGCCTTGAAGGTCCACAATTGTGACCTGTACTCTTGCTTGTGTTTGGATGCTGGAGGTACTCTTATACGAGAGTACCGGATCCCTGCCCATGTTTTGACTAATCGTCGAGTGATACACATTTACGGACACGAAGGGCAGTGGCAGCCTTATCGTGTTCAATTGCCTAGAGAAGGACTGAAGGTGTCTACCGGCAGTTGGAGTCCGATTTCTAAGGACTTGACGGTAGGTATAGCGACAGGAGCTATCAGGAATTTCCCCACTGGTTCAGCGGATCTGGAGTCCGATGTACTGAGGACCCTCCTTAGGGTGCAGTTCCCTTATCGGGACTACGGTGAAGAGCGCCTTTTGGGAGACTTCCTGGCGTTACGCAATAGCAAAGCCGTGCGAATTGAGGGAGGCGTCGTCACGGGTCAGTCTAACGCGGGCCTATCGGTGTGTGACGCTTTTTTCAAGCATCGCTACGAGGCCACTTACAGGGACTCTCTTAGCATCAAGACCGCTTGGGATGACCCCAAGTGGTTAGAGAAGGCCATCCACTTCCAGGTCACAGTGGGTGACCCTCTCTTACCCTGGAGCGTTTTTAGAGCCTTGAAGGCACTTCTGAGGACCCCATCCAATTTCCGCCCGTCGGTTGCCAAGGCACTCGTTGAGAAGTATGCCCCTGAGGGGGGTTTGGTCTTAGATCCTTGTGCGGGTTACGGCGGCCGAGCTTTAGCCACATTGGCTTTGGGTCGTCGTTATCTGGGGATCGATCCTCACCCTGAGGCTCAGAAGGCTCATCTTGAGATGGCCAAATTCGTAGGGTTGGAAGATCGGTTGGCTTTTCACAACAGTCCGTTTGAAGATGTCACTTTGGATGAGGCTGTCGCGGATATGGCCATCACCAGTCCTCCTTATTTCTCCATCGAACGCTATGCGGAGGACCCTAAGCAGAGTTGGGTGCGCTACCCTGCGTGGGATGCCTGGCGGGACATGTTTTTGCGGCCTCTTGTGCACAACGTCTACCTAGCTTTGCGACCTGGGGCGGTTTTTTGCCTTAATGTGGCGGACGCCAAGTTTGGTACTAAAATTTGCCCCGTGGTTCAAGAATCTCTGATATTCGCTCAACAGGCCGGATTCGTTCGGGAGCCTGATATCACTATGCCTCTCAAACGCTTTGGAAAAAATGTGAGGACGGAGCCAATCCTCGTTTTCCGTAAACCCCAGACCCCGTGAAAGCCGCTTCGTCATAGCCCTTTTATACCCCTCCTAAGGCGTAGGGCATATGGACGACCCTCTCCGCCTGAAGCTAGTGTCCCTCCAGAGCCGCCTTTTGGACATGGCTTTGGAAATAGATCGGCTTTTGGCTCCGGAACTACTCGAATCTGGGGAGGCCCCGGAAAAAATCACCCTTCCGGCTGGACCTCCTGACTCCGAAAGCGGTGTATGAGCTGGGGATGTCCGACGAACTCCAGGCCAAGACCTCTGAAGAACTGCTACAAATAAAGCTGGATTTGGAGAAGGACATCGACTCGATCAAGTCCCAGATCGAGGCTGCTCAGGTGAAAGCCCGGGAGACTGGGGTTTACGCCGACTCGATGTGGTGGGGTAAGGTCAAGTGGGCTTTGAAGAGCAAGGGCAGGCAATGCCAGCAGATTCAGCTGCTCCTACGTCAGAAGAATCGAGCGGTTCAGACGGGCTTGGAGACTACGTTCGTGACCACAGCCCGTGAGTTGTTACCGCCCGAGCAATTCCAGGCGATCATGAATTCGGCCAAGTCACGAATCAGCCTGTAATTCTCCTCCTATAGTATTGCTTAGGGGCAATGGCTGAAATCAAGAAGTTGTGGTTGGTGTCAGACGCACCCAAGGTAGACGGGAATTTGGACTACCTTTGGGAGGACCCCTCAATGAATGGGGAAGATCATCGTCTAGCCCACTTCTGCGGTGCCCTTCAAGAAGGTGGGTACAGTGTGGATCAGTTTGCAATGGTCTATGCTGGTGGTGGCAAGCGAGTTCTCAGTGAGCACCCTAAGGCCTCGTTGGCTAAGAGCGTGGTTGCAAGGTTCAAGGGTGCGTCCACGTACGACCATGCCTTCCAGACGATGGTGCAGGTGGTTGACGACCTAGAGGCAGCTTCTAAGAAGATCCCCAAGGCACTTGATGCTTTGAAGGATCTGAAAGAGCATGCGGCGAAGGACCCTGATGTTGCTGGTCAGCCCGGCTTGAATAAGCACGCACCTGAGCAACAGATCGGCTTCCTGACCGACAAATTCGAGGCAGCCCAGAAAGCTGTTGAGAACCTGGTTGAACAGTACGAGGACTCGAACCAGTCCTTCCTACGTATGAAGCTTCGCTGAGGGTCCCGTGATCCCTCGCGTAGTAGCCCGTTTCAAGGAAGCTGTCCGTAAGGGACAGGCTTCCCGAGTGGCTGCACGCTATGTGTCGGCAATGGCTGAGGACATCACCCCATTCCTCAATGGGTTCCGTCGGGCTGTTGAGGCCATGGAAAACAAGTGGACTGAGCTGGACGGTAAACGTGAGGACTCGATGACTGCTGTGAGGGCCATGGTCTTCTTGCCAGGTGCCTTCGAAGTCCTTCAGAATATAGGCAAAGCCCACCGTATCTTCTGGGGGATCCTTCAGCAGTACAAGATCTCCTCGACCTCGGATCGAAAGGTCATCGAACAGGCTTCGAAGGAGTTCTCCAAGCAACGCATCCAAAAGCCTAAGCGTGAAGTCGCTATGGAGGTCCTTAAGAAGAAGGCTGATCTGTATCGGACTTACTTGGAGGCTGCTGAAAGGGTCGTCAAAAAGGGAGAGCTTCATACTGACGAGACCTCGGGGACGACTGATACAGCAGGGTGTTTCACGTTAGTCAATGCTGGTGGTTTCTCGCCTGAGCAGATGGCAGATGTGGTCAAGGTCGTTGATAAGGCTTCGTCTCTGCTCAAGGCTAAGGGGTTCGGCAAGGTCTGCTACGGCACTGTCCAGGTGACTAACAACATCTCGAATGCGAAGATTTTGGCTTTCTATTCCGTGCAGACGGATGAGATGTTTGTTCGAGGGAGCCTCAAAGGTAAGCAGGGCCCGGCAGTTGGCACTGTCATTCACGAACTAGGGCACCGACTCCACGTCCAGTTCCTTAAGAGCCAGAACAACCAAATTAAGTCCATGTATGATGCCTTGCTTAGAGGTGAGGATGTGGCAACCCAGGAGATGCTGGAGGACAGGTCTAACTGGCCGAAGCCTGGGGACACACATGCTCAAAAGGACGGCAGTGTATTCGTAGTGGATCGAGTGGGTCTGAGTCGAACCAACGATTGGGTTGTCTTCACGTACCTGCAAGATGATCCAAAGATCAAGGGGACGATGGCCTTACAGGGCTGGCTTGGTAACAACGGCATCAAGAAGAAGGAAGTCTTCATTACGCCCTATGCCAAGACGAACTACAGCGAGAACTTTGCTGAGATGTTTGAGCACTACATCTTGGGGACTTTGCCTGACGGGCAGATCCAGATGCTCGAAGCCATCATCAAGTGAGGGGTAGATGACGGTTTCATCACGTAGAGTCGTCGCCAGGTACCTGGAAGCCAAGGGCACTGGCGCCTCGCTGATTCCTGAGTTTACCAAGGCCAAGGAGAAGCTGGTCGAAGGTAGTTCAGAGGCTATGCTCGCTTTCATGGACCGTGTCCTCCCACAGATGTCTACGGAGTTGGTGGCCTGGCTTAAGAGTGATGGGCCTAAGTATGCTAGAGAGCTGATGACTTCTTACCTCGTGGGTATGGTCACGGAGAAGAACCTCCATGACGGGATCAAAGGCTCGAAGGATTTGAAGGTGGTCACTGACGACCTCCTACACGGACCTCTGTCGGTTACTCCCTACGGAGCTACTAAGCCCATGGAGAACTACGCTGAGGCTTTCGCCCACTACGTGTTGGGTATGGACATGCCTCAGGAACTGGCAGACATCCTAGCGTCTGAAAAGTGACCCTTAGTCGACGACTTGGATCTTGCTGATCCTGACGTTCCTGGGGCTGTACACGGCGACTTCGGGAATGCCCCTGACGAGGTCAGGCCCATAGTAGAAGACGCTGTCATACCCCTGCTGGCGGGCTTTACGGGCCTTGGCCTGGCTCTTGGTGACGAGGGGTTTGCTGACGGTCACGGTTACCGTATAGACCTTGGGGCGGTAGACCTTGGAATTCAGGCCTACACGGTCTAGGTCATCGTAGATGTAGCCGGGCATCCCACTGCTCATGTTGAAGATGTTGACTGGGTCATCCCCTCCGAGCGTCTTGGTCTTGCTCCCGATGATATAGCCGGCGATGTCTTGAAGCTCGTTGGAGTCTAAGCCGCCTATGTATTTGTCGAAGCCGGCCATGTCGACTTGACCGACACCTGGAGAAGGGTTCTCATTCCAGAAGCCGTTTTCCTTCCAGAAGATGTCCCAGCCGTCGTTGCCGTGAGTGTAGAGCGTCTGCAAGAAGTCACCGGCTGGACCGTTCTTCCGCTTCAAATCGTTGATGATGCCGGGGTCGAAGCCCATGTTGCGGTTGGCTCCGGCGTACTGTTCGGCAACGATCTTCGATGGGGACAAGAAGATGCCCCGCCCGTAGTAGCCGTTCACCAACTCGTCTCGACTTGCGTTCAGGTCGAACTTGCGAAAGAGCTTTGTGGTTCCGTGATACAGGGTGACCGGAGTGCCATTGGTCAGGCCTTCTAGGTGGTACTCAGCCAGGATCTCTTCGGGAGGGCGTTCCTTTGCCGTGCGATCATAGCTGTAGAAGGTTCGGTCGTACTTGTAAGTCATGCTTACTAGATCCGTTCACAAGAAGATTGAGTTTGAGGCTGGGTTTGGCTATACTCTAGAGATGCGGACTTACCAATTCGAGAGATTACTGGTGGGGTTGGTGCTGACTGCTGTGTGGTTTTGCACAGGATGCCAGGGCATCGAGTTGTTAGGTAGCTTGGCTGTGCTCGCCACCTTCTGCCACGCCCAAATAGGGGATAGAATGGCTGAGCGTCAAGCAGCTAGGGAGACTCCTGACGTTCATTGTTACGAATGGTCTAACCGGTACTATGTAATGAAGGAGGGCCTGTGGTTTGGGTATTTCGTCGTTCACCGTAATTGGGCAGCCCTTGTAGGGGTGGCTGTCTTCCTGGCTTACCCCTTATGGCGTGTGTGGTGGCGACGCCATTACCCTCTAGACCGCGTTTGATATTTCATTTGTATGCACATCCCTTTAGAGGCCCTCTCTAACTTTCGTTCTGGGCTTCTGGGAGATGTATTCAAATGAGTCAACAAATCCAATTCAAATCCGGTCAAGCAGTAAGGTATATCGCCACTCGTTCCTTCACTTTAGGGCTGCCGGGTAACCAGAGCTTCCCTATCACAAATGGGATGGAGTTGGATTATGACGGCACCTATGTGACGGCTAACGGACACCCTCCGATGTCGGTCCCGCAACTACGTGGGGCTGTGAAGCAGGGGTGGGTTGTCCCAGAAGCAGATTACGATTCAGAAGATCAGACATCTTCGATTCCGAGGTCGGCTGGCATTTCGATGCGTAACGCCGATGGTGGCAACCCGATGGACCCCCAGAAGCCCAGGGTTGCTGTGACAACAGTGGATGCCGAGGAGCGAGAGGTTGGGGATGTGCGTTCCCACGCTAAGGCAACCCGCGACCGCAATGCCACTCCCAGGGGTCAACGCCTGTCCTCTACTTTGATTGAGGACCAGGATGGCGTTCCTGTACGGAGCCTGTCTACGCCTACTCACCAGACCACGAATTTGGCCGATGGGTTTGGAGAGGCTGTTCGGGCAGCGGGGGCTGTAAAGGTCAGAGCCGGCCAAGGTCGGACTCGGGAGGACCTTCTGAACTCGATGACCAACGAAGAGCAGGAGACCTACCTGTCCGACATGGAGGCCCGCAGGACCTCCAGAGTAGAGCAGGAGGACCCTCAGGTTCTTCGTGAGCGTGCTCGCAATGAGGCCGCTCTAGCTCGTAGGGTGGTCGGTCAGGCCCCAGCCGTTCGGAACCAGGTCAAAGAAGGCTTCAACGTCACCAATACCGTCGGAAACGGGATTGAGACCGTGGACATGGGTGGTACCGGTGGGGCGGGCCCCGATCAGGTGGAGGTCACCGAGGTCGAGGGTATTCGCATCACCAACACCAATGGCCCGAAGCGTTCCGCCAAGGTGGCTGTGAACGCGGTGCCTGCCCAGACCCGGGTGGTTGCGACACTATCTGAAAGGCCCTCGAAGGCTTCATTCGATGCTCGCCGTATGGTTGCAAAGACTGTCTGTCCTGACTTCCCAGATCTGTACAACTTCGATGACACCGTTCGTAAGAAGGTGGCACGAGTTCAGGCGGACTTCGAAGAGCGCCCCGACATCATTCGAGCGATTTTTGCGGCTGAATCAGACGATATGAAGAACCGCCTCCTCGAAGAGTTCCCTGAGGCCTTTTCCGAGTAAGGCCGTGTCTATGGTTGTGGGTCGCATCTACCTAATCACCAACAAGGTGAACGGGAAGCAGTACGTTGGGCAGACGAAGAAGACCATCCAAAAACGTTGGAACAGCCATATGTGTCTAGCTAAGAAGGGCAGCTCTCTTGCCCTTCACAATGCCATCCGGAAGTACGGTAAAGACAAATTCACTCTAGAGTGCCTTGAGGAGGTGTCAGGGTCCCATGTCGATCTGATGGCCGCAGAAATACGTCAGATAGCCTTGCATTCATCTGTATACCCTTCAGGATATAATCTGACTCATGGTGGGGATGGTGTCGACTTCACCGTTCCCGAAATACGGGACAGAATGTTAGAGGCTGCTAAAAAAAAGAGCTTTAGACCCCAAATGGATAGAGGCTAATGCTGAAGCGGCCAGGAAACGAGCGGAAGACCCTGAATGGAAGATGGCTATAAGTGTTGCAGCTAGGAAACGAGCGGAAGACCCTGAATGGCAAGCGAATCAATTTGTGGGTGCTCAAAAACGTTCCGCAGACCCTGAATGGTACCCAGCTATACTTGAAGGGGCCAGGAAACGAGTAGAAGACCCCGAGTGGCGGGCGAATCAATCCGAGGGTGCTCGTAAACGTTCTGCTGACCCTGAATGGCCATCTAAAAATGCTGAATCTAGGCGGTTGGCTAATATAGCTTGTTCAGCTAAGGCTCTGGCCAAGGATGCCCTGTGTACCCCAGAAGAAACAGCCAAGCGTGTCCGGCTGAGAGAGAACTCTAGACGTAGTAAGACCAAAAAGCGATTGAGGGCCACGGAGACGGGCTGATTTCCCTAGTCCTCTTGTGCACGCCCTTCAACGAATACCTGCGAAGGGCGTGCATGGCGGATTACACAGACGGTTGTCTAGAGCGTACGGGCCAAGTCAAAACGGCCTCCGCTACCATTTACCTCGTTGAGGAGGTTGGCGACGCTCGTTTACGCTGTGATCAGCTCATACGTTACCTTGATGAGGCCGTGCAGCTCATTGAAAAGTCTGATAAAAAGGACCATTTCTTTGAGGTAGCCGGCCATCTGATCAAGGGGATCCCTGAAACAGCCTTCAAGCTGCAAAAGGCCCTACAGGCCGTTGCCCTGGCCACAGATCGTATCGATTACGAAGAACTCAAGCAAGAACTGCGACCTGAAAAGGTAGAAGAACTCGAACGGGTCCTACAAGATGTTAGGATTAGGCCCGTACCCCATCGTTCGGAGACACCAATGAACCCCAAGCAAGCCGCCAAAGCCCTTCGCGAACTAGTCCGTATTGCCAATACCGAGGGCAGTCTCCCTGTCTACGAGGTGGCTGAATTCCTGACCACATTGGATCCTCCTGGGGTGGTTGCTGCGATCGAGCGCAAGGCTGCGGACAAGCTGGAGAAGCTGGCAGAGATGCTTGAGGACCCGAATCAGGAGCCCCTCAGCCGCGTTCGTTTGGCAGCGGTCATTCGTAGGGTTGCCATGGAAGCCGTGATCGACGATGCAATTCGTCAGGCAAGCACCCCTCGTTTGACGCAAGACCACATGCAGTTGGCGGACGCTCAAGAGGTCAAGGATAAGTTCAAAGAGTCCAATCCAGACATCTCCGAAGAGTCTTTGAACGAGATTGCTGAGCAGTGGAAGAAGAACAAGGACGTGGTCAAGGACAAGGCCGCCGGATTTGACGACTTTCCGAGTGTGCCTGCCCTTTTTGAAAGCATCAAGGACAAGGCTATTGTAGCTGTTAGGGCGGCTAACTCGAAGCGTTGGCGCCAGGCTCTCCTCGACCTCTCTTTCATTGTCGATGACATTGGGACCATCCTTGTGCAGATGGGGGCAATGGATGTAAGTAAGAGTGAGGCATTAAAACGAGAAATCCGTAAGGTGATCCCCCATGCGGCCGAGTCCCTTGAGCAATCGGCTCCGATGATGATGGCTGCTTCTGAAGGTCCAGCCTGGGGTGTAGAAGCCACTGAAGAGAAGCGTACCAAGTTCGAGAAGGATAAGCCAGCTGACCCCACAGAGTCCATGTCCCCCAGCGATGCTGCGAAATGGAAGACTCAGACCGAGGAGAACAAGGACAACTTCAAGGCTGCTACGGACGGAGAAGACGCTGCCCGTCGTTCCCGTTTTGAGCAGGGCGTGTCGGCCGACCCCACCCAGAACATGGACCCAGAGGATGCCAAGAACTGGAAAGAAGAGCACGACAAGAACAAGGACAACTTCAAGGAAGCCAGTGGGGATGCTGTGGCAGCGGGCAAACTCACCACGCACCTCGAAGGCAAGAGCGGCCACACCATGTGTGGTGAGCAGTCGGATCCAAAAACGCTCGTGAAGTCTGTGAAGGACGCCTCTTGCTACTATTGCAAGCAGGCTTGGGAGAAGAAGCACTCCAAAGCTGCTGTCGACTGGAAAGCATGATTCCCATGAAGACCGCAGACTACGATCGCACCGCCCGGGGAGTCTCCGCTGACAAGCTCCTCAAGGATATGGAAGAGAGCGTCGAGAAAATGCTTGATGCTCGTGTCAGCATTCGAAATGTCCACTTGGCACTGGGCGAAGTCGCCAACGATGCCACGGGCACGATCTTCAAGGACACCTACAATGACCCAGAGTCACGTAAGGTATCCAAGACCTTGTACGATCTCGACTGGGCCATTGGCGAGGCCTTTCACGCTGTAGAGCATCTTGAGCGCGAACTCAAGAAGAAGCTGATCAAGTGAGTTCACACCCCCAAATAGCAGGCTGCGTCTACCTCGTCACCAATACGGTGAACGGGAAGCAGTACGTTGGGCAGACGAAAAAATCCATTAAACGTAGGTGGAGTCAGCACAGGTGCGCCGCTAAGAAGGGTGAATCTTCTGCCTTATACAATGCTATCCGGAAGTACGGAGCCGATAACTTCACTATAGAGCGCATCGAGGAAGTGGTCGGGATCCACGCTGATTTGGTGGCTGCTGAGATCAGACAAATAGCTAGTTACGATTGTGTAAGGCCTAATGGGTACAATCTGACCAGAGGCGGAGATGGGGTCGATTTCACTGTTCCTGAAGTCAAGGCCAAGATGGTTGAGGCGGCTAGGGTACGAGCCCAAGACCCAGAGTGGCTTAGAAAGACGACTGAAGCTTCTCGTAAGAGGTCCCTAGACCCCGATTGGATAAGAGCTAATGCTGAGGGGGCTCTTAACAGAGTCGTTGATCCGAAAGTCCAACGTGAGGGTATGATCAAGAGGTCCGAAAACCCCCAGTGGAAACAGGCCAATTCGGAGAATAACCGTCGAATGGCCCAAGACCCTGAATGGCAGGCAGCTCAACTTGAAGGTTCTAGGAAAAGGTCCGTTACTCCTGAATGGCAGACATTACGTGCAGAAGGCCTTCGTAAGTACAATGAAAGTCCAGAGGGTCGAGCGCAACAAGCGGAAGTAACCCGCAAGGCCTTGGAAAAAGATGCTTCGTGTACCCCACAAGAGGCGGCTAAACGTATTAGAGAACGGGAGTACATGAGGCGCAAAAGAGCTGCTCGAAAACTGGTGGATATCTCCCAATGACCTCCCCCTTAGTCTCTCGCCCCCTCTACGGATCCCCAAAGCCCAGCACGTCCTTGGCAGTAGCTGAACTCCCTAGTGGCGGTCATTTAGACAAGGGTATATCTCTTGACTCAGGGATCCCTGGAGAGTCAACTTTTGCCAAACCTCCTGATGATTTGCGTAAGGAAGACCCCAAGGATGAAAGTATCTATCGCGTAGAACAGCCTGGCGATTTGGGAAAGAGCCAAACTACTCCTGATCAAATAGATCATTCGGACGCCAAACCTAGTTTCAATGGACTCGGAAAACCTCCGGAAGGTACTAATGACAAGCCGAAATATCCTTACCGTGATGGTGTCCCCAACGCCCACAACGCCTCCTTTGTCGCCGAGCTGTGGAAGCTAGGCAGTGCTCATACCCAGACGCTGAGAGTGTCCCAGGGGGTAAAGCTGGCTGCCATCCCCGAAGAGATCCTCAATGGTCTAGACCCCGAATTCAAACACCGGGCTGCTCAATGTACCACGACCCTTAAAAGGGCGGATTTGGGCAACCTCAGGTGGATCTTTGCTGTGGATTGTGGGAACGGTCCCAAAGCGGTCAAGATCAGGGCTTCTCGCCCTGGGAATGTGAGGGCCTTCGGGAAGCTTGACCTTGAGCTATCCTGTTCCTGCCCTGGCTGGCAGTGGCTAGGCCCAGAGTTCCACGCCAAGTCCGAGGGTTACATGTTGAATCCCCAAGTGGGCACCGCGTCTACACCTGATATCCGAGACCCTGATCGAACGCATAAAGTGTGTAAGCACGTGGCCTCGGTCTTGAGCTTTACCAGAAGCTGGGAAATACCCAAACAGAAGGCCCAAAAGGCCATCAAAAAAGCAATGAAAATGAGGAAATGATGCCGACCTATACGTTCAAAACCAGTGATGGGACGATCCACACCAAGCGCCTGAGCTTCTCAGTTTACGAGGAGGTCAAGGCAGGCACCCAGACCTTAGTTGCTGACTCAGGGGAACCATTGGAACTAGTGTTCAATCCTGGGGAGGTGGGCTTCGTCATGAAGGACGGGGCCAGTGGGGGTTGGGCGTCGAAAACCGGGAAAGAGAAGAAGTACCGGGCAGAGCGGAATGTGGAGATGACACGCCGCGAAAAAGACCATGTTTTCAAGTCCAGATTGGTCCCTAATTACCAGGGTCAAGAGGCGCACTCATGGTCTGATGTCCAGGACCACGTCCGGACAACCAAGGGTGAATATTCAGCGAGCACTTATCAGCCGCTTGTTTCTAAGGAACGGAGCACATCCTAATGGCTAGAACCTATAGTATTATTCGGCGTAGAGTGGGCATTGTGGACTTACTCACCCCCAAATTAGTCGGAACACAGGGCTACCGCCTCTCCGCTGCGGCCAATTTCGATGGTTCCTTCACTGACCTTATGACGGCTCCGATCTCGTCAGGGTACCTGGACCCCTCAATCAATCCAGTGGTACTGAATGCCGTCAACAACATCAATGCCATTCGAATTGTCTTCAATCCTAACACCTTCACCGGAGCCGCCGGGATCGTAGATTCAGCACACTTTTGGCTGAAATTCACGCCAATCGATTTTGCTGGGACTCCGGGGACAGCCAGTGCCGCCGGGCTAGTGGTCACGGATAGTGAGCACTATGGCAACAGCAGGGTAGTGATTTCAGGGACGGCCCCTCAGGGGGCTGCCTTGGCCAATTCCCAGCAATTGGACCTCCCTTTCACGACCCAGGACCTCTACATCAAGAATGAAGAGGCCACTGGTGGGCATAATCTGTACATAGCTGCTCTTGCGGGTGG